TACCGCAGTAGAGTTTGACACATACTCAGAAGCCAAGGCTTACGTAGATGAGCATAACTTGGTGTATAAGGAACCAAAGTATGGGGAGTAAATCAAATAGATAAAGAAGAAGGGAGTGTTGTTTAGCACTCCCTTTTCTTATATTCATTCTTTATGTTTTCTGTTTCTATTTAACTTAGGTAAACTATCATCATCTACTGTACCAGGCAGTTTAATCACCAAGCATTTATTTTCTGATTCTTCCTTTAAGTAAGTATAGCTCATTCCAAGAATCATAAAATCAGAAATTAATAGAAATATACCCATAAGGATATAATCAGAAAATTGTGGTTCTTTAATGACAACCAAAGTTGCAAATGCAACATCAAAGATGATGCAAACAAGTACCCCTATAGAATAAACTTTAATTTTCTTCTTCATAAGTTTGAATATTTTTGTTGCAAAGATAACTAATTATTTCGGCTCGTCTCTATCAATTAACATTATTAACACTTGAAACGTCAAAGAACTTCTCGCACAAGCTCCCCATCATATAACATGGTTCCTCGCTCATCATATCTATTCCATCCTGCTCACAGATATATAAAGAAAGTGGAAGGCAAAAAAGCCTCCCACTTATTATTTTATCTACAATCTTCAATAGTTCTAATCCAAGCCTCTACATCATTTACAGATGTTCCAATAGCATCTACTTCAACATTCTTATCTTTTAAGAATTTCTCAAGCTCTGCTATTTTCTTAGGAGCATTTCTCCACTTGTTTCTTACAAGTTTCATAACTCTCAACATATATTTCTTATCCTTAATAAGATCAGAGAATTTCTGAGTTGCAGCTTTATGTTCATCACTATTGAGTGATTCTGAACTAGTATGAGTATAGTCATCTTTATTACTTGTCTTCTCTATAGTAGGGGAAGTCTTCTTCTCATCAGCAGATTCTTCAGTAATAGGAGAAGTACTTTGAGTATCCGCTTGAATTAATTCTCCTGTGTTAGGATCTACAGAAAGTGTATCTTCACCTAAATCAACTTCTTCAGCTTCACCTACTTCTTTAATAACTTCTTCAGCTTTCTGCTCTCTAAGTTTTTTAGACTCTTCCTCATTAATTTTTTCAATGAGTTCTCCTGCCTGTTCCTCTGAAGATTCCTTAACTTCTTTGGTGTTTCTATTAACCTTAATGGCTCTTGGGTTTTCTCCTTCATTAAGAATAAAGTAATCCCATACACCTTTAGTCATAGAAGGGGATAGCCGATTATCAAAAATCATTTTGTTATACCTAAGTTGCTTAAGAGTAGCTTCATCTGTTACTATCTCCCCATTGAGAGAAAAGACGCCATTCACTTCTCTATAATACTGATGCTTAAAGATTACCTGACTCTTATCTCCATTTTTGAAATCACTATTATTATCACTTCTAGGTATATCATTGATAGGAGATTCTGGTTTTATCATCTTACCATCCCCATCCAAGCCAAAGATACTATATGAACTACCTACTGTACCAAAGAGTGCTGCATCTGTCATTAATGCTCCAGCTTCATCATATTCCATAAGGGTAGGAATGTCTCTTAATACTGATGCTGTGATGTTAATTCTAGGATTTATATCCTGGATATTCTGCATAAACTCTGCTCTATCAAAGTTGCCATTAAGAACAAAAGTCTTCTGTACTTTACCATCATGTACCAAAGATATTTCATTCCTATTCTTTCTAAGCAAGATAGTATCTCCTTCTTTATCAAAGTAGAAAATCTTACTTAGTCCAATAACAGCATTAAGTCTTGTCTTATAGTTAGGAGAAGTTACTTCCTGTAAAAGAGTATTTATTTTATCCTTCAAGGAACCATCTCTCATCTCATTATACTTTAAGACTTTCAAATATGAAGGGACCATCTTGCCATTGCTAGCAGGCATCAATATAAAAGCACTACCTAAGTTACCCAGTGGGTCTCTAGGAATCATTACTTTATCAAGTGATGTTCCTACAACTAAGAACTTACTTCTTTCTTGAATACCCCATGCTACAGAATCCAAGTCATAGTGCATAGGATTTCTAGCATTATTAGATAGTAATTCTCTAACACTTCTAAACTCAGCGTTACTGTCATTCTCTGCCTGTCTAACTATGTATCCAGGAATCAATGATGCAGGTACAATCTCTGTACTAAGGTTCTCATTTACATAGAATCTTTCACTAGGATGGGCATCAAAGAATTGCTTTCTCTGCTTCTTTAAGTTCAATCCTCCAGATATATAAGGATTCCAAAGCATATCATAAAGAGCTAGCTTACTAGCATTTCTATTACCATAGCCAGCAGTACCTATAATCAAATACTTCTTACCATTACTCTCAATAACACCACCATTTGCATCATCATGGATTGTGGTAATACCCTTGTTGATACTGTTATCATAGTCAAGTACAAGCATTAAATGACTCTGCATAGCTACATCATTAGTAGCATTACGCTCTGGCTTGACAGCCATAAACTTAACTTTGGCATTAGGATTTCTTCTGATGATTCTAGCTAACTCATGGTCTATGATATTCTGTAGCTTAACACCTGCTGCATTCATCCAAGCATAATACTGATTCATATTATCATTGGTTTCAGAGCCTTTCTTTCTCTCAATTATACCATCATTCTGTAATGCTGTAGGATTATATTCACTCATTGCATTACCACTCAGAGTCGTAACGCTGGTGTCTATGTTGTGTTGACCAGTACCATTAAGCTCTGCTGCATCTACATTATCATCAGATGAATGTACTTCCTTATTGGTAGAAGTTGTATCTTCCAACTGCTCATCAATAGTTTCAGACTTACCTTGGACACTATCACCATTATCAATAAGGTTCTTGTTACCAGTGTCAATGCCCTTAGCAGCAAGGTCAGCCTCATTAGCTGCTTGTTGTCTCTCTATTGCCTGATTTATGTTGAAATCCTTCTTTACCTTCACTTCTGTACTTTCTTTGTCACCTGCAAAGTTACCAATAAAATACCAATCTCCATCTATTTTCTCTAAGGAATCTGCAATAAATGGTGTATTTTTCTTGTTTCTTTGTTCATCCTTGACAGTTTCATACTCATCAGGAGTGATTTCTATAGAAGTATCTTTACCATCTACCTTGAAGGTAATACTATTATCTTCCTTGGTAACAAGTAATCTTCCTTTTTGGGGGTTGTCAGTAGTACCATACCACATATCACCCATATCAATGCTACCATTACCAAAGTTATCTTTCATCAAAGAACCAGCATTTAAGACACTATTATCTGTTTGCTGTAAATCCTCATCTTCAACAACCTGTGTTGTAGGCTCTGATTCCTCTGAGTTACCAAACAAGTCTACATCTTCTTCATTACCAAGATACTCTATATTATCTGTAGAACTTTGACTTACTTTCTTTTCTGCAGCAGCATTTGTTTCAGCTTCAACCTTCTTAGCTTCCTCTTCTTTCTTTCTCTTTTCTTCTGCTTCCCTAGTCTTTCTCTGTTTTCTATTCTCTAAGGTCGTAGCATCTCTTTGATAACCTAGGCTTTCAAGACCATTGAGGACATAATCTAAACTACTGGTAGCATCTGGGTTATTAACATCATCAATAACCTTTTCAAGACTAGCCAATATTTCTGCTTTATTATTGGAGTTCTCCACTATAGTATCAATATTCTTAAGAGTATTTTCTTTCCAAGCATTATCTCTATCTGATTGAGAAATCACAGCCATAATATCATCTACAGTCTTTCCCCATTCCTTAGCATCTGCTACCTGTTGCTGATATTGAGGAAGCAATGTATCTTCGTCTATAGTATCAAGAAGGGTAGAGTTAAGCTTTCTAAGTGTCTTAAAAACAAACTGATTTTTAGCTTCATCACTAATATCTGCATGACCTTTTATACCTTCATCAAACTCATTGATATAGTCTACTATGGTCTCTGCATTTCTCTGATTAATCAGTTTATATGCAGCTTCAGCAGCCTGTGCTCTTTGGGCTTCTAGCTCTACAGCAGCAGCTTCTGGATTCCTAGCCATTCTACTATAGGCATCTTGATTAGCATCTATCCTTTGAGTTAGTAAAGCAATATCCTGTACTTTCTGAAGAGCATCAGCATCTTTCATAAGAAGTCTCTTTTCTAACTTCTCAATCTCTCTTTGTTGCTCTTTACTATACAAATCTCTGTTCTCAGACTTCATCATTCTAGCTCTGGTTACAGGATCTAAAGTGAAGATTTCATCAGCAGTAAGTATCTTATTCTTATCCTCTTTATGATTATCACTTTCAAGATAGTCTATACCAGCTTGAAGATCCTTACCTTTGGTAGAAGTTTTAAATATTAAATCTTCCAGATAACTTTCCTGTTCTCTAGATGCATCAAGTTTTGCCTTTGCTTCTTTTTTCTTATTCTGTGCATCAAGGATAGCATCACTATTACCTTCACTTCTAGCAGTATCCTCCTCATCAATAGATTTAGTATACTCTTTATAAAGGGATTCTGTCTTCTTATTTTGTTCTTCAAGTTCCTTCTCTATTTCAGCTTTCTGCTTATCATAGACCTTTATTAAAGATTGAGCATTCTTTATACCACCAACAGCAGCTATAGTAACTGCAGAACCACCAAGAATATATTCAGGTGAAGAATCACTAATTTCAGATTGCATCTTTTCCTTTCTTTCTTTCCAGTGGTCATTGAGAGCCCGCTGAACTTTCATCTTAGTTCTTACCTCTGGAGATATAGTAACACCATAATTCTTCTCTATCTTCTGAATCTCATCTTCTGCCTTATTAAAGGCTTCTGTAGCCTTCTGTAATTTCTGAGCATTCTGAGCAATTTCATATAAAGCTTTCTGAGAAGTATATTCATCCTGCTCTATCTCTGGGTGAGAAGCATAATATTGAGAGAGGAGATTGGAAATCTCTTCTTCACTAAATGGATTCTTACCTTCCTCAAGGTTAAGTTGAGAAGCTTTTTCAATCAATGTTTTAGCATTCTGCACAACAGAAGACATAGTAGTTGGATCATTGGAATCTTCACCTAACTTATCTAAAGTATTGACTGCATGAAGAGCTTTGATAAAATCCATAGTCTTCTGATCTCCTAAGCTCTCCACATTTTCTGAGGCAATATTAGAAGCTATCAAGTGCTCAATGTCTACAAAGTCATTATATTCATCCAAGAGATTATTTACATAATCAGCATGACTTCTTAAATCTCTTTCTGCCTGTTTCTTGCCATAGTAGGTATTAAATACACCATTCTGAATGAAATAGTTCATCTGTCCTCTCCAGTCATTCCATTTGCCAAGGTCTTTATACTTGACAGAACCATCTTCATTCTTCAAAGGATTACCATTTTCATCTCTTTCTATCTCACGTCTAAAGTTATTCTTATAAGCTTCTCTACCTTCCTTTGTAGCTAATCTTGCAAGGTTAGCAAAGTTTGGAGTGAAGTTTACTATACTACCTAAGGCACCCACAGTACCAGCATTCCATGTAGTCTCCTGACCCATAGAATCCTTTAAACCTTTTATGTAAGAGTATATACCATCTGCAAAACCATAGGTATTAGCTAGTGCTTCACCATTCTGATAGGAATGAAGATACTTGTTAAAACTATCCTCATTGATTCTTTCAGCAGCATCTACTTGCATATCATCAGTACCATTTGTCCAGAATCCACCCCAAGCCTGAGAGCCTAATGTTTTACCAAACTCCTTCCATTTATCTGCTCTAGTAAGGAATTTACTTGCATCAGTAGTCAATCTCTTTTTACCTTCTGCTGTAGTTATCTCCTTTAATCCTTTAAGAGTAGTTGACATTTTCTTTGATAATCCAGCAGGATTGGTATAGAGGAATTTTCTATAACCCATAGTATTGACAAAGCCATACTTGATAGCTTCTGGCCAGAAAGTATTAAATGCTGCATCTCCTGCACCATCAATAGCTTTCTGCTGCAAGTTAGCATATTCCTTGGAAGACATTCTTTCCTTAACTCTATTTTGAACTAATTCTCCAAGAACTGCTTCCTGAGCTTTAGCATGAAGCATCTTATCAAGTGCTTTCTCATCAGCAATCTTCATACCTCCATCTCTACGTATCTGGGAAATATATTCTGCCTTTAAGCCAGCTGCTCTAGCCTTGATAAGTCTATCAACACTTGCTTTATAATTCTTATCAGTATGATACTGATTATAAATATCATTTCTACTAGCAGTCATTGCAGCTTCTTCTGCATTAGCTAGATTCTGCTGAAGTGTTTCCTGGAAAGTACCTCTATTATAAGCATAGGCAATACCCAAGGCACCTGCTGTTCCCTGAGCAACCTGACCTGCTTTAGTCTCTGCTGTAAGTAACTTACCTGTGGTATCCAAGACTTTACCAAAGCCTCTAGCCAATTTACCTACTTTACTGGCAGTACTCAATGCCTTACCTACAGTACCAATACCAAAAGGAATAGCCTGTGCAGCAGCATCTGCCAGACCAAAAGACATCATTTTAAATGACTCATACCAAAGGTCACTATCTTCATTAGGATTATAAGCTACCTTATAAGGACTGCTTCCAATCTTCTCATATTGCTTCTGTTCATTTTCATCAAGAGTTCCAAACTGTTCAGCTCTAGTCCAGTACTGAGGATTAAGTGTCATCCAGTCAATACCAAATGCTCCCTTAATATCACTACCATCAGGATTCTTTCCCATATTATGAAGGGTAGTATAATCTACTTGCATCTTATGAACAGAGTGAAGTGTACCTTCACTATCTTTATAATGAAGACCTCCCTGTTTATCTCTTATTACTTTAGTCTTGTTGGGATCAAGAACATTACCTTTATCATCTACCATTACAATAGGCTTTTCAGCATAAGCATCCTGACCTGCTCTATATAATTCTGCAATACCATTCAATTTATCAGCAGAATAACTCATGGCAGAAATACCTACATCTTTAGCAAATAAACCAAATTTTTTAAGGCTATCTTGGTGCTCTTTGATATATCTCTTAGCTTCATTATTTAAAGCTGTAGCTGCCATATCAGGTGACATATTAGCTTCATATACTTTCTTTTTTGCAAGTATCTGACGCATATCATCAATGCTAAAGTTCTTCATTTCTGAAGTAACCTGATTTTCAGAGCCATTACCATAGTGAGAAGCAAACTCAGATATACCCATATTGGATATACCATTTTTATCTTTATAACTTCCAGGAGTAATAGCCTGTACAAAAGCTTCCTTTACCTGCTTATCACTAAGTCCTGTAATATATGGGTCATTAAGATAAGTCTGGGATACCTGAGTACCTAAGTTCTTGGCATGGTTATCTATATCATCATTATAGATATTCTGAAGAATCTTATTATTCGCTTCTTTCTTGATTCTTTTAAGAGCTTCATTATCTAATTCATTGTTGTCATTATCTATATTAGTGTAGAGACCTCCAGTAACATTCATAGATTGGGCTGCATTCTTTAAAAAGCCAGAGAATCCTTTGTTGGTAGCTTCCTTATATTTAGCATACTTATTAATATCTTTCTGCCATGCATTTTCAAACTCTGAAGGAGTGAGATAGTTGCTCTCCATCAGTTTAAGTTTAGCATCAGTTGAGAGCTGATTATATTTTTCAAAATCAGCTCCTAAACCCTTATTGTTGTTTCTTGTACCATCAGCATTAATAGGACTATATAACTTTGCAAATTCAGTATTGACAATATCATCCTTATATAAGGTATTACGCATATCTATATCTGGTATGGCTTTGAATTTTTCAATACCATACTTATCAATGAACTGCTTGTTGGAATAGAGATTATTGATATATACAGGATCATAACCATGTTGTGAAATCAAATCTCTATTCTTATTTATAAAACTATCATACTGGGCTTTTGAAAGACTTCCTAGTCCCTGTAAGCCTCGTAATCCTTGTGGTCTGTTTATTGGCATAACTTCTATATTTTAATTTTATTTGCAAATTTAATGAATTACTAAGATGTACTTTCCTCTTTTATGATGATTATTATTCAAACTAATGAACTTACTGAGTAGTTTAGATTCATTTTCTTTTTATGTAAAAGGATATATTACTTTCAGATTAAAACTTTTACCCTATATATTCTACATAAATGTATCAATTTGATAGTATTTATAAAGTTTAACTGAAATAGTTTGCTCAAAATGAAGATTATTGTGTAGAAAAGATTAAATTTGCATCATCTAAGAATAAGAATAAATAGAAACTAAACAAGAAAAGGAGACTTTAGAATGAAAGAAAGTAAAAATGGCAGTAGTATGCCTACTGCAAGTGAAAGAACAATTTGGACATTCTATCAATGGGCTGTTGTATTTGCACCTATTGTATTGATGCTTTCTCACTGGTACATATTCTATGTATTCAGTCAGAATAACTGTGAGCTACTGCATTATTCACCAGCTAATGAAGTATGTATAGCTTGGATTTATACTATATTATATCTGTATGTACCTATTATGTTAGTACCTGCTAGTTACTTTTTTAGATGGTGTAATCTCTTTAGAGTTCCATTTATCTATTTTATCTTCATTAATGTAGAGAGAATATACTATGGCTCTTGGTTCTGTACCAATGAAATGGTAGATACTCATTATATCCTTATCTACTGTATCATTTGTATTTATGTCATGGAACTGGTCAGTTTAGTTCTTAAGTACCAGAAGAATATTAGTAGAGGTATTAAACTTTTTTTGCTTCATCTCTTAAGAAGAACAAAAAGAATGTTTGCTAGTAGCCCTACTAGTGATAATACGTGTGATGAGATTATTAATATAATTGAAAAGAAGCAATCATAATGGATTTAAGAGAACAGTTTTTATGCAGTGCCTTAGATAGATTTAAGGAAATGATTACCAATGGTGACTGCTCCAAGGCAGACATTGCTTATTTTTCTAATCTGTCTAAGTATGAATTAGATAGAAGAGGTGCTACTGTAGATAAGAAAGGATGGCTTACAAAGATAGAAGCTAGCCAAGAACTTGGAGTTAGTACCTCTACTTTTGATAGAATGATTCTTAAAGGTGTTCTGCCTAGAGGGAAGAAAATAGTTCACCAAAAGAATTTAGTGTGGAAATATGATGATATTGAGCAATTAAAACGTATGATGTTGCTCAATGTAAAGAACTGATATATACTATATTAAATGTAGAGCTTGAGCAACGTTTGTTGTTCAGGCTTTTTTGTTATATCTTTGCCTCAGTAATCGATTACAAAGTGTTTTAAATCTAATAGTTAATTGTTAAATCAGATTGTATCATGGATATGACAAATGAGAAAGTAGTAGAGAAGAAAGTCTACGAAAACAAGAAGGATGAATATGCATCTAAAGGTGTTGCAGGAACTGCCCTTGGTTTGGGTATAGCTGGCACTGCTCTTGGTGTATTGCCTTGGCTTACTGGTAATGGTGGCCGCAGTATCTTTGGTTCACTTGGTAATGGTATGCCAGATAATGTGAATATCAATACCTATGGTGGTATGACTGCAAGTAATACTGCTCCTACAGCCCTTGAGGTAATGCAGAAAGAGTGCTCTGATGAGGTGAAGTTGATTACTGATATGTTCACCTTGAAGTTGAACACTCAGCAGCAGATGTATGACCATCGAGATACTGACATCAATGAGAAGTTCAGTATGTGGAAGGGCTTTGTAAGTGCATTGGATGCAGAGAACAGAAGAAGTATGGAGGCAGAGTTTGGTCTTTATAAGTCTCAGAGGGATGCTAATGATCACTTGAAGGATGCTATGGTAGAGCAGGGATTCTCCCTTTACAAGAGTCAGCGTGATGGCTTTGATGCTCTTAATGAGAAGTATGCAGCAAAGTTCAATGAGCTTGATAAGGAAGTAGCAGTATTGAAGGCTATCCGTCCATATCAGGATAAGCTGTTGATGGATTATACTGATAAGAAGACCTGCACCTGCATTAGAGGTCAGCTTGTATTGCCTAATACTCCTGTAGTCAATGGCTATGGAAGCTATAACGGCTGCAATTGTGTGAGTAGTGCAACTCCCACCACTGGTGCCTAAGCAGAAAGCTTCTAGGAAAAGAACAAAGAGAAAATAAGATTGGTAGGAGATATTACATAAGGTATATCTCCTCCTTTCTAAATTAAGTATCAATTTTAAATAGATGTTAGTATGAATTTTGCAGCAGACCCTATATTAGGAGGACAACAAAGTCAGCAGGACACACTCAGTCAGATGAATGAGTGGGCACAGAAATTTGCAGAGTTACAGAAGCAGAAAGGTAATTTCAATATGCAACCTCAGCAATCAAAGACTCCTACATGGGATGAGATAGATAAGATAATGGATGGTCTTACTGAATCACAGAAAAGCTATCTTAATCAAAATCAAGACTTTGTAGAGAGTTACCAAGATGTAGCCAATATTCTTCAGAGAGAAGAACTTAGGATAATAAGACCTCTTGTTGAGCAGACAAAGGATGGTAAGGAAGCTTTGGACAAACATCTGGCACTTATCAAGAAGTTAAAGAAGAATGCTTTACAGGAAGAAGATAAAAATATGGCTTTGTGGAAAGACTATATAACAAATCATAGTGATAAGACATGGCAGGAATATCTTGAACTTGTCAAGAAAGGAGGCTCCAAATGAATATACCTACACTTAAAGAAAAAATGCTTAGTAGCCTAGATACCTGGCTTAAAGGACGTGTTGATGAAATGGTAAGTGATAATCCAGCTTTATCTCTACCTTCTGTTTATATTAAACGTGGATGCCATAACATTCTTAACAAATATGAGGGAAAGATAAGTCAGAGTATAGATAATGCAGCCTTATTTCTTGCAGATGAGAATGGAGATATCAATACCAATACATTGTTTGCTGATGCAATGGAAATCTTTAAAGGACTTGAAGACAATACTTTTGATATAGGACTGGTTCAAGGTGTAGTAGGTAAGGGAAGAATTTCCATAACCTTACCAGATAACATTTTTACTAACATCATATTTGGTAATAAGAAAACTATCACATTCAATGAAAATGACTTTTTGGAATTGAAGTCTTTGTTTGTTGAATAATAAATACTTAGAGATATGGAACAAAAGGAACTAATGAATATGTTTGATAAGCTCTATACCAAGATGAGTGCATCCAGTGACACTAGTAATATGCATGTCTTTGGTAATACTATGAAAAGCATGTTTAAAGATATGATAGAATGGAGACCAGATGTTGCTCAGGAATATCTTGATAAACTGGAAGCTATCAACTGGAAGAACTACTTGTCCAAGAAGGAAGCTGTAACCATAGTAAATGGTATGGAACCTTCAGGAGGTTGGGATGTTTCTGAATGGGAGAGATGTATGGAGAATTTAGATTTCCGTACAGAGGATTCACCTTATTATAATAAGTGGGCTATGTATGTTGCAATGAATATGATTTACTCAGATAGTGCAAGTACTATTGCTAAGATTGCAGGTAAGAGTCTTTCTGAAATGCCTAGAGAGGAAATGTTTAAGGCAATACATTGTCTTGCTTTAGATAAATTGAAAGATAAAGATGGTATGTTTGATATACGAGCATACTTTCATGTATAAAGATATTACATCATAAGATTTACTGTTTGTGTTAAGGAGGAGATTCTACAAAGAGTCTTCTCCTTTTTATATTATATTAGTCAGTTGATTTAGATTGAATTAGGGAAAATGTTAGATACCTTATATTGATTACTTCTTTTGTTATCTTTGCAAATAAAGAAAATAAAGAAATATAAATATGGCATGTAACGCAATAGGTGGATTCCCATCACAACAGATTACCCCTGTAAAAAGAACAGATTGGGTAAGTAAATGTAAAAATAAAGATTTGGATATTAAAGAAAATCCTGATAAACAGAGAAAATATGATAATCATATTTTCTTAGTATACTTACATATTAACAAAATTAATGGTCATGTTTATGTAGGAATAACTCATCATATAAATCCTAATAAAAGATGGGGATATTCTGGACAGAAATATAACCATTGTAGAAAATTTCAGAATGCAATTAAAAAATATGGGTGGAATAATTTTGAACATATAATTCTTTGTAGAACTTCTAAAGAGATAGCGATTGTTTGGGAAAGGACACTAATCTCTCATTATAAAAGATTAGGTATTAGTTATAATCTTGCAGATGGAGGAGAGGGTTCACAAGCTATTTCATTGGAAACTAAAGAACTTTTACACAAAATAAAAAGTTCTAATCCTCCAATGTTAGGTAAGCATCATACTCCAGAAGCTAAGGCTATGATAGCAGAAGCTGGTAGAAAAAGAGTCATGAAAGAATCTACAAAAGAGTTATTAAGAGAAAAAGTCTGGTCTAAAATGAATAATATTCATAAATATGTTACAGAAGAAGGTCGAAAGAGAATTTCTAAAAGTCTTTCTATACCTGTAATACAAATGGATTTAGATGGAAATATCTTAAGAGAGTTCTCTTCAGGAATGGAAGCAGAAAAACTGTATAAGAAAAATAAAAGGCAAAATCATATATCAGATGTATGTAATGGTAAAAGAAAAACAGCGTATGGATTTAAATGGAAATATAAAGAAGAAAGGAGAGCTGTATGAGTTATAATGTTATAGGTGGTTTTCCTTCACAGCAGTTACCTTTTTCTAAAAAAGGGAAGAAATTTAGAAAAGCTTGTGTAGATTTTGGAGACAATCATAGTTTACTTCATTATCATTTGACCAGAAAGTCTGTTGCTGCAATGAAGATAAACAAAGACTTGATTAATGGTCAGATACACATGAGTGACTTAAAGTTATTCCTTAATCCTTATAGTATTGATGCATCCTTCATTCCAGACAACATACAGCATTATCCAATCATTAACTCTAAGTTATCAGTACTTAGAGGTGAAGAGTCTAGAAGGCTATTTGATTTCAGAGTAGTAGTTACCAATCCTACTGCTGTATCAGAGATGGAAGAGGAGAAGAATAATCAGGTAAATATGATGCTTCAGCAGTTAATGATGGACGACTCTATGAATGAAGAAGAGTTTAATCAGGAACTACAGAAGCAGTCTGGTTACTTTACCTATGAGTATCAGGATAAGAGAGAAGTAAGAGGTAATCTACTGCTTAATCATTATATGAAGGAACTTGATATTCCTCAGCTCTTTAATGAGGGTTTTGTAGATGCTTATACTCATGGTGAAGAAGCATATCTCTGTGATATAGTTGGTGGAGAACCTTATATAGAAAAGATTGACCCTTTAAAGATGAGAGTCATTAAGTCTGGCTATTCTAATAAGATTGAGGATGCTGATATGATAGTCTTGGAAGATTATTGGAACCCAGGCAGAATCATTGATACTTACTATGACCAATTATCCAAGAAGGATATAGAAGCATTGGAGACTACTCCTAATAATATGAATGGTAACTATACTGATTCCTTGGATAACATTGATGCTAGGTATGGTTTTGTACCTAATATCAATATAGATACTACAGCTGGTGATGCTGTATTCAATCCTCTTAGTCTGTTTGATGATACTATTGATACCACATACTTACCTTATGATATGAATGGCAATATCAGAGTATTGAGGGTATATTGGAAATCAAGGAGACAGATAAAGAAAGTAAAGAGTTATGACCCAGAGACTGGGGAGGAAGAGTTTAACTTCTATCCTGAGACTTACCATTGCGACCCTTTAAAGGGTGAGGAGGAACAGACCTTCTGGGTTAATGAAGCATGGGAAGGTACTAAGATAGGTAATGATATTTATGTAAACATGAGACCTAGACCTATTCAGTATAATAGACTGAGTAATCCTTCAAGATGTCACTTTGGTATTATTGGCAGTATCTATAGTACTAATGGTGATGTTCCTTTTTCTCTTGTAGATATAATGAAGCCTTATTCCTACTTCTATGACATTATTCATGATAAGCTTATTAAGCTTCTTTCCAAGAACTTTGGTAAGATTGTAAGGATGGACTTTGCTAAAGTACCTAAAGGATGGGATGTGGATAAGTGGCTCTATTATATTAATGTGAATAACATTGCAGTAGAGGATAGCTTTAAGGAAGGTAATATCGGTGTAGCTACTGGTAAGCTTGCTGGTGCTATGAATAATGCTTCCTCTGGTGTTATTGATGCTTCCTTGGGCAATGAAATTCAGCAGTATATTAGTCTTTTGGAATGGATTACCAATAAGGTTGGTGAAATGGCAGGCATCTCTAAACAGAGAGAAGGTCAGATTTCCAATAGAGAAACTGTTGGTGGAGTAGAGAGAGCTACCTTGCAATCTTCTATGATTACTGAGACTTTGTTTAATGTTCATGATAGCATAAAGAAGAGAGTACTTGAATGTTTTCTTGAAACAGCCAAGATTGCCCTTAGAGGCAGAAAGAAGAAGTTTGATTACATTCTTGATGATGGAAGTAAGAAACTGATGGAGATAGATGGTGATGAGTTTGCTGAGTGTGACTATGGTCTAGTAGTAGATAATAGCAATGGTACTCAGGAACTTAATCAGAAACTTGATACCTTGGCTCAGGCAGCTCTTCAGAATCAGACTCTTGACTTCTCTACTATTATGAAGATATATACCACCAAGAGTACTGCTGAGAAGACTAGGATGGTTGAGAATAATGAGAAGCAAAGGAGAGAAGAAGCTATGCAGCAACAACAGCAGCAACTTCAGATGCAGCAGGCTCAGCTACAGCAACAGGCTCAGCAAGCACAAGCTGAACAGGAGCTTAAATATAGAATGTTCCAGGAAGAAATGGAGAATAACTTGTTAGTTGCTCAAATTAATAGTAAGGCAGAAGCTGATAGATTACAGTTAATGGGTGGTGTTGATGCAATGACTATGGAACAGAAACTTAGTCTTGAAAGAGATAAACTCTCAGAGAATGCTAGACAGTTTAATGAGAAGCTTGCCCTTGATAAAAAGACACAAGCTGATGATGCCAGACTTAAAGAGCAGCAGATTAAAGCATCTGTCAAGAGGAGTACAAGTAAGAAGTAGAAGTGTATAACATATAAAGAGTAAAAGTAATGAAGTTAATAACTATAGAATCTTTTCAGTTGAAAGTAGCTGATGAAGCTTTACTTATAAAGCCTATAAGAAAGCTATTTAACCAAGACAGAAGTGCATCCAAGGAGCAGTTCTATAAACAGATGTCCTATCTCTATTTTATGGTAGATCCAAGAAGTACTTACTCTTATATCCTCAATGAAGAAGAGAGAGCTAGGGCTATTATAGAGCAGGAAGGATTGGAGAAGGATTTTAAACCATCTCCTTTATTGCAGGAAGCTATGACAGTATATAAGAAGCATACAGTAACTCCTTCACAGGAGTTGCTTAATGCTGCTTTAAAGGCTGCACATACAGTAAGTGAGTTCTTGGTGAAGGATGATATTTTAGATATAGTAGATAAGAATGGTAGACCTAAATATCAAATCTCTTCCATTACCTCTGCATTGAAGAATGTAGAAGGTATTGTATCTTCTCTACAGAATCTACAGAGAAAGGTAGAGAGTGAACTTAATGAACAAAGTAAGGCTAGAGGTAGCCAGGAGTTAACAATTTTAGATGAGGTAGATTAGTATGAAAGCAAATATTCGGTCTGGAGTAATTGATTTAGAGATATTTCATTCAGAAGTTATATTTATTATAACCAACTCCAAAGATTATCTTAATCAAGAGATAGTTAAAGTTTTATCGGAAGATTTAGGAATGAAGGACAAATATGCTAATGAGTTTTCTGCAGAGATTAGAAAATCTCTTGATGAAGATGAAGTTCTTCCACCTGGACAGTTATTGGATGTCCCATGCTCTACAGGTGGTAGAGATTTCTTTTTAATCTTTAGAGGAACTCCAAAGTCCTTAGACACAGGAGTTATTATTCATGAATTACATCATGCTGTTACTGCTGTTTGTAAGGAGAGAGGAATAAAAGATGAAGAGGCAGAATCTTATATGCAAGAATATCTATATAGGCGTTTGAAGCATCAACTTGCTAATTTCTATAAGTCTAAGAAATCTTAAAAGAAAGTATAAAGTATAGTTGTATAAGAATATTTATAGTATCTTTGCATAAAAATTTGAGTTATGAAGAAGTTAGTATATTTATCTATGATAATGTTTCTTGGTGTAGGATGTTCTCACCAAGGAACTTCCAGTAATGATAATAGTGATACTGTATGTATTGCTCCTGATAGTGTATGGGATTATTCTGGATTACCAAACTATGATTCTATAGAAAAAGAAATTAGAGCTGATGCTTATAATTGGTATGGAGATAGTGATGCTACAGAGTTGCCTGACAGTATATTAGCAAGGAAAGATTCTATAGAACGATTAAGAGAGTAAAATTATGCCAGTAAAAGATGATTCATTAGTAGCTCAATATATACGAGCAATAGAAAATCCAGATAGTACTGGATATAGAAATGGTAGATGGTATAAACCTACAGAAAAAGGTTATGACCCTAATAATAGAGGGTTTGGTGTAGATATAGTTAAAAATGATGCTGCTTTTAATGTAGCCAAGAATAGGATAGGTAATTGGCTGTCTGAGGAAGAAGAAAGAAATCTTAGACAAAATCATCTTAATTATGTTGAAGATAGACTTAATAAGAAAACAGCTAACTCCTACATTACCAGAATCCCAATTTCAGATGAAAAGAAAGCAATGGCTCTTGGTATGTTGTATAGGGGTGATGGTATTAAAAGTATAGTCAAAAATCCTGCTATAAGAGATGCTTATTACTCTGGTTCCAATGAAGATATGCAGAAAGCAGTATCTGATTTCTATCAAAAGAAATTACCTTCTAGATCTAAAAATCATAATAAGTTCTTTAATTCTAGAAGACAGAGTACTTATAACCCTTCTAGGTTTGAGTCTCCTCAGTTTGTGCCTAAGTATAAGTTCTATGATGAAGGGGGATACCTTGATAACACTTGGGATAGCCTATCTATGGCAGATAAAGCTGAGATGATTAGTGTAGCAGTTGATAATGGTATTACTACCTTACCAGAGATTAGGAGTGCTTATAACGAGTTTGCCAAAGGTGGCTATATACCATCTGCAAGTATTAAGAAGAGAATCTCTAATTGGGAAGGTTCTTCTATGAAAACCAACAGAAGCTTTGAAGCTGAAGCAAAGGACTTTAATCGTGTAATTCCTGAAGAGATAAGAAGTAAATTATCCCATCAACAGCTTGATGCTTTATACTCTTATGGTTATAATGTTGGAATGGGTAATCTTAAAGAGAGAGTAGTGCCTACATTGACTGCATATACTAAAGGTAAGGCTAGTAAAGAAGATGTTCAAAGGTCTATGTGGGCTAAGAGAGATAATGAATTAAGAGGATTAACTACTAGAAGAAATGCTGAGAGGGAAATGTTTGGTGGCAACTATAGAACTACCTTTACTGGAACTGGTAAGTTAGGTACTCATATAGACCCTTCTGAATATACCTACTATGAAGACCTTAGCCCAATGATAGATAGTATCAGTATTCCTCAAATGCAGTTTCCCGACAGTATGGCTATTGATCCTACTACTCTTTATAAAGCTCCTACTATTGATGAGACTTTATTCTCTAAACCTGAAGTTACTCCTGAAGAGCCTGTGTATACCCCTCAGCAGGAAAGACTTGAAGGATTGAAGAGAATGAATACTATTATGGAATTACTAGGTCAAAGTACTCCTTTTGCAGGATTAGTTAATACCAATACTCCTGGCTTATTGTCTTATGTTAACCAAATATATAATTTATAAACTACGTAATAAAAAAGAAAGGTAGGAGGTTTCCCTTCTACCTTTTTCAATATTATTTTTATTCATAGTCTGACATATCAAGAAGCACTTCTAACTTAGATGCTATCTCTGTCATTCTTTCTTGAATTACACTAATCTCAGGGATTCTGTTCTCATGTCCCTCTTTCCAAGTAACATTCAATATACCTAAGTCTTCACCCTTGGAAGTCTTCATTGCTCTCATTGCAAGAGCTGTACATTGATTTTCTTTAAGGATTCTTGCATAGCCTGCATCTACTTCTGTTACTTCATCCATATTAGAGAACCACTTGAACTTAGTCTTCAGCATATAGTCAATGATAGGGAAGAGATTGGTAGGAATACACTGGAAATCCTTATAGTTGAATATTACTCCCTCTGCTGTATTTACTGATGGGAAACTTTCATCATAGAATCTCTTATGATACCCTCCTATATACTTTTCTGTGTTGTGCATCAGTTTAATGGTAACTACATCACAATGCAAGGCATCCCTAAGATAATCTGTCATCTCATTAGCTTCTTCTTCTATCCTTGAAGTTTGAGCATAGCACTCCTTGTCTTTCTGTTTATCCTTTTTCTTCTGTTCCTGCATGGCTACCAGTACAGCATTCATTACTCTTTTTTGAGCATACGTGGAATATAGTATCATAGCTAACCCAACAATAACACCAATGGTTATGGGATTGGGTTCCATTATAATACTTACTATCCAATCATATAAATCATCCCTAAGAAATAGCTTACCTAGGAATAGAGCTACTAAAGTACAGAGGATTATCTTGAAGAAGATACTTACTGAGTGGTCTTTTACTTCATTTAGTTTACTGAATCCTCCTAGAAATTCTGTGATTGCCTGTATCACACTAGAGATTTTTTCTAACATTACCTTTACTATTTACACATTCTTTACTGTTGTTCAAGGATGTCATAATGTCCAATGTGATATTTGTTACACACCCTACAGAAATAGGATGTCATTCCATATAGCTTATGCTTGGAGATGTACTTGTCAGCTTCTTTCTCTGTCTCATAAGTCTTCTTACTCTTACCCTTAGAGGTATAATGCTGTCTTGGTCTGGATTTCTCAAAAGGTATCTTACAAATTCCCATATCAACAATATCTATCCTTTTATGCAAAGGTATATACATTATATATAATTAGGAAGATATTAAGAAAAGTACTAAGAACAGCTATTATTTTTCTTATGAATTATACAATAATTTAAGGGGTGGGAACGTTATCAAAATAAAAAAAGGATTGCTTATGAAGTGTTCTTTATTTCAATATTATAGTCAGAGTCCTCTTAGTTTATATGAGGTTAGAAGACATTTCCTTTGGAATTTCTACTGTCAGAATCATAGTAGAAACGATGCAAGGGAAGTCTTGAAGGCTGTTGTTGCGTCTTCTAAAATAGGTAGAATAGTAGATAAATCCCTACAGAAGAAGCTTATACCTAATTATAGAGAATTTTTATCTACTATTAAGGGGATGTTCAGATTCTGGTTCTGTTCTAAAGAAACTTTGGTCTTAGCTACAATAGAAGCTATATTGAAATGGGATATCGTAGTTAACAAAAAACTGAAGTTAAAGACCCAGGAGGAATTAAAACATGATACTCTTAAAATACTTAAGAAGTATTTGATACATAAAGAGGTATCTATAGATGATGCTATTCCAACAACAACTACTTCTCCTGTGTCTATTGATTTAGAGTCTACAAATGATTCTTCTGATGATCAACCCATAGAGGATTCTTCAGAATCAGATGACTTTTCTTCTATTAAGATTTGGACTCTAGATGAATTTACCAATGAGTTTGGACCAAAGATGCAAGTAAAGGAGTATGCTAATGGTAAAACAGGAGATTTATTCAAAAGTTGTGTATTTACTAAAGGTACTACTAGAACCTTTGTGTCTTTTTCTTCTAAGTTAGGTGAACATACTAAGAAAGAATTACTTGATATGAAGGATGAGTTGATAGTAATGAAAGTGCAAAACGGTAAATATAAACTTGCCAAGCACTATTATACTTAGAGTATTACTATTTAAAAGTCACATAATATGAAGAAATATATACATTTTATAATTCCCTATGCTATATATGCTAGCATGGTGATGGTTATAATTGCTGATGCTGGACGTGATTACTGGCAATTATTTATCTTTTGGATTATTACTCTACCTTTGATTGTAGGGTATATTGCTTACATTATATGGGACCGCAAGAACAAAAAGAATAAAGGAGAGTGATTAGCTCCCCTTTATTCCTATTATCTATTGGAAGGTGAAGCTTCAAATATCTTAAAGATAGCATCATCTTCATCCATTCTCTGCATCTGTTCCCAATCCTTGAAGAATGGTATATTGTATTTTACCATGTTTCTCCAATACTTGTTTTCTCCTTTATGGTCACCAGATTTAATCTCAGTAACAAGATCACCATTGGTAAGACCATAGAATGTATAGAGTAGGGAGTTCATAGTATTTAATGATGCCATAGGAGAATTAAGTACTGTTAACCAGTTAGAGATATTCTTAGGGTGAGGCATTGAAGCCTCTGTATCAAGAATAGCTCTCTTTGTCTGATATATCCACCATCTTCTCCAAAACTCTCTCTTATGTTTGTCTGGATCTCCAAGGGCAAAACCAAGACCTAACAGACAGATGTACATGAGCATTTCTGATCTAACTCTCTTGATGTTATATTTCTGCATATCATCAAGATTATGCCATTGTGCCTGTGATCTGAACATAAAGGTGTAGAAGTCTTTCATAAAGAGACCAATAGCATCTAACTTTTGACCTCTATTCCATGTATCTTTGGTATCATCAGTGGTTAGTCCTTTGTACAAGCTATACCAATAACCTTCTCTGTCTTCTCCAAGTGAAGCATCAAAGTGTCTTTTTCTAAATCTTCTGGAGTAGTGCTCAACCATCCATTGTCTAAAGTTCATAATACCACGTCCCCACCATTTTTGATGCAATAATCCCTTATCTTCATCATTCATAGCACCATGGGTAGATTGATTAGCATAACGAAGTTTCTTTCTTACTTTATCAATGAAGGCATCTGTGATAGCATTTCCATCAAGATCAGTTACCCCAGACTTTAAGTGAAGTTCAGAGTTACCATCCTGTTTATTAACTACTTCAAAGGCATCATACAAGCTTATCTTCTTACCATTCAACAATACTTTCTGATTATGAAGAACACCATACATGTTTACATAATGAATAAGATACTCACCAGATGAATATCCAATGAAGGAACAATCATGGGAGATTAACTGACGGAACATACTTTTGTAATATTTAGTATGACTCTTTTCAGAGAAGTTTTCCTGGAGAGGGTCAAATAACTCTCTCATAAGTACACTCTTATGGTTTACATTATTGGTAAGTAACTCTGCTAATTCTCCTCCAACACCTGCACTTCCAAACAGTTTTGTGTGTGCCCAGGCATAGTCCTTAAAGTTATAGAACTCACCAGCACCTGCTTCAATCATCATCTGAAATTCACCCATAAGGTAATTGGCTACAGCACCTTTGACATTAGTTGCCAATCCTTTGAAAGAAGTATAGGCAATGATATTACTGAACATCTTAGCCCAAGTCTTGTTTTCATTAGGGTCTCTGTTCTGACCATAGATATGCTGAGCAATGAATCCTTCAATGAGTTCTGTGGTATTGGTATTCTTTCCTCTTTTCAATAAATCCTTGAATACTCTTATCTCTTTATTCTGTACTACATCACCTTTAGGGTCTTTATCTTTAGCACTTTGATTTTTTACAAAATCACCAATAAACTCAACTACCTGTGCTATCTGATTCATGGAATCATAATTAACTGCTGTACCTGCAAGGGCTGCAATGCCAGTTGAGAAGTTCTTAAGAAGTTCTCCTTCTTCAACTCTATTGACAAAGAAAATAGGAATTTGTCTTAGTGGAGTATTGTCAAATGCACCTTCTGTTATCTGATATTCATCACCGTCAATAATACCATTCATATTATAATTTTCATCATCTTCCCTTATCTTATAGAAGTTCTCTGCTTTATTCTTTACTGCCTTGGCAACATCCTTGAAGTTCTTGGCATCATGCATAGCATCAAGGAACTTACGTCTTACCTGTGGTGGAAGGTATTGATGTTGAGCATAAGCAGGTAGGAGAGAACCTATTTCACCTTTAAGTTGCATCATGGTATCATAGTAATCAATCTGTTCCTGAGTCCAACCTTTCTGAAAATCACTAATCTTTCTATAGCTGTCATTAGGTACTCTTTCTGTTCTACCATTAGTATTATCTACAACTCTGTCTTCTGTATTCTGGTCTTCCCAATCTTCAATAGCCTGTTTTAAATCAAAACCTTGGAATCCTTGAACATAGAGAGATTTAATCTTGGCAGACCTGGCTGCTTTATATAGTCCCCAATCAATATCACTAACTATGTGGCCATCATCTTCATACATAAATTCAGAGTTATGTCCTGCCTTATAGAGTTTATCTGTAGCCCTACGAATCCTAAGAGATATATTATTCATAGTAGCATCTCTAGAATCTTGAGCATTCCTAATGATGGAACCCATAGCACCAATGATAGGATTAGAAGCCCTGCCTACACTATATAACCAATCAAACATAGTAGAGTCTGTAGCAGCCATTCTGATAGCATTAATCATAGACTGCCCATCAGGAGTAGTGTTTCCTACAATCTCAATCATAAGATTGGTCATAGTACTTTCTGTAAGGTTATCAAGCATCTTTTCCTTTTTATCAAAGAATTCCTTCAAGTTTTTAGCTGTCTGACGAATATTGTCAATATCAGTCTGTGCTATAGATTCATCAATGGTAAGATTTTCATCTGCCAATGCAGATACTAGAGGATAATATTGCTCTTTAAGGGACTTTATATCCTGTAGAATCTTGGCAGTACCAAAAGCTTTCTCTAACTCTGTACCAGTTTGGGGAATACCTTGTAGCATAGTATCAATATCTGCTATCTGAGAGGATGCTTCTCCTAGGAAGTTTAATACTCCAGAATAATACTTCTTACTGGACAACTCCTTCATCAGTTTATTAAGTACACCTTCAAGTCTCTTTCCTTCAGCATTATTACCTTTTTCCTTTTCAAGCTGTCTAATCTGCCTTTGAAGAGTAATAGCAGCATCTGCTGCTGCATCAGAAAGAGTTCTAATCTTAGATGATGCTCTATGAATCTCATTGATATCTATCTTATACTTCTTGTTGAGCATTTCAATCTCACCTCTAACTTCCTGCTCTGGACTATAAGCAATGATATGTTTACCTATCTGTGTAACCTGAGTAATAAGGTCATCCATATCTATGCCTTGATATTTTTCTGCATCAGTTATAGCTCTCATTAACAATCTCTGTTGTGGAACTGTAAGATTTATAGCTCCATGGTTAAAGTCATTAAGAGCCTGTGCTGCATTTTCAATGGAACCAAAGGTATTGATAACCCTTTGAACATGTGGAGAATTAGGACTTAAGGAGAATAGAATCATAGCATCTTTCTTATAAAGGTTGCTGATATCTACACCTGCAAGGTTCTTGAGGTACTGTGCTAAACCAGTATTCATTGCATTGAATACACTTTGCAGTTCCTGAGGCATAGCAGTTATATCAACACCTACACCATTAAATACCTGCTTATAAACATCCCACACCTGTAGGTTCTTCTTAACACTATCTCCATAAGTATGTGTCCTAGAGTTCTTCTCTGAGACAATGATGTTATAGATGTCACCATGCTGTACTACTATAGAAGTAAGTCCTTTATGGTTATCATTGAAATCATCAGCCTTCTTTAAAGCATCTTCAGCATTAGAGAAATCAACTCTCTTACCATTGATATCTACTGCTCCTAACTGAAGTTCTGCTGTAGAAAGATTACCAATATCTTCCTGTATAGACTTGAAGTCAAGGAATTTCAAAACATCTTCTGCATTATGTTGTCCCTGGCTATTTCTTTCTATATTAGCCTGATCCATCTTATCTGCCATATCAGATACAGTATAAGAGGCATAGAGCCAATTAGTAAGAGGTCTATCCTTCAGCTTTTCCAGCATCTTTTTATACATCCTTGAAGGCTCCCCATTGGGAGCCTCAGGATATAAAATACATGAACTATTACTCATACACTAACAATATTTTTTAAACTCATTAATTGCTTCATCAATACTTAAATTTAATCCTTTCTGTTTAAATACATTCTGTAAGAACTTACCAAAGACCTTTTCTCTACCTTTGATATTCTCAGCCTTCTGTAAAGCTTCCTCCTTACTTAATGTAGGAACCTGTTTCATAATCAAGTCAGCAAATGCTGCAAGATTCTTGATTTCTTCAGTCTTTGTAATAACCTGATTATTTGAAGTGTCTTCTACATTAGACTCTTGAGGACTCTCTGTCTTCAAGTCTGAAGTAGAGTTATCCTCAGTAGTCTTTGTAGTATCACTCAATGGGTCTTTGATATCCAGTGTACTCATCTCCAGGTATTCACCATTGTTGCCAAGTGGTTTTATCAACTCAAAGACAAGCTCTTCACCTTTATCAGAAATAAGATGCCAAAGATAAGTATTGTTATTCATCTTAGTCTTCATATAGGAAATACCTGTAAGGTCAGCAATTTCTTCTGGTCTATAGACAGTAAGTCTGTTATGCTTAACATCTACATTATAGTGAGTATCCTTGCCTCCCTTTCTAGGAACCAGCTTATTGTTTTCCCAGTTATTTCTGATAAACTGGTCAATCACCAAGTCAGGAATTACCTCATGGAAGTTTCTATACGTATCAACATAAGAGGCATTACCATCCTTACTCTTCAGCTTTTCCTTTACGTAGGTAGGAACCAAAGACATGAAAGTCTTAGGAGAGAATCCAATACCAGCTCTAAAGAAACTGTAGTTAAACAGCATCTGAGAAAGCTTTGGATCTTCCTTATGCAAGTCAATCCAAGCACTGCGAAGTTCCTCTTTTCTCTGTTCATCCATACCAGTGATATTAATCATAAGATATGGTCTTCCAGTCTTCTTGGAAACATTCATTCTAATAGCTTGAATCAAGGCATTACCAGAATATTTCTCCTTGAACTTCTGTTCCATGAACCACTTAGGGAACTGAGTAGCATAACTTTTAAGATGCTTAGGATTAATCAGACCTGACTGTACCAACAGATAAGACTGATAGAAGTTAGAGAACTGATCCAAAAGCTTCTTGTCATTATACATCTTATCAGATATATCAACAGGAAGATTAGCCAACAGTTTTCTAAAGCCAGTACTACCTGTAGGCATATCAGAGAACATAGCCTTGGCAATATCCACAGTTCTTGCAAACTGCTTCAATATAGGATGGTCAAAGAATATATCATCAATATCTACTGGAACATCATCAGATGTGTAGAAGTGAGTACCATTCTCTGTATTAGCATCCAGGAATGCTTCCATCTTATGCTCAATAATAAGATTATCTACAATTAATGGACCTACAGCACTAGAAATAGAATTGAATCTTGTAGCATAAGTAGGCTTACGCATAGCATCTACAAGCTGTCTTATCTTCTGGAAGGCAAGAAGTACCTTATAATCAGTAGCTTCATGTTCCTCAGAAGTAAGACCTTCAACCAACTCTTCTTTGGTAAGCTCTTCTGTATTGATCAAAGAATCATCATTGATGTTATTCTTCTCTCTATATTCAGTCAGCCATTTCTCAATAATGTTGGACAGAGATTCATAATTGGTAAGATTCTCTCTATTGAACTTGTTGATGGTTCTCTCTATGATGTCTTGTGAAAGGAAGAGAGCTGCATCCTCAAATGTCATACCCAATCTAAGCATAGTATTCAACATACCAGCAGTAGTCATGTTAATGTTCATCAAGTTCAAGATAGGGTCTTTTACAGCATCTGCTGAAGCAGACACCAAGGAACCTAAAGTCTTACCAATCAATGTACCCTCATTATCATACTTCTTGTCTATCTGCATTCTAATACCAAAGGTAGTTCCTGCAATAGTGAATGGTTTATCTCCACAGATTTCAGAAACATCAAGGAAGATGTCATTACTCTCAAGAGTAGCATGGGCTACCTTATTGACAGCAAATACACCAATCAATGATGCAGCAGCACTATTCTGCTTATAGAACTGTACCTGAGTATCAGCAAAGGTAAGGTCTTTATCAGTATAAGAAAGGTCTTTGAGTTCATCAATAGACATCTTCTGAAGGTCAGACCATTTAATACCTTTGTTGGCAGGATTCTTATAGGCAGCTACCATATAGCCCATCTTCTTAGGTGCATCAAATCCTCCAGGATTAAGAATCTTATTAGCAGTCATCTGATTAGTGAGTACTGCATAAGTCATATCAATAATCTTGTTATCTCTATAAGTTCTACCAGAAGTAGGAGCATCAGTATAATAAGCTATTGACTGATATTGGCTATAGAGCCATTTCATCAACTTATCAGTATCCTTCATTTTCTGAGGATTATCCATGAACATTTTAACCTGTTCACCAACCCAAGTATTGTTGGTCTTACCGTCATGAGCCTTCTTATAGCTTTCAGATGCTCTAGCAAAGAGTTCCTTTTCAATCTCACTTCTCTTTCTAGTCTTGATAGGAATGTCCTTACGCATGACATATCTCTTATCAACATCAAAGTCAGAGTCATCAATCTCAGTAAGTTCATAAGGAAGCATGATAGCATCACCAGCTTCTCTAGGCATGAAACCTATAACCTTCATAGGAGCACAGGAGTACTTATCCTCTGTAGGAATACGGTAACTTACCATCTTAAGAAGCTCTGGATCTACAGCATTGATAGCATCTACATTAATAGTACCATTAGCATTGGAGAACTTATCAAAGAGTTCATTAGACCAGATAGGAGCAAAGACCTCAAAGTAAGCAATACCACCTTGGTTTCTCTTGAGATATTCCTTATAGGAAAGATTGTCATGCTCAGAAGCATTATACTCTTCCTCAAGAGGTATAAGATTACCTTGCTTATCATTGAATCTGATATGCAACTGAGTAGATGTACCAAAGTTAGATACCTGAACAATAGGACCACCAGCAATCTTCTGCTTATTTACTCTGTTCTTGATGATAGAGTTGATAAGCTGTTCAATTCTCTTAGCCTGTATTGGGTCACCCTTTGGTATTCTGAATTCACCAGTCTCCTTATCAATAGAACAAGCCTGCAAGAGGTCTATTCCATATCTAGGAGAAGACATGATTTCTCTCTGAAGAATCTTGGAAAGAGCAATATTCTGTTCCTTCTTGTCATTACTGTTGAAGTGTAACTCTGCTGCAAGGTTATTGATACTTTCCTCAATGTTATCAGCAATAGTCTTCTCATACTCTTTTCTGAATTCATCAGCCTTTACTCTTCTGTGAGTACCATCAGGTTCAGTCCACTCATAGTAGTTATCTACCTGATTACCATTCTCATCAGTAGTATAAAGGTCAAGGTCAGAAGGAGTAATCATTCTAATCTGAGAACCATGAGCCTGAGAATGTTCCTTGAAATGCTCAGGAACTTCCTGCTGTAAGCAATAGTCTTCATAGGAAGCTTCATGTACAAAGGTCTCAGTATTATAGTTTCTATAAACTCTTTCACCTGTAGCATCAGTCTCTTCCTTGAAGATTTGATTCATCATATAGGTATAGGCAGCTTCCTCACCACCTTCCATATCTCTGAACTGGAAGATATTCATCTTACCTTGAAGACCAGACTTAATGGCTGATTCAAACTGAACAGTATCAATACCCTTGGTAGGATTCAACTTCTCAGAATCTTCCATTACTCTATAGACAGCTCTAAGGAGATTAGGTCTGGAAAGCTTTTCACCTTTAAGGATAGCGTCAGCCATAATGAGAAGATACTCTGCATTCTTAGCCTGGAAAGGTACTTCCATAGAATGAATAGGAGCATTAGCTACACCCATATCCTTAGTAAGCTTTGAATACACAAATGGCTTCAATGGCTGAAATGCTGTCTCCAAGTCAGTATAGTTGTAATCACCTTTCTGCAACTTCTGATAAATATCCTCTGCCTGCTTAGACCATCTACCAAAGATAAATGCCTTCTTTCTATAAGATGAAGGAGATGAATATCCCTGAGCATCAGTAACATTGATTTTAGTGTACTTACCATCCTTACCTACAAGAGATTCCTTAAGAGCCATCATCTGAGCTTTCTGATTCTGTGGAGCAGCAGCAATTCTTCTATCAAATACCTCTGCAATATTGGCAATGATATTGGACTTGAAACTGTCAAAGTCCTGTAAGATGAATGTTCTGTACTTACCATCTGATACTCTATTACCATTATAATCGGTAGCATAAATGTTACCTCTTACACCTGGAGCATGAAGCTGTGCTAAACGCTTCTGCAAATCCTCAGTATCCTTATAGAAAGCAATGTCAGTAAGAGTCAGCTGTAGGATATTCTTTGAAGCAAAAGCATCATTCCAAAGATAGTTTTCTACCTGCTTTCTTACCCAGTCAGTTGCTTCCTCATCTTTCAATTCAGAAGGATAGATACCTTTGATACTCTTAGCTGCTTCCAAGATACCATTGTCCTCCCAGGTATTGAGGATAGACTGAACTTTATCTTCCATGTGCTGACGGATAACTCTATCTGCAAGTTTACCAAGTTCTGCTTCTTCCTCAGCAGTGAGAGCTACTTCTCCATTAAGTTTTTTCTGTAGAAGTGCTGCAAAGATACCATTGCCTGCTGCAATAGTACCATCTTCATTGTGAAGAATATTCCATTTTGTTATACCTTCAGCAGTATTGTCAAGATAGAGATTCATAACTGGCAAGAAGTTGAACTTTTTACCATTGGTATCAAAGTTCTTGATGAAACTGGCATCCTTTTTATCCATGTTTCTCATTCTGACAGTCTGGATTCTACTAAGTTCCTGCAAGAACATATTATGAAGACCATAGACAATGGAGTTCTTATATCCTTCACCTCTATAAGAATAGAATTTGATGAACTCTGATGATGGCTTATTAGACTGCATAGGTACTCTGAACCAAGCTGGAACCATATTGGTATTATTATCAGTACTCTCTGCAAAGTACTCAGTAATGAGGGATAAGGTATATTCTGCATCACTCATATTACGCATATAGTTATGCTTGTTAAAGTTCAACTCTACCTTATGGTCAAACACCTTACGGGCATTCTCATCCTTAGCAAGTATTCTAAGCCACTCATTTCTCCATCCTTTATCTGCATCACCATTTTGGAACTTAAACCATTCAGAAGAACCATATTCATCCATAATGAAATCCTCAAATGCCTGACCTTCCTGACGGAATTTATTCATCAGTTTAGTCATAAATGATGGTGTGATATAAGACTGATACATCTTGCCACTATCATAGAATGCATTGACAGCAGTATCTTCCAGCTTATCAGTAATAGGAGTGAGAAGGTTTCTCAAACTACCACCAATAGAGCTTTCCCCACCAAACTTGAATGGATCATATTCCTTGAGTGTACCCTTATTCTGAGCCTGCAAAGCCTTATTCAAGTCCTTGACAATATAGCCAAGAGATTCTGTAATCTTCTTGATGTTCTCTGCATTGATTACATCAGTAAGCATTTCTTCTGTGATGTTATAACCAAAGCTTTTACTGATACCTAAGATGTTATCAGTAGCAGTCTTTGACATAGCGTCATCCAAAGTCTTTCCTTCCTTAATAGCCTTGTCAATTTCCCTCAACTCAGTTAAAGCCTTATGAAGATTGAACTCAGAGTTCTTTCCTGTAGTCTGATCAGTGCCAAGAAGTTTAGAATTAATCTTACCATTATTACCAAAGAGAGGATGTTCTCCAATCTTGAATAGGGCAGAGATAGACTTCATTGCTTCTGAGAGTGCAGGATGGCTATTTACAGTCATACTATAGTACTTACCATCTTCAAGCAATACAATAGAGTAGAGCTGGAAATGTTTAGAGAATACTCCATAGAACTGGCTTTGGAAATCAGTCTCCTTACCACTCTTATCAGAAAGTCTTTCTATAAGCTGAGACAACCAAGGATTCTGTTTCTGCTTATCAGATAATCTCTTAATCATATCATCAAGAGATAATGCTCCCTGTGTCCATCTCAAGATATTATTGACAGACTCTCTAGGGTTTACCCTTTCTGCAATTCCCCATTTACTATATACCTTGTTGCCTTCTGCATCCAAGAGATAGCATTGATGAAGACCTAATCTTACCAAGGCAGACATAGAGTTAAGAACATCAATGGTTCTAGATTCAACCTGCCAATGTTCCTGCTCATCCTTTTCTCCCTCTTCTGCTGCTATATCCTGATCATTGGAATAGTCATTGAAGTTATCGAAATCTACCTTAGAGTCCTCTGTGGTAGTGAAGTTACCTCTGCTATAGTCCTTGGTAATGCCAAAGCCTTCATTCATAGCAAAGATGTCTGCTGCCAGATACATAATTGCATCCCAGTTGTCAGTAATCAACTGAGCTTGCATCATAGTATCTGTATCCTCATAATCCATTACCTGAGGTGAAAACAGAGTCTTGGTTCTCTCAATAAGTCTATCAAGACCTACAGTCTCTACAATCTGCTTTCTAGATGCAGACTGAAAGTCAAGGTCTGTATTGAGAGAAGGGAATAAAGTCTTTGCAAGACCTTCTTCCTTCTGAAGATTAGTAATCTCATCAGAGATAGAGTTGACTATCAGTTCTGCTGTATGACGAACTTCTGTAGCAGACAGAGAAGCACCAAGCTCCTCTAAGTCCTTATCACCATTAAGCAGGTTGTCAATCTGCTTATTGAGTTTATCATACTCACTGAGATTAGTCTCTACTTCTTTCTTCTGAGAATCCTTAGATTCCTGAAGATACTCTTTTTCACTTGTTGCTTGAAGCACTGTGTCCATTTGATTGATAATGTTTTGATTTTCCTCAAATGAGTTCTCCATAGATAACTGTGCATCCAATTCCTTTAAATAAGGTATCTTCCAGGCAGCATCTACTGGTGTCTCATCATAGAGTTCATTAAAGTATTCATAACCTGGAAGAGAAACTTTCTGTGTCTGTCCTTCTGGGAAAGAAGGATTAGTTACTTCTGTTTCAGTTCCTTTATTATTATCAAAGACTATAACATCAGGATTCTTCACTATATACTCCGTGTTATCTGCCCACAAAGTTCCCTTGTCAAGCACAATAACATCAGCTGTAGTGTTTCTTCCATTCTTTATATAATCTCTAATATCTTTGTAGTGTTCTACTTTTGCAGTAGAAAGAATATGGAATTTGCTAACTCTAGCATAATCCCCAGTATAGTGTCTATTGATTCTATTACCTTCAGGATGTTCTACTGTAGAAGGTTCAGGAGATTTGTCTGTTCTACTCTTAGCATAATCAGTAGCCTCTTCTTCACTTGATGTAAAGTAGAGTGCTCCCTTAAGAGTTTCATCATAATCTACAGCTGTTTTACCTACAGTTTCATTAAGAGATTTAGCTTCTCTGTCTTCCTTCAAGGCATATCCTCGATAGATAGTAAGTGGTGATTTACCATCTTCTGAGTATAAACCATCTACATCCTTAGATAACTGACTTAACTGATACTGCTGAGCAGCATCATAAGAATCTTTATCAAAGTGCTTAGGCTCTGCTACTTCATGGTCAACCATAAATACAACCTGAGGATTACCATGATTCTTTACAATGTCATCATGGTCATACTCCATATTGTAATCCATGGTTGCAGCAGCATGGAAGCCTAAGGTTACCTCATAGATTCTCTGTAAGTTCTCTTTACTACTTACATAAGCATCCAAATGATTAGCACCTTCTGCTCTAGCCAAGTCCTTAATAGCACTTAAAAAGCCTTTAGTAGTACCTAAATTAAATACTGATACAAGATTTCCATCTGGCTCTATTGCAAATCCTGCTGTTCCATCTTCAGTCAAGAAACATTTAGCATCTGAATAATCATCGTGTAAATCTATTAATTCTCCATTTTGAGTATAGTACCTTACTACCTCAAACATATCATGAAATAATTTAGGATTTACTTCAGAGTGAATATTAAATGATGTTCCTTTTCTCTGATTAGTTACAGTCCTTGAGCTTCCATGTATAAAGCTGTCGATGGATCCAAGTTGTCCTCTAAGTACATTTGCCAAACGTTGTCTTTGGTCTGTTGAAAGGTCTCCATCATATATTGACTTCCGCTGTCCTTGGCTACCTTTTCTAACTGCTTCTTGAACTCTTCTAAACTCATCTGTTGCTTTGTATTCTTCTGTTCCATTTTCTTTTATATTTTTATTTTTAGAACGAAAATTATTAGTATTTATTGTCCAAGCACCAATAATTTGATTATCTTTTTGAATCTCAGAATAGACAGCTCCCGCATTATTTAATGCTTTAGCTAATCTCTTTTCACCTTCATTATAGGTACTATTTTCTGTATAGGTCTTATTGTCAGTAAGCAATGTTGCTCCAGCTTTTAATGCCTTTAATGCTTCAGCAATAGTTCTATCCTGCTGTTGATGTCTAACATCTTCATTTCCTCTTTTACCAGGAATGCTTACAAAGACTACATCATCAGAGGTATAGTTTCCTGTATTAGCTTTATCTCCTGCTTGTTGAGCATATTTTCCAGTAGAGCTGTTAAAGATACCCTCTGCAAATCCAATAAACTTATTTGCCATAGCTCCTTTTATAGCAGCCTTTTTATCTACACTATTAGCAGGAGTAATATTCAAATGAGTAGTATTTGAATTTACTTTATCTCCTTTTACTTCTTTTGTAGGATGTAAAGGAGAACCTTCCTTCTTTACATTATTGCTGACAATAGTGACAGTATCTGTAGCTCTAGATACGCCAACATATTCAAGCTGCTGCTTGATATTAGCAGCCTGGTTAGGTTGAGTGTTCTCTACTTCTACATCACTAAGGTCTCCTAAATCAACTTCCTCAGAACTCTTTAACTCTGCATCGGCTGCATCATTTAAGGATTCTTCTCCAAGGTCAACCATCTCCATAGCATTGGCAGCATTGTTGCCACTCATAGAAGCTCTAGATACATCTACATCATCCATCAGTACATGGGTGAAAGTAGAACCTTGTGACTTATGAATAGTAAGGGCATAACCAAAGTCAATGGTCTTAGCCTGCAAAAGGTTGTGATTATTATCCTCAATGTTATCATTGACAAAGAGAAAAGAATCAATAGCATTAATCTTTGCATAGACTGCTGCTTTAGCTTCTCTACCATAGGCTCTTCTAGCTTCATTCCACAATCTCTTCTTCTCATTGGCAAGAATCATAGCACTCTGTCTATTCTGGGCATTATTCTTAATGTCCATGAAGTTAAATGTATCTATATTGCCCAATGAGTCTTCAAGAGTAATAGGAACAGCCTGCATTACTACAGGAGTACCATTGTCTAATCTGGTCTGTACTGTAGCAGGTCTCCCTACCTGAGTTACCTTATAAGATTCAGAGTTAATGAATCTATAACTCTTGGTTCTCCATTCATATCCCCAGTTAGCATAGCCTGTCATAGGCTCACCTACATGTGGAATAGGGGAGTCATAGCCTAAGAGTTCTCTTACCTGATTATTATAAGCAGTTACAGCCTTGTTGGTATAAGCAAGGATTCTAAAATAATTAGGATTCTGCTTCAAGCCTTTAACATACTTATCAATAACTTCATTGATAGCATCTTGATGCTGAGGAGAGATATATGCAACACCTTCACCTTTACTATTGAATGATGATACTTTAGACAAAGGTTCTCCATTACGGATAGCTGTAGCTTCCTTAAGGATAGCATTGTCGTCTGTTCTCTCTACTTGGGTAAGACGGATGACTTTACCTTCACCATTTCTAAAGACCTTAGAGATTTTATCCTCATTGACAGGAGCCAACTGAGCTTCATCACCTACATAGATAATCTTCAGACGATGTTCCTTGGCAATATCATTAAGGATTTTATAGTTCTCCTCATTGATCATAGAAGCTTCATCAATGATAATGGTAGTGCCTGGCATAATATCTACATCCTTCAAGACATTCACCAAGTTTCTTGCATTATAAGTCTTACTTGAATCTACTTCTACATTGATACCAAACACCTTATTTAATGTAGATGCCTTAAAGCCAGCTTTAGATACTCTGTCATTAAGTACTGCTGCTGCCTTATTGGTAGTAGCACAGAACATCACAGGTCTATTCTGTTTCTGTCCTTTCTTGGCAATCATCTCCATAAGGGAAGTCTTACCAGTACCAGCATAGCCACTAAGAGTCATAGATGTCTCATTAGACTTCATGAATCTATCCATCTCATTGAGTGCATCTATCTGCTGAGCATTAGGCTTGAATGGAGCTTTAACAGTAGTACCATCAGCGAATGTAAAGTCTTGAGGCACAGCTTTACCACTATGCTTATTATCTTCTGGTATATTGTTTACCAAATCATAATCAGCACTTTCCTGCTCAATAAGAGACAGCTCATCCTTAAGTTCATTACCTGAAAGACTATTTATGAATTCTCTAAAGCTCTTGTCTGCAACTTCCTTAGTAACCTTTTCCTTTAGCTTGTCATCAGATAATGTTCTGAAATCCCATTCCTTCTCATTATACCCCTTTCTCAAAGGATTCTTGATACCATTATATCTCATATAGGCATCAATATCAAAGGCATCAAGGGCTTTCTCCAAGGCATTCATTGACCTCTGATAGTATGTATTGGAGGTATGAAGACCAAGAAGAGTCTTGAAGGCATCAAGTACTCTAGACCAGAAAGATTTATTAGCTTTATTCTGTTTGTCAATCTCTTGAATCTTACTTCTGAAGACAGGATTACCAAGTTCTGCAACAAACTCAAAGACATCAACAATACCTCTTTCACTCTTTAAGAGAGGATTAGCCTTGAGGTCTTGATACAAGGAATTCATTTCTATTCTGAACTTCTCCAAGTCTTCACTTCTCTTCCAATTCTTAGTTTGATTAGAAAGTGCATACATAGAGAGAGCATGAAGTACTTCATGGAGGATAATAGGAGCCTTCATACTATTCATCATATCTCTTTCAAGAAAAGACTTCTTGTAGATGATAGTATTGTTGTTGGTATATTTACCGATAGTTCCAAAAGGAAGAGTTTCTCCAAAAGTTACTTCAAGACCTAAGTCTTTAGCAATACCAAAGACTTTATCTGCCAGCATCTTTGAAGTTCTATCCTCATTAAATCTCTGATATAACTCCTGTACCTTATCAAGAGTATAAGTCTGATTCTCTTTAATACCAAAATTCAGTTTCTTAATATCCTTGACAGAACCCATATTATCTAGTTCCTCAAAGAAGTTATCTTTGTCATAGTTAACAGTCTCCACAGGTCTCTTAACAGAGAGTACATAGTTTCCCTTAGTATTTCTGTAATGAACAATAGCTGACTGAGGGAAGAAGTTTGATGCTTCCTTCCTAGCTACCTGAAGTTCTCTAAGAGACTTAAACTCTTGTGGAGCATTATATCGCATCTCCCATAGTTTCCTTACAGACTTACCAGACTCCTGATAATGAGTATTACCGAGCTGAGCCTGAATATAAACATCTGTAGGAAAGAGAGTTTCATTTCCTGCTTCTAACCAATACTTGTGAGTAATAAGCTCAAGAGTATTGTTATCCACATTATTTCTTGTGGATAGATTTTTGAACTCCTTACTACTTCTATTCACGCATCCCATAAATTGTTTATTATTTAATTTTGAGGCAAAGATAAGTAATTAATTAAAGAGAAAGTCTTACTTAATCAATATCTTTATATTATTTAACGGGTTTCTTTGTTTAAGCCAAGGAGAGTAGGGTGATACTCTCCTCAGCCTAGTATTATATCTTGCTGTCAATCCAATCAACAGCTTTACCTAACATCTTCTGAAGAGTCTGTCTTTCAGAATTAGTCATCTTAGTTTCTTCAATAGCAGTACAGGAATCACATTCCATTGCTAATGAGGAGAGCTCATTCCTCACTCCTACAATCCATTTTGTTCTTTTCATGTTCCACTATCTTTTTATATGATTCTTGAATACACTTCTTTAGTTTCCTAGGGATTCTGCTTTTCTTAATACCATGTTTGGAATCATGGACTCCTGTCAAGGTATTTGAAATTCCATTCATTTTAAGATACTTATTTAATAAATTTAAATAATCATCTATGTATATGCCTAGAGGAATCTCCTTTATATCCACTAAAAGAAGCTTCTTTCCATCTGTTAAATTAAGTACTTGCATAACTACTAAATTTTTACTTTACATTTTGTAGCTTCAACTTCTCTAATAGAATTGTCATTAGTTAAACGAACAATATAAATAGTTTTACCTTTACTAAAAAATCCTGGTTGTTCATGTCTAACGTCGATTACTTCTCCAGTATAAGTATCAGTAAAATCATTTATAGAACATTTGTCACCATACATATCAGAGGCAGCTTCATATCCTCCGACATCTACTTCTTTCCATTCTAATATCATATTACTAATTTGCCTTTAAGTTATAAACATCTTTACATCTTTCATACATGCCAACTATCACTTCATCAGCAATTTGCATATCCTTTGGTAGAGAAGCATTTCTAGTTGTATTACGTCTAAGACATTTTCCAAGAGAAACATTAAAGAAGTCTTCATACTCTACAGTATACTTAAACTTCTCAGCTATTTTTACATAAATATCAACTACTTCTTTATTTAAGTTCGTATTATCAAGAACAATATCTACACCAAAACTCATACCTATCCAAATAGTTTCTTGTTGTATAGCACAAACTATAGGCTCTCTTGCTGGAACCCAATATTTACCAAGCATAAGACGAATATCATCTTGATTAACTCTAATTCTATGATTTGGATCTCTCATAACCCATTCTTTAGCCCAGGTAGTCTTACCTGATGCTGGAAGTCCTCTACAAATAATAAGTTTATTCATGTTATATCTTTTACAAAAGTTTACAATATATACTTAAAACATGGTTATAGAAACTATCTTCTAAGGCACATTGACAATCAATGTATTCAATAGCTTTCTCCATAGTTTTTATACCATGTTGTCCTACAATAGGAAGATTACCAGTTATAGCTTGACCTACTATATAAGATAGAATTAATATTTCTCCCTGGGAAAAATTCTCTAATACTGCATTTTTAGGAAGATGCATAAAGAAATCAATATTTCTACTCACCTTTTTCTTTCTTTCAGCTTGTGCTTGTAGTTCTTCTGGTGTTGAAGAAAATAACTTCTTACAAACCTGCATAAGGTACTCTTCAGTAAGAGGTTCTGTATATGAATTATTTACTTTTATTTTGTAATCTAACTCATTTTTACCAATGTTATCATTCATATTTTAATCAATGTTACAACATACTTCTTCTATCTCTTCATAGAAATCAATACTATCTATCATCTCTTCTATAAAGCATACTTCTCCTTGAGTATATTGAAGGTCTGAGATATATTGCTTAAGTTCTATGATTTCCTGAATATAGTCAGGATTATCCTTAGCATATTTTTCATACTCTATAAGTCTATCTTTAGAACTACTTATATCTCTGCTTAAATCAGTAATAACATCTTGTATTCTATCCTTAGTTATAATAGTGTAAGGATGCTCCTTATTACCATTATATGCAGGATGTATATTCTCATTGAAGTATTGATATATTTCAGAATTACGAGAGAATGCTGCTACAATGATATGTTTCTTTTCTTCTTCCTCAGATTTTCTCTTAGGAACAATGTAAATTGATAAATAACTACTCATATTATAAGTCCTTTCCTAATTCTTTAATGATTAAATCATGAGCTATTGAAGCTACTTGCTGAGCATTAGGATGTGGTAGTCCTGTTGTACCTCTATATCTAAGGTCAAAGAAGTGTTCCCAATCATCTTCAAAGGCAGTATATACTACCTCTGTTGCTGTAGATAAAGGTAGTACTTCTCTTGCTTGCTGTGGTTGCCATCCCTTATTAATAAGCAAGGTGTATTCCCTTTCTGCATCCTCTAAAGTCCATAAGAAAGCATCAATGTCTTTATGTTCTTCTCCAGGAAGTTGAATCTTCATTTCATTAACATCACACCAATCTCCATCCCAATAAGCATAGTGTCCTGTAGGAATGTTCAACCAAGCAGGCTTGATGAAAGTAAGCTCATTATTGAACTTATCTTTAGTATAGTTACAGTATCTTGTACTTTGTTCTGCTACACTAGCAACTCTATGACGATTAAATTCCCTTGATACTCCAATAGATGTAATAAACTTTAAGCAGATTCTTTTAACATGAGATTCTGTTGGTTCACAAAGATACTTATCAATAACCTCCCAAGCATTCAATTCTGCTATTACTCTAAGGTTAGTTGTAACATAGAGCATATTAGCCCTGTCATTACATACAACCTTACTATATGGGCTGTTTGCTACTTTCCAGAATATCAAGTCTTCTGAATCACAAGATGCTGCCAGATATACAGTACCATGTTCAAGCATAGCTAGATGCTGTGACTTAATCATTCTCTCTACAAATGGCTTAGCACTATCTTCTGTGATTTTATCTTCTGACTTATAGCACACCCTACCAATTTTTTCTATAACTTGATAAATACCAGATAACCCTGGATTTTGTTTTATTAAACTTACGGACGGATTAATTAGTCTCATTTATATTTAAATTTAAAATTATGAACTTTATTACAATTTATAAATTTCGTATGTTTATCTCTCCAGTAGCCACCATTGCAGCAATTTGCAATTAGCCCTTGAGAAATATTCAATTTGTTTGCAGCTTCTTGTGTTGAAGGAAATTCTGCTATAAAATTATCATTCAAATCAAATTGTAACACAATCTTACTTCTTTTTGCTACTTGTCTTTTAGTACCTGTACCATAATTTACATTATATACAGCTGTACACCATTCTAAATTATCAACAACATTATTACAATGATTTTCATCTTTATGATTTACTTGAGGAAGTTTATATGGATTTGGAATAAAAGCATTAGCTACTAATCTATGAACTAAAAATTTTTTCCCTATTCCTTTATTAAATAACACTACTCTAGCATATCCTTTTACATAATCAGGAGATAGATATTTATATTTTTCTACTCTAGGATCTTTATGAACTCTCCTTACTCTTCCTAAGGAACTAACTTCATAAATGCCATTATATTCCTTTATACTTCTCCATTTTTCCATAGTTCAACTTGTTTATAAATACCCTCAAGACCTGGTGTCTGAGTAATGAGTTCTACTGACGGATTAATTAACTTCATTTATTCGATCTTTTTAGTTTCTTTTCCTAATTTGCTTAATTATATAATTCTTATAACCTGCTGAAGGTTTATACCTTCTTCTTCTAGCTTCCTCAAGGGGCAAAGGAATGGTAGCAGTCTTATTTCTTTCAGAGTAATATAGTTTACCAGATTTAGATACCCATACTGTTCTAGTACATATATTAATATGGTTACCTCCCGGTTTATCACCTTCATCTATATTACCTCCAACATAATGGCCATCTTCATCACAGAAGGCTCCAGTATTAGCATCTATATAGTAACCTGGATACTGCTCACATTCATATATTTCTCTTCCATTATCTAAATACATAGCTCTATACTTTAAGAATTATTGTTTACTGAAATTCACTTCACCAAAGACCTTAGAGAATAAATACCTTGACATATACATAATAGAGTGTTCTATGTGATTCCTCTCCTTGAAGTCTTTAGATACACCAACTAGTCTTCCTGTTCTACAAGGGTTATTTCCTGTTTCACCATCAACTACTTCAATAATCATAGCTCCACCTTGCTTAACAACTCCTTCACAATCATTGCAAAGACCTTGGAATATTTCTCTTGGAGCTTCCTTGTCTCCTTTGAGTTTGCCAAGCATGGCTACACCATAGTCTTTTCCACAGCAAATACAGCGTAAGACTGATGGATTAACACCATGTTTAGGACTTAATGTTATACTATTCTTTGTCATAAATCTACCTTTTAGTTACATAACCAAAACTCTGAATCAACTTTTCTATCACTATGTCAGGATTTGCATTTGATTTCTCAATAACTTCCCTAAATGCTTCTGCTAAATTATATGGAAGGTTATTGTCATCTGAAGGTACTTTGATAAAGTATTGAAGTCCTTCACATTCATAGTTTATTGATAAATCTGTAATCATAATATTTATGTTTAGTTACTCTTGACAAACATCTAAATCATCTATTATCCACCCTTGAGAAGCTTCAAGAATTACTTGGTAATGTTTAAGTTCTTTTAGAACTTCTTCTTTAGATCTAACACCTTTATACATACATTTTTCTATATGTAATTCTGCTATCCTTTCTGAGGCAAGTTTTTGTAATTCCTTGAGTAGAGTGGAAATACCTATAGCTTCATCATCATTCTTAAACTCCTCAATAAAATTGGTATCATCAAAGTTATTCTCCTTAAATTTATGACAGTATCTACGCCCTTCATCATCAATATCTGATTCATACTCTTGAGATACACTATAGTTACGAACTTTTACAGGCATTGATTTACTTAAGCTATAAGATACACAGCAATCCACTTCTATAGGTTTTGGATCTGATTGGTTGTATGGAGCAGAAGGATCTAAAGCAGCTCCCATTGGATAATTATTTTTCATTTCTTTTTCTTTTTAATTCTATTAAGTCTCTTTGATATAGGTTCCAATGAAGGAAGGAATATTTTTCCACCTACAGTAAGCCTTTCTCCTTTTAGGCATCTTGATATATCATGTGCTCTGATACCATAGGCTTTAGCTGCTTCAAGTGGAGTACTCCAATATATAACAAAGGTACCATTTATAGTATACTCCTTAATTCCCAAAGAGGATCTGGTAATTTTCCTTCTTCCATCTATGTATCTATGGGTTTCCATAGCCTTCTTTTTATCTTCAAAGGATTCTCCTTTAAGTACAAAAAGTTTATTTCCAGCTTTTCTATTTAAGTCTAAATTCTTACGTATTGTAGATTCAGAGATTTCAAGTTCCCTTGCTGCTTCTTTAATAGAATCATAAGAACCTAGAAGCTTTCCATCAAGGCTATATACATCTATAGGAATATGAGGTTTAAGAATATTCTTAAATCTTTTCCTTCTTTCAATCTTTTTCTTCTCTTGTATTTTACCTCTTTCTAGAAAATCAGAGAAATCTTCATATACAATATCATTGTCATCCATAATCAATTAGTTTATGTACTAGCATAAATAGTATAGTTCTCAAAATCATCAGAGATAGATGTTAGAGCCTTTATATATTCCTTAGTTCTTCTAAGTAATTGCTCGTAGGTTCCCCAACCATTATCTGGATTGAAGTCTTTGAAGAAATCTTCTTCCCTCAATAACTTTCTATAGCATTTCATTACATCTTCCAGATAGTCCATGTTAGGGACTTTAATATCTAGGTTATCTTCTGGATGCCATAAAAGGTCATAGAGAGTTACTATATTTCCTTCTTTCTTAGAGATACATTTACCTATTACCTTGCATTCATCAGCCATATCTGTCAGATTATGAGTGAGATTGATATGGAAATAAGTATTACTTTCATAAGTCTTCTCCTCAATATCATCAGGATCAATATCAGGGAAATAAGTAAGAACTTCCTGCTTTGTTTCAAGTTCTCTTGTTTCTCCCTTATCTCTAATATATACTCCTGTACCTCTATGAAGCACAGGAGTCTTACTGTAAATATATAAATCTAAACTCATTCTTCTAACTTAAATTTCTTGTTAAAATCACTAGCTTCTCTTACATAGAATCTCTTACCATCAGTATAAACAACAGCATCTATCCATTCTCCATTAGTAGGATTCTTCATCCTTGTAGCACCTTGATTTACAATAGCATACTTATGCCCATTCTTAGGATATAGCCAACGTAAAGCTTTATTCCATAGCTCTTTAGCTTTGTCTCCATACCAGGCAATTTTACCTAATTCCTGAGGAATCATATCTTTTTCACCTACCCTCCAATTATACTTGAAGGCATTCAGTTCACAGAAGATGGCTGTATTATACCAACCTTTAAGTCCTTCCATAGCCTCGATACATTCTACATTAGTACCATTTACTTCAAGACCTTGGTAGTGCAAAGGATGATTAACCATTTCTTTTTTAGGCTCTTCTTTAGTTGAAGTTGTAGATGCTTTGGTATAGTTCTGAATTTTCTCCAATTCTGCTATTTCTTTCTCTATAGTATTCAAGTTTTTAAAAACATGTTGTTTTGGAGAACTTTCTTCCATAGCTAAGGTTATAATAGATCTAATTGACTTTATAGCTTTTTTAACTTCTTCTATATGTTCCATATCAATATTTATATAATGCTCCTTTACTAATTGCCTCTCCAATGAATGAACTCATAAGTTGACTATGTACTATAGTTTCTTTTGAGTCATCTACCTCATTGTAGATATGATAATCATTGTTCTCATTAAGGGATATATCCTTAGAACTTCTTAGTCCAAAGTTAAGAAGAACAAAGCATTCTAAAGGATAACTTCCCTTTACATTCTTGATTAAATCATCAAGCTCCTTCTGGGAGTTGATTTTCTGTGGACTCTGATTCTTCATTTTCCTGAGAATTTAAGTATGTATAATTAACTTCCTTAAGACCATCTATCTGCATATCATAACCTTGCTGAGCAATTTCTCTAGTATGAGTCATTGCTTCTGCAATATTATTAGCCCATAGAAGAACTTTATATTTAATAGTCTTCTCACTACCATCATCAAGTAGGGTAGTATCCCTTAGAGTTGCTATGAAGGTATGATCTCCTTCATACTGAGTAATGATTTCCTTGACAACAGACAGTTTCAAGCCTGTAATTTCAAAGTCTTCTACTTCTCCATCAATCTTATCTTGATTAAGAAGAGACAATACTTCATATTCTGCCTCTGCAAATACCTCCTTATCAAGAATATAGGTTTCAATCTTCTTCTTTACCTTTCCATCTATCTTCCAGGCAACCTTTGCTTTTACTTCTATTAGCATAACTGTTTGATTTTAATGTTCTTTACTATAGCATTGCTGCTACCTTTGGCTGATTTATCTGCTTCATCTTATAATTGATAAAGCTATTGCGAGTTTCATTTAACTTTGCAAGAATCTCCTTTTGAGTCCATGTATTCTCTACAGGTACTAAAGGTGTTCCATTGTAGGCAATGTATATTGTACCATCAAAGTCTGCTAAGCAGATAGCATCATGTGCCTCTGCTAAAATAGTATTCTGCCGAGAAGTCTGTTGCTTCTCTCTGATTGTTCTTACAAATCCCATTACTTTAACCACATTTATCAAGTTTTTGATTGTTACTATTTACTATAAGATAGTCAGCAGATTCCTCAAAAGGAATGCCTTCTTTATAGTTAAGACTCCAAGGATAAGACTTTCTCATAGCTATACGTAAGGTTTCTATATCAGCCAGTTTCTTTCTGAGGGCATCTACTGCCTTGGTACATCTGATGTTATTTAAATCTATAGCCTCAGCTTTCTTATTATTATCAAACATAGTATTGGCTTTCTTGACAATCTTAAGCCATTCTACTGAAGTTTCAGATAAGCTATAAATGTGAAAAGCTTCAGTAGCATCCTTCCCAGAAAGTCTTTTTAAATCTTCACAGCATTGATTGAATATTGCTGAAGCAATACTCATCATAGTTAGGATATAATGGAGAGAAGCTAAACATTCTGCATGTTTCCATTTAGCATTTCTAAACGAAATAAAGATTGCTCTATGCAGTTCTTCTTCCTCTTCTTCAAACTGTTCCTCTATGTTATCACTTAGGATGTTCATATACCTTACATTCTGACTACTTACATCCATCAGTCTATTAGGAAGTACCTTCAAGTATTTACCTATCTTATTAATAGCCTGTTTAGTTTCATGTCTATAGAACATCTTTTCTTTCTTGATGTCCTCAATGTAATCTAAGTAAGCATACCTAGCCATAGTGATGGAAGGCAGGCAACAATACTGGAAGTACTTCCAAATATCTACTAATTCTTCTTCTGTTAAAACCATAATTAATGTTTCCAAAATGGACCAATTTCTTCTTCTGCTGGCAATGGAAGTCTATGACAATACTTTGCTCCAATAGTTTCCATAAAGTGCTTAGTTGCTTTTACTACTTCTTGGGTAAGTTCCTTAGGACACTCTTCACATATTTCATCATGTACCGGTACACAGAATTTTACCTTATTCTGATAGCCTTTATCAAGAATCCATAAGTATAGTTTATAAGTGAACTCTTTAAATATTACAGCACCTAATCCTTGTGTAGTACTATTGACACTATTCTTATCATATTTGTTCCTTGCAGCAAAGTGCTCATCAGCTTCTTTACTTCTTGGTAATCCAGCCTCTTTTCTTTCTCTATAACTGTCCCAAAACTCTTTAGAGTGTTGTCTAGCATACCATTTCTTCCAATCCCACCATCTAGAAATATGTCCTGTTTCCCTACATACTCTAATAATTCCTGTAGCTTCAGTATACTTCTTACATTCATCTTGATACTTAGTAGCTCCAGCAAAACCTTTCTTATAATTGTCCTCTATCTGCATAGCTTCTTCCTTAGGCATACCATAGTTTCCAACAAGCGTTGCCCAGTTACCTAGGAAAGCAAATGTAAATTCTGGTCCTTTTGCAGATTGTCTAAGGTCATGGTATTTCTTCCTAATATCTCTGATGTCAATATCCCTAGGTATCTTTTCTGGATATATAAGCCAAGCTACATAGCTATGCATATCATAACCTTTTTCAAATACCTCAAGCATACCTTTGTCTCCTGATAGACTTGCTAGTAATCTTGACTCTTCACTATTATAATCTATAGAGATAAAATCATTGCCTTCTTCCGCAATGAAGCAGGATCTTACTTCATTAGTATTAGGGAGATTCTGAATCTGAGGATATGCACATACATCTTCAGGATGCCCTTTTCTTGGTTTTAAAGGGAGACCTTTTAGTTTAGCTAAATCCTCATTCTGCTTTTGAGAACCACAAGACAATCTTCCTGTTACAGTATCTAGTTGACGAAATTCAGTGTGAAGTCTTCCTGTCTTAGGATTTACTGCATTAGTATATTGTGGCCCATAAGTAGAACAAAGTTTATCTAATCTAGAATATTCTAGGTATAAATCTGCAAATTCAGGATTAATATTCTTTTGCTTCTTTACAAGGTCTGCACCTTTACTTTCTGTCTCTTCTTTCTTTTCTTTGTTCCAACCCTTTGTGTTAAAACCTAAATACTTTAGAAGGGGAACAACATCATCAGTACTGCTCCAATTAATATTACACTTTGATTTACTGGAGGTATCTACGTCCATGAATAAATCTAACTGAATAGCTTCTCTGATAAATTTCTTATTACCTAGATTTACAACAAAGGTATTAAGAGCATCTATTGTTTTCTGAAGATCGGTACAGTTTCTTTTATAGATTTTCATCCATTTGTCTTCATCAATTTTAACTCCACAATACTCAAAGTAAGCAAGAGACAAGACTGCACTACACTCTATCTGTAGAGCAAGCATAGCATTAATAGATTTAAAATATTCTATTTGAGCATTCATAATGTCACCTAAATGAATGACATCATTAGCACCATAGATAATTACATCTTCTGTTATACCTACATATTTAATAGTACCTCTAATGGATTTATCTATGTTTATTCCAAGATATTTATATCCTAAAGCATCAAGAGCAAAACTTAACTCATAATAGGGATAACTAGGTTTATCCTTTGTTGCTTTTGTATGCTTTATATGATAGGGAAAATCATACTTTTGTTCTTCATATTCCTCTGGAGAAACTGGTATTCTAGGAAATCCAAAGTATCTAAGCATTTCTGCTATCATGGTATCATAGCACTTTCTTATAAAGATACCTATTGCCATTAGCATCTTTGCATCATACTTAAGATTTTGTCCTACAAGAAAGCCCTGTTCTATAACTTCTTTATAGAGTAAAGGATCTACAGTTGTACAATCTACTACAATCTGAATCGATTTATCCATCTTTCCAAACTGCATAAGTAGCATTTTTGCTATATGACAATCAAGTCCTGTACCTTCAGTATCAAACATGAAGATTTTCCAGGACTTAATCATCTCTATAGATTCTTCTATTGAAAGTGGTTTATAATTTTCACTTTCAAGTATAGACTGTTGCTTAGATACAAAATATATCATTCTTTACTATATGCTATCAATCCATCAAAGTCTAGAACATACTTAAACTTATTGAAGAACTTTGAGCCAAGTATTCCATTGACTGTAACTCCAGTTTCTTTCTTAATGAAATCAAAGGCTGCACTCATATCCTGAATAACATAAGGATACTCATATTCCTTATCTTTATAAGACATCTTGATAGTACATACTCCAGTTTTCTGAGCATTACCTTCAAGCCCTAAGATGTTAGTTTCTACATCAAGCATTTTATGGTCAATGCTCTTTAGGATATTGCTATCAATAACACAATTATTAGAGCCTGTATCAAGGAGAAAATTAATCTTCTTATCTCCTTGACGGAATGTTACTACTGGTAATTCTGCAAGGTCCATTGAATTCTGAAAGGACATTGCATCAGGATGAATGTTGAGAAATTTATGAATAATCTTTTTAATCATGCTTTTTATTTTAATGCTGTGTAAATAGTACAACCTTTAGTTTCAATACTTATAGGTAACTGGTCATCTGTTATCATATATTCTGTAGTGTTATGACTAAACCCCATATTGGTTAGAATATCATCACCATCAAGTTCTTCCAGTTCCTTGGGAACATCCTTGATAGTGATGTTTCCATCTTGATAATCTAAGATTGCTATCTTCATGGTGTTACTTTATTTAGTTCCTGTTGTTGAGAATCCTCCTCTATTTTCTTTTTCTGGAAGGTTGTCTACTTCAATAATTTCAATTCCACTAGTGAACATCCACTTCAGTTTCTGCCACATTGTTGCCTTCTGACTAAGCTGAATTCTAAACTGACATATTCTATCATTAATTGCTATTGTAGTATTTCTAAGAGCTACTGCTTGGAACTTCCACTCATCATTAGGTCCATTATATCCAAACTCTCCACCATCAATAACTCCATAGGCATTAGTCTGTAGAACACCATAGTTCTTGAAGGTACCACTTCTAGCTACAACATTGGCTTCCATACCATCAGGTAACAGCATAGCTACTCCAAGAGGAATAAGAGCTGTACTAAACTCAACTTCCTTTGGTTTACCTTTTGATACAGTCTTTGTGACTGGTGCTTTCAGTGTTACTTCTTCTGCACTTCTAAGGTCAATCCAATCTCCTTTATCAATAATTTTAGGGAGTTCTACATCTTTACTAAATCTCTTAATATAAATCTTCTGTTTCATTTTTATTTTTTAAATTTGTTTGTTAAATCTACTTTCATATATTCTCCATTAGGGAAGTGTTCTATCTGATAGAACCTCTGATTGGTAGTAGGGGAGTCTAATCCTCCTAACTCATGGTCATAGTGACCAAGCTTCAGATAGTCCAGGTATTGAATGATGCCTAATTTATCCTTTGGTATCATATCTAAACCACAATACCAGGCAGTCTTTACTTTCTTATAAGCATATTGGAATAACTCAGTCAGGGCATCTATATCATGCTCTCCACCAAAGAGGCATAGACAGGTAATACCTTTATGCTTATCTAATAGACTCTGTAACTCTTCTATAGTAAGAGGTGTACCTTTATCTTCCCATAATTCTCTGCTATGACATCCTTGACAATGAATGGCACAACCAGAAATAGATACCCCCAGAGTTATCTCTGAGGGTACTTCTGCAAATACTTCTTTGCAGTATAAATATTTCAGCATACTTTATTCTTTTCAGTAAATTCTCTTTTAAGTCCTTCTAACTGACGAGCTTTAGACCATGCTTTAATAGGTCTCAAGTATCCAATGATTCTGGTCCATAATGTTACTTTCTCACTACCACATTTAGGACATTTCTTGAATGGATGCTTAGCAATAAATCCACAATCATCACATTGAGTCTGAGGTACATTGAATGTAATATAACTGTTACCTACCTGTACAACATACTCCAATAACTTAGTGTACTGCTCTTTGCTGAGGTTATCTTCTAAGTTAATATGAGATGCCTGTCCTCCATCAATAGACTTTGCAATTTCTCCTCCCTGCATAGCAATCTTATCTAGGACAGATGTATCATCATGGGCATCATAGATATATGAGTTATATAGATTCTCATCATCTGGAACCCAATAACCATCTTCTTTATCCCAATTATAGTTCTTAACTCCTAAAGATTCAGCAGGCACAAGTTCTAAATTGAATTTGAACTTCTTCTCTGAGTGCTTTTTGTTATACTGCTTGATAGTATTAAGAACCCAAGAAGCAAAGCTCATATATGCCTCATTATTACTAACTGTAAGTCCAAGGAATCTTGCAGCTTCATTAAGTCCATTAACACCAATGGTACAATATAGCTTGTCAAAATTAATATAACCAGCTCTTGTCTGAGGGAACATACCTTGTTTATCCATATTGTAAAGACCTGTCTTATAGGCTTTCTGATAATCATAGACTCTATCAAGGATGTTTTCTAGATAAACCTGTAGGCTTTCTTTGTTAATGTCATCATTAATATCTGGAATACCTGTATTTCTCCAATCCCTAACCCAATCCTGAACAATTCTATTAAGATTAAGAGTCATTACATTACAACTACCAGTCTGTACTCCTGTAAGACCTGTAGTAGAAGAGAAAGTATTACCTGTAACCTCATTACGTAGTCTACAGCAAGATGAGATACTATCTGCATTCTTGGAAAGATATACAAAGAAAGAATCTCCTTCTGCCCATTGAGTGGTGATGAAATCCTTATATTCCTTATCAAGAACATCATTCTCATCTGTAAGGCAACATACAGTCATAACAGGAAAAGTCAATAATGTCTTAGTTCTCTCTTCATTAAGCCATTTTATGTATCTCTTCTGAAGCCAGTTGACTGCATCCCAATGAGGCTGAGTACCATCAGGGAAATAGAAGTCATCAAACATTGTATGCCAATAATAACTATCAAATACATTGAAGTTAGTGAAAGGACATTGATATCCTCTGTTGCCTGCCGGTTGGTTAAGGTAATGAGTTACTGACTGAAAATGCTGGTCAATAATCATACCAATAGTCTTCTGTTCTTGATTATACTCATTGGTAACTACAAGGTCAGGCTTCTGCCAATAGTTTAATCCCCATTCTTTCTCACAGAAATATGAGAAGAAGTTGAAAAATTCACCATAAGCTCCAGCTCCCTTCTTCTGTGCAGAAAGCAGGAATACAAGATTCTGGAACTGACCACAGAAAGAACTCAAATGATGTGGTGCATGATTCTTTGTTCCATCAACATTGGTTGTTCCATCTACAAGAAGGGGGTAGAGTGTATAGGCACTACAATAAGGCTTCAAGACAGGACAACTCTCATCATGCTGATAGATGATATGATGCTCCAGGTCTTTTACATACTGGTCTCTATATGGGGACTTAATCTCAGCAAGAAGTTCCTTCATCTGAGACCTTTGTATAGTACGTGACAGGTCTTTATAAAGTTCTCCTTCAAGAGTTGCAGCATTCTTCTCATTGGTATTTGCATTGTCATCTGTATTTGAAAGATTAGTTGCGGAATCATTTGAGTCTGTGTACTTATGAATATACTGTAGCTTAGCTTTAATCAATCTAGCTTTTTTATGCTGTTCTCTATAAAGCATATATGCCTTACCTACAGGAAACCAACGCTTACACAGGAACTTCTCTACCTTATCTTGAATACATTCTACAGGGATTTCTTCTTTGACAGGATTGTCCATGGTAGCAAGAGCACCATTACCAAGATTGTCAATAAACTCAGTAATATTCCTTCTGTCCACCTCACCAATACTATAGTTACATGCTTTAAATGCTTTAAGGATTGCCCCTTCAATCTTTTCAGGATTAAATTCCTCTTTAGTGCCATTACGTTTTATTATTAACATTATATCTATTATTATACAGTTAAATTATTCTTTTACTTTCAGACAATCAATGATATTAATACCATCCTTATCAATGCCTTTTGGTACTTGAGGTCTAAAGTTCAAGTAACTCTGAAGTTCTTTACCAATTTCAAATGGATCTCTGTACTCATTACCATTTTTATCAACAAGAGTACCTGTCATTTTAGTAAGAGGAAATTCCCAAACCAATGGTGTTAGAGATTCTTTGTTCACTACAATGAACCTATAGTTTTCTAGAGTGAAATCCTTGAAATATGGGTCATTCATAAGATTTGCCTTCAATATTCTCCAATAGAGCATACTTTGTACGAGATATTTCCATTGCAAGAAACTGTCTTGAAAATCCCATTCATGATGTCCACTGGTTTTAAGATCAACTGGGATTATTTTCTTTTCCTCGTAATCTACTATAGCCAAGTCCATCATGCAACGATAGTTTACACCTTCAAACCTAGCTTTAAACTTCAACTGATAGTATCTCTTGATAGGAGACAGAGGGTCATTGTCAGCAAAATAACCTTGAGTTGCAGGAGAAGTCTTTAATGCCCTAACCATATTAATAACCCTATCATAAGTAGGTCTATCTACAACAGTTTTAGAGCCAGCCTGTGTCTTTAGGTTATAATACATAGCAGTTCTTTCAGAAATAACTCTTACTCTGGTTTCATCCCTCCAATTCTTCTGCCATCCTATCTCATTGATTACAGCAAGGATAACATCACTTGGAATATATGAGAACAATTCACAGGAATCATGATATCTTTCATATAACATATTTGCTACCTGTTGTTCTTTTTCACCTATGGAAGAGAAGTCTGCAACACAATATAACTCGTCAAACTCTTCTTTAGAACCAGTAATAAGACAATCTACCATAGAGCCTTCAAGTAAGGACTGTGTGGAAATCTTATCAAAGAGATGGTCCAGTTTATTAAAGCCCTCCCTTTCATATCTTGCAAGTGTAGAATAACTCAATGCAGAATCTGCTCTGTATGTGGGTTCATCTACTTGCCAGCTAATATCTTTCAGTTCTTTTTCTATTTTCATTAATCTAAATTCTTAATAATGTCTATTGCTTGAAGAAGCTGTTTCTTCGTGAAAATCTCAAAGTAAATACTATTAGGATAGTTTGATTCCAACCATTTTCTGAATATCTTCTTCTTTAAAGGATAGGTGTTGTTCTCAAACCCCTTCATTTCTATAATAATAAGATGATTATTGTACTCAAACATTAAGTCTGGAGTATAAGAAATGTCTATGACTTTCTTACTATCCATCTTTAACATCCTGGTACTAGCATCTTTATTATAGAAAGGAACATTTGGTCTGAAGCCTTCCCAGATTATGAACTTCTTAGGTTCATACAGCACAGGAAAGCCTTGTTCCTTTAGAGTTTGATAAGCCATCTTCTCCAATTTACTCTTGAAGAAGATACCATCATACTCTAAAGGAGAGGCATTGATAATCTTTTTATTTTCTGTTCTGCTTCCTTGCATTCTCATAAGGTTTTGGCTTAGCAGCAGACTTAACAGCAAGAGATGCTACCATTTCACGAAGCTTGATAACTGCTTTCTCTAGAGTATAAACCCTTTTCTCCAAGTTCTGATTAGCCTTGAGAAGATCATCTATCATTGGACAATTATCCTGAAAATCAAGAGGCTTTTCCTCTTCAACTTCCTTCTCTTCAATAATACCCTCTTCAAGGAGAATTGGTACTAATTCTGGCATGAACTTGCACTCAAGATGATGGTGCTTTGTATGACCATTTTCCATATCATGAGACAAGTCCAATACTATCATGTCTCCAAACTCTAACTCTTCAGCAGTCTCCTGCATAAAATACTTCTTCATTTTCTTCTTTATTTAAAAAATTATACTCTTTATACCATTCTACACCATAGCCATAATGACCTTTGAGAATATCATTTATCTGATACCATAGGTCAGAAGGCATTTTGGTGTGTGTTCTTGCATACCACGATGGATGCTTTATCTTGATAACATGGTTATACTTTGAATTGATGTAAGGTTCAAAGCTCTGAGCTTCAGAACCCATCAGCACATAGACAATACCACTATCATAGTTAGAAAGATTTGTGAGAAAGGATTTGATGAAAGGTCTCCACATAAGTGAATGAGATCCTATTTTACCTGCCAGACAGGAGAGTGCTGAATTTAACAACAACACTCCCTGAGCTTCCCACTTCTCCAAACTGGGGTCAAAGATAATATTTCCATGTGGACGAGTGAAGTCAATAACTGACTCCATAAGAACATCTAAGGATGGTGAATAATTACATTCAAGAGTATCACTAGAGTTTCCAAAGGCTACGCCTGTGGCTGTAGGCTTACCATTCCTAATGTCAGGATAAGGATCTTGTCCTAAAATAACTACCTTTAAATCATGCAAGGAACATAAAGTAAAGGCTTTGAATATATCTTTTATCTTAGGGCATATAACTTGTTTTGAATTTACTAATCTTTTAGTCAGTCTTTCAACTTCCGCTATGTCTACAACTTTACACCAGTCTCCAAAGTATTCCTGTATTGTCATTCTACTATTTCATCTATATAGTTTAAAGCAGTACCAAGTAACTCTTCATTAGTAGTAGAGATAGATGGAACATCTGTTTCTTTTATAATAAAAGGAATCTTTTCTATCAATACCTTTACCTTTGTATCACAGTTACTGCTATTGCTCTCATATAACATACTTCTATGAAAGATAGGAGAACTAAGATAAGTTACTGATAATGCTGTAGGAATAATCTGATTGATAATAAATCGTTCTACAGTATTGCTTTTGTTTATAAATACTTCAGGAGCTACTCTAAGTATAGGCCTGATAAACTTGTACCTAAAAGGATCTTGCTCATCATCTCTATATATCTTTTTTAATTCCCATGAAAGCATTACTATTGGCTTGAAGTTCTCATCAAAGATGGCTCCATAGGTTCCATAATATGCCTTTTCAGGGTCACCAACAGTTACTAGCTTTCTCAAATGGGCATTTTTATACAAGACTGTAAATGCATCTCTAATACTTGCACTTACAGATTTAAATGATGAGTATCCTCCATTATTATTCAAATTTACTACCAGTGCGTCTATCGGTTCTTTTTGCAGAATCTTGTTTTCCAATATAGGAAGAGAATACATAGCCATTGTTGGGATTTCAATGTTATCTCCTGTTACAGGGATTAGCATATAAGAAGACTTATCTGTAAAGCTTATGCTTCTACTTATGCTATAAGTATCAGCAGCAACACATTCAAAACAATAAGAAATTGCAGTTTTTAAATCTCTCATTAGCTTTCTGTTTTAAATAACATATTCTGAGCATCATACTCTGTAAAGAAAGGCAAATCATAAGGAATGATTGGATCTAACAGATTAGCAATGAAGTTTGTAAAGAGATTAACCATTAGTGAACCAATCATACAAGCCAAATAGGTAGTCTGTTTCCTAGAACATACTGTAGCATCAGCTTTATAATCAGCAAACAAGAATTCTCTTTCATATCTGTCAATATTATACTGATCATCCCCTTTGATACATAATATCTGAAGAGTGTCCATACTTAATCTTCCATCCAGATATAGGCATTTATTTCTTTCTTCTATTGATTTATTTGAAATATGATTGCACCATGAATTAAAGAAAGTTTCTCTAGCCCTCATATTATCAAATCCACAAATCATAATATCTCCAGGTTCTTTGTCTGAAGTAAACTTGTCTTTAACAGCCAATACCTGTTTCATAGAAGTATAATTATAAATCATATTGGCTATGGCATCTACTTTAGATTCTCCAATATTATTATTACTGAATAACTGACCTGCCATATTCACCATCTCTACATTATCATCATCATAGAGTGTTAGATTTGCAGGAATCATTCTTGCTAACTGAAAAGCTACATTACTTCCAATACCCCCAATTCCTGCAACAATGATTCTGGCTTTCTGTATCTCATTAAACCACTCTGCACCAGAGAATCTTGTAGTTGATTCATCAACAAGAAGAGTAGGGGAGTTAAGAGGAATCTTTGCATCATCAGGTGTATTATTCTCTGTAGTAGTTACTGGTTCCTCTTCTTCTGGTATTGATAAAGAGTAAAAAACATCTGTTATATCTCCTCCTTCTTGAGCTATATCTACAGCCACATTTTCTACATTAATATCATTACCTTCTCCTTGGTTTTCATCGTAAGTTTCTTCCTCCTCAGATTCTTCTGAGAGACCATTATCTTCTATAATCTCATCAAGTTCTTCATCAGAAAGAGATATATTTGTTTCTTCTGTTGGAGTAGAGTCCTGAGGAGAACTATTAGAATTCTCTACTGATACTTCCATATTTAAATCCTGAAGAATATCATCAATATTATTCATATTTACATCCATAAATTATTCTACAATATTTAAAACGAGAGCTTCATTGTAAGCTTCAATATAAGGATTTACATCTATAAACTCCATAATTTCATCCCTCATAGCCTGTGCTATTCTACTTTGAAATATATCACCACTTTCAAAGATAGCGTCTGGTACATCAGAAGTATCAAAGTAATCCAATGTATGCTGTATAATGAAGTCTCTCCACTCACTGAAAGCACCACATGTATTATGCTTACATTCATATATACTATATTCTCCAAAAACCTTTATATAAACATTCTTCATGTGCTTTGTAACCCATTGTTTGAGGTCAAACTTCTCAGGATTAATAATCAGATTACATGTAATCATGTGGACCACAGCAGCATGAATCTTCTTTGGATCTGGCTGCCAATCGTCAGTAATAGATGGATTGAACATGTGGCCATCCTTATATGGTTTCTCTGGGACTTCTCTGTAAGAGGTATCACCAAAGAGTTCCTGTTCCTTAGGTACTGGTTTGCTGTGCATCCAATCAAAGAAATGACCTGTAGGAGCTATATTAGATGAATCCCAATTATTCTTTCTTTCAATAGCTTTCTTCTTAGCTATCTCATCAAATCTAGCATCAAGATACTCTAAGGTATTAGGAACTTCATGCCTTTCTACTTCAAGATCAAAGTACTCAATAACTTCTTTTTCTACAACCTTAGTAGTCTCTGTATTATCATGTTCTACCTCTTTAGAACCATCACCAAAGAATTCATAAGATGTACCTAACTTCTTAACTGTTACTTCTGATTTAGTCTGTATTTTTCTGGTAATTGCAGCATAGTACTTTCCTGCATTGTTTACAATAAGAGATACAAAGCAGTTTCTTTCATTACCTTCTTCTTTCAAGGTATTCAAATCTGTACCACTTGGTTGAGTTGACATCTGATGATGTGAATGAATTAATTGCAAATCACAATCAAACAACTCTATATTCTCAGACATATATGCAGCTACATCCTCATTCATTGTAAACTCTGTAAAGGTAGCATTACCTAAATCCATAGGATAGATGTCCTTACAGGTAATTACCAGGTCATTATTCTCAAAGGAACCTTCATGGGTTACAAACAATACTCCTGACCATTCAGTACTAGGAAACTTTCTAAGCAAGTATCTTATCTTCTCTTCTACATTCTCAGGAACAATGAGTTTATAGATAGAGGATCCTTTCACAAGCTGTGGTAGCTTCTTGGTTTCTTCTGTTTTTATTGTTGTGTTCATTTTTATATCTGAAATTAATTGTTCTAAGAATTTTTTGCAGTATGAACATAGCTACATTATTACTAATAACTGTAGTCAGAGTTACTTCACTGCCTTGTTTGTTATTAATAATGGTAGTACGTATTTCCTTACCTTTGAATGTTAATACCAGTTTGTTTTGGTATTTACTAAAATTATTAATATTAAAACTATTATAATCACCTTCATTATAGAACTTTCCATCAGCAACAATAACTTGTTTTAACATACCCTTGCTAAAGCAGTTATCCAAGTTTCCTGCTATAGTACTGTAATACTTGTTATAGAAGTCAATGAAGGAATTACTAATATCAATAATGTATTCATAATATGGCATACTCCAAGTAAATACACTATTCATATATCCTAAAGACAGATGGCCATGTTTCAGATAATATTTAATAAATTTTTTTAAGTCATCATTTGTAAATAAAGATAGAAAATCTGCTTTACTTGTATAATTAAAGGTATAACCTGTATACATGATATCCAAAGATACATTTCCTATGGTTTCCATTCTATGATATGGACCGCCTGATATTGATTCTACAGTTACATACATGCTTAGTTCTTGACAGAACAACATCCAGGTAGTTTCATCATATTCATTTTTCAATGTTCCAATAGTACTGATTATTGGACCTCTACCTAAACATGGTATTTGGAATTGAGTGAAGTTATTCTTTGGTATTGTATTGATATGACTATGCATGTAGTTACTTAGGAATTGCTCTCTTGTGTAAGTAGCCCTATTAAGTCTAAAGCCATTGCACTCATAAGGAATTGTACCATCATTCTGAATTTCTATCTTAGCATAAAGGTCTTGGATATTTACAGACTTGTTATAGTCATTAGTGACAGTTACTTTAGGCCACCATACATAGATAATGAGTCTTTTATCTTCTAAAGTAGTCTTCAACTCTTTTAATTGCATCTCTGTAATATTAAAAGATAGATTATACTCTTCTTCTGCTGCCTCCTTTGGCATAAAGGACTCATCACATATCTTTGCAAGTAAATACTCTTTGAATGATGATAGTTCTCTTCCTTGACAAGTCTGTATATCTACAAAATCCTTACCAAAGAACCCTTTGAATATTTCATAGATACTTAAAGGTTTTTCAAAGAGGTGCTGATATAATTGATTTACTGTATATTCCATAACTTTACTTTATTTAATTGGAAAAATAAAGGGAGCAGAGATTATTTTCTACTCCCTTACACAACTAAATGCCAAACAGTTATGTATTATACTCCAAGCTCATCGAGCATATCATCAATATCATCATCTGTAATACTACCGTCAGAAGTACTTACTGCCTTCTTTGGTGCCTCCTTAAAAGGAAGCTTTTCCACTGTGTTCTGTTCTTTCTTTGCAACTTTAGTGAGATATTCAATATCTGTACTAAGTTCCTCAAGGTCTACAACGGAGAGGACTTCATTATCTACCAGTATGGCAATATGAACATACAAGGAATTTACAGTAGAATCTACACGAGTATCAGTAATAATATCATCAACATAGTCAGGAAGATCCTCGTCCTCTGTATCAGGAGTTTCCTCCTCTTTAACCTCAGGGGTAATAATATCATTATTCTCTGTGTCTGTAGACTTATCATCAAGTGTCTCTGTTACTTCTGCATTACCATCCTGTGCAAGGAATACTAACAAATCACTGGTAGGAACCTGTGTGAAGTTTCTACCAAACTCTTCCTTTACTGCATCCTGGAGGTTATTGTCCTTAATAGCCTGATACACTTCTTTTCTAGACATAGTACCAGAAGCAATATTCTTCTTGGTATTGGTAAGAAGGATAACCAAGTTATTAGTAGGCTGTCCCTTATACATTACATTCTGTGGCAACTGAGTAGCATCATCAAGAAGCTGGGTCTTAGAGATACCTTCTGTAAAGGTCATACCATTATAGTCAATACCAGCAGCTCGTAAGTCTGCTTTCAATTCTCCAAGTGTTGTAGCACTAGTAGTTACCTTACTTCTCTTCTGAGTCTTTGTATTTGCGATCAAAATTTCTCTTTCCATAATCTTTGTTTTGTTAATTGAATAATTTTTCTAATTGTTTGAATTGTGTTTTGTCTTCTAAAGCTTTATAGTAGTCACTAAAGTCTTTCTGACTGCCTAAGTTGGGAACAATATTAGTAAAGCCAGTACGCTTAGCTAATTTTTCTCCATCTATCTTGCCTGCTTCATCAGTATCAAAACTGATAAATATCTTCTTGTATCTCCTTTTTAGTTCATTAATGGTAGTATCAGACATTGAGTATCCTTCACCCTGAAGACATAGGGTTGGTATATGTAACTGACAAGAAATAACCAATGCATCCTTTAAAGATGAACAGATTACAACTCTATCACCATACTCTGGAATCTTTGTCCATAAGCCTATAACAGATGCATTCATTTTGGAACACCATTTGTAGCCTTTGGTATTATATGGCTGATATAATTTTAGTTGTAATTGTCCTTCCTTTCTTTCTACATAACAATAAGCATACTTATCTGTAGGGAAAGTATACTTTTTACTCTTACCAGTTATAGAATCTTTTTTAGTAATAATCTTATAGGAGACAGGATATATCTCTGCATACTTTAGCCATTGCTTTGAGATGCCATAAGATGCCCAGTACTCATAATCATACTCTCTCCAAGGTCTGACCTTCACTTCTAACTTGGTAAGCTGATTGGCCTCCTTTCTAGTGAGTGTCTTAATCTGCTTAGGCTTAATGGTTACATTATTATCTTTAATCATCAAGTTACAGATTTTATCCAGAGCCTGATTAAAAGTACAGTTCCAATACTCACATAATAAATCAACCAATCCTCCCTGTACATTATTATCTCCAAAGTCCTTATACATTATATGATTAGTATTACTCATATAGATGCTGAAGGATGGGTGGTTGTCTGTTCTTAAAGGAGAGTTGATTACACAAGGGATTTCAGTAATCTCAGGAAACACAGTACATAATACCTGTGTTTCACTGAATTTACTGAATATCTCTGTCTTTGATATGCTGGAAGAAGTTTTACCTACTACCATAAGATTGTTACTTTAAAAGGGTTAATTCTAGGGTTTAATCCCAAGGCATATCACCACTGCCAGAAGCAGTACCTGTCTCTACTGGTGCAGCATTGAGATTAGTTGCCTGTACATTATACTCTGTAAGTTCCTGCACAGCAAACTCTGTTGAAGCATAAGAACCATTATCCTTTGCATTTGCAAGGTCTTTCTCCAATCGTACAAGAGCCTTAGAACCTGCATAGTTAGGAAGAATCATACCATTACGTGTGGCAATAGCCTGATACTGCTTACCATCATCTGTGGTACGTACACCATAGAGAAGCTTTACCTTATTATTAGGCTGAAGAGCAATAGCCTCCTTAATCTCAGAGAAGTCACCCTTAAAGTAGTCCTTGATATGCTCAAGACCAAATACAAAGTCATCTGTACTTTCTTTCAATACCCAAGAACCATTGACATAGTTGAAGGCATCACCTACACAGAGATAAGGCTTCAAGAAGCCAATGAGGTCTGCTTCACCTACACAGGCAATACGATAATCAGGAGCAATCTTTGCAGGATTTCCATTCTTAGTAAAGAGAGGCTTGCCTGCCTTAGCATCTTCTGCATTAGCCCAAGTAACATTACCAAACTTATCAATAACCTGTACTTTAGTCTGGTCTTGATTATATGCAGGAGCATTACGCAGGGTAAACATCATTCTGTTAATCATCTCTACACCATTACATGTATCTGGATCTGTCTTTACAATAAATGTAATACGTGCCTCCTTGCCATTATCAGTATCAACAACATACTCAGGATCATTAGCAATCTCATGTCCATAGATATCCTCAAGTTCTTTCTTTGTTGGGTTGACTGCTACTACAAAAGAAGAACCTACACCTACATACTTCTTAAACTCCTGAGCTTCTTTTGACTCCTGTGTCTTGCCAATAGCAAGGAAACTGTAACTATTATTAATCATCATAACTGTTTGTGTTTAAAATATTATTTGTTATTATTATTTACTATTTGCTTGTTTATACTATGATTACTCAAAGATTGGTGCATCAGTAGGTACATCTTTAGTCTCTACTGCCTGTGTATCTTCATTCTCTGTTCCTGCGTTAGTATCAGGCTCCTCAGTTGAGGTCTCCAAGTTATTCTCTTCACTTGGGGATGCTGTTTTTTCACCTGAAAAGGACTTTGGTTCTACATCCTCTGGGTTATCATCTGGAATAGATACAATAAACTGCTTCTTATTTTCATCATAGGAAACAATATCTGTAGGAAGATACTTGGTAGTCTTCTTAGGCTGACCATTGGCATCTACACCAGGCTCAATAACCTTCTTTACAAGTTCCTCTACACGGAAACCTACTACCTGCTTAATACCTGCCTCCAATGAAGCAATCTGAGTATCATAGTCACTATACTCCTTATTTAAGGCTTCAATTTTTGCCTTGATTTTCTCACGCTTTACCATAAGTGGATTACAAGCCTGTGCTACACGCTTAACTGACTGAAACTGATCAAATGAAATTCTCTTTTCCATTGTTTTAATTTTTAATTGTTATTTATGAATTGAATGTTTTTTGTTTAATTTGCTGTATCAAGGAAAATCTTACTCATATCTACTTTAAGATTACCATCTTTATCAGACTCTGCTACCTGAAATACCTTTTCTCTGAGATGTAATGGTCTAGAACCTCTAATAGCATTATCTCCACCAATAAATGAGATAAGAGTCTTATTATCCTTACGTGATACATAGCCAATAGCATCTGCTTCTCCACAGATGATGTCACCTGTTTTTCCTGCTAAATCTACAGCCATTTCTGTTGTTTCTGTATCATCTTTCTTAATCTGCTTATCTTTGACATGACATACAAGAATAAGAGTATCACATAAAGGTTTGAACATATTAATCATCTCTTTAAGTGCCTGTCTTGTGTATGTATAGCCTGCACCATTTGGTAATTGTCTTACATCAGCTTTAAGGTCAATAACCTTATTGCCATTTTTATCTTTAAGGATGTTACCAATCTTATCTTTTTTATAACCGTAATTAGCACCCATTGAGGTTTTTCTGTAAAGAGCTGCTGCATAGACTAATGACATCTCTTCAAGTCTTGTAGCATTATCAATGGTGATAAAGCGATAGAAAGGCTTACCTCCATTCTCTTCATTCTTCTGTGCAATAAGATTCTTGATTTCAAAGATGTCATTGGCACTTCTAGCTTGTACTGCCATTACATCCAATGCACGATAACCATCTTCCAAATCAATGATAAGATTGTTATCAATACTTGCCATAAGCGAGCTTTTACCACTCTTAGGGCGTCCATACAGTACCATCAACCTAGGGTTGTAGTCTGTAGCTTTCCTACGTTCTGTAGGCAAAACAATGTTACTCATTTTTAACTTCTACTTTTTATTAAATTATTGGACTGCAAATATACCTATACAAAGTTGCATAGGCAAGATGCTTTTAATTATACTATGAAAAATGAAAAGAATTACTTAGATGTACTCTCTTGATTCTTTTGAATTAACTGATATACTTTATTAAGGTTTTCTGTATCTGTATACTTTGGTAAAGGAGCAAAATAGTTAGTTGCACCATCAAAATATAAACCTAAGACACCATTACTTTCACCTTCTCGATTTAATACTACCTCTAGAAACCTTGCATAGCCTTTGAGTTTAGTTATGTCATACTTAAGAAACTCTGGTAATTCAAAAGCAAATGGATTTGTGATACCAATCATTACAGAGCAGTCTTTGCCCGAGTTTTTCGTATCTGCTAATCCTGCTAAATTTGGTCGAACTTTTTTTGCTTTGAATGCCTCAAGGCTTATAGTATTATCATTTTGCTGCTGAATCATAACAGGAATATAATTAAAGTGATTACGAAATACCATAAAGTATTCTGATAATTTATCAATACATTCCTTAAGATTCAAACCACGTTCTAACTCAGAATTTCCTGCATGGTCCCAAAGTATTTCAACATATTCATCGGGGTCTTTTGGTTCATAATAGTCAAATACTTCTTTTTCTTGCTCAATCCCAGTTTCCTTATTCTTTATGATTATCTTTTTTCTATGAATAGTACCTGCTTCTTTAGCATAGTTATTCACTACTTTCCAACAACCAGTTGGATTTCTTTCTGTAATAAAGTGAACATGATCCTCAAAGAAGTTTAATATGCTTTTATACTCCAGACTATTTAGTATTTCAAGTATCTTCGGCTCAACTACATTCTCTTTATTAATAGATTGTAGTTTCATAGGAGATATTCTGATTTTCATATCAGAGAGAATATAGAGAAGATGACACATAAATCTTATAGTTATCTTCTCGGGAGTTTCTTCCAAGGGAAAATAGAATATCTTTATCCTCACTTTATCAGGATGGTGATAAGCATAAAGTATAGGGGTATATAGGAATAAGTAACTCGTTAACTGTGTTTTTCCTGACTTACTAGCACCACTAATGAGGTAGTATTTACCTTGTTCTATTCCAGGGAAGTCATTTCTAAAGCACTTAAAGGGTGAAGGTATACAGTTAATTCCACCTTCTAGGATTCTCTTTCTTCTTTCTTCAAGATTATCTAGTACTCTTTGAATTAAACTCATAATGAAAATGTTATTTTACCTGCTATTGTTTCTATGGTAAATGTTGAACCTTTAGTAGTTCTTTCTGCCAATTTACACATTAACTCCTGTAGAGTAGGGTAGTAGGTATTAATTGTCTTCTTTAATTCATTACTAATCATGCTCTTTCAGAAGTTCTTCAAGGTGTTTCTTTTCATTAAGGTACAGTCTGGTGTACTTATTATAAACATAAGCAATACAGTTAGTATCATTAATAGGGGTATTTTCAAATGACCATTCTTTACCTTTAAGAAGAGTTGCATAATACTTTGTATACTTCATTAGGAGAGTATAAATGAACTTATACAGCTTAATCTTAGCTCTACATTCTGCAATTCTTTCAGCTAATACAGGATCATCTTTATCCTCTTTTGACCTAACAGCTTTTCCTGTAACAATAACATTAATAATACCTTGCCAATGATAAACTTTTACTCTTGGATTAATTTTATCTGTCATCCAATCCTGTATTTCCTTAGGCATTGAGTACATTACATCCATAGGAATCTTCAAATCACCTTTAAGAGTTACAACAGTTGCTCTGTCATTGAACTTCTGTACTTTCTTGTACATTAGGTCTTTAAAACTTACTTTCCACATAATTATATTCTCTTTAGTTTCTACTATTCATTAACCAATCATCACCATCTACAATAGCAGATGGAGTATCTTCTGTCTTATTCTCCAAGAATGTAGCCAAGTCTGAGATTTCTTCTACATGAACTTCATCATCAGCCATCAGCTTTCTATCATCTTTCATAATAAAATACTTTGCCAGACGCATTCCTCTATATCCCTTAGGTGCATAAGATGCTACATATCTCTTGGTGGCATCAATAATGTCCTCATCAGTAACATCACCATATATAGTGAGGAATTTCTTGAGTTTATTCTTAATCTCTGTCTTGTTACATCTAAAGTAGAATGGAGATGCAGTACCATTAGCATACATCATCTTCTGTTTAGGGAAGCACTCCTGTACCTTAGTAGCTAGAGCTTCAAACCTTTCATCTTCAGTATCTATAAGATTCTTGATGGTATCTTTCCATTTTGAATCAACACTCTGTCCCATAATACCTAGAACATGCCTATTAATCATGTTGTCAAAGGTACATTTATAGTTTCCCATACTTACAGCTGCTGCTATAAGTGCTTCCTGTAAGGTGAGTTTATTCTTTAGACATGTCTTTTCATCTAATGTTATCTTCATAATTAAAATGATTTAATGTAATCTTTTTGGTGTTCTATATGTGAACTTATTGTATCAATGGCTTTACTCATTTCAAGACGTGCTTGAAATAGCTTGTCTTCATACTTTAAAAGCATTGTTTTAAACTGAATGAAAGCTTCTTTTTCAGCCTTGGCTCTAGCAATTTTCTTACCTACCTCAATGTTGAAAGTGTCTCCTGCAATCTTATTGAGTCTTGCGATACCTATAGTATTGATACACTGATTTGCACCAGCTTCCATACTTAAAGGTGTACGGAAGTATGCCAGAGCAACAACTACACCTTTTTCCTCATTTACTTTATAGGTAATGTCTCTAAATTGAAGTTTGAGACATTCCTTTAAATCCTCTTGAATATACATATTATTTAAAGTTTAAATGTTATCTGTTATTCTCTATGATAGTCATAAACATGGAGTCTATACTATCATCCTTACTTGTTCTAAGAATAAAGTACTTCAGTAGCCTCATGTTCTTATTATCATCTTCAAAGGATTCTACATACTCCTTTGTAGCCTTAATTGCTTCTTCTTCTGTAAATATGAAGCCATACTTAGCTACTAAGGTTCTTAACTTGAAAGCAATAACTGTTGTATTGTCTCCCCAGTTATATGTGGTTCCTGGTTTATTGCCTTTAGGATATATGTCTTGAAGCTTCTTAGCAAGCTCTTCAAAGTTAAGTTCATAACCCATTACCTTGGCATCTGATTCTATAAGAACCTTAGCTATTAAATCTCTTGTATTGTTTGAAAGTACCATAGAGTCTTTATCAAAGAGATTCTTACTGATAATACTTTTCTCAACAAGTTTATAAAAATTCCCTTTGTACTTGACATCACAGTACCCAAATAGCATTACAAGAAATTCACCAAGGGTAAAGTTATTCCTTTGCAGTATTTCTGTGTCTATTGTTATTTTCATGTTTCATATCTTTATAAATGCAAAAAGCACAACCCAATGAAGGATTGTGCTATATTATTTAATATTTTTGTATAAACTTATTTAATTCTTTTAAAGAATGAATCGTATGAATGGATTCTTCTTTAAAACTTTCTATCATAGTATTCACTATTTCCTCTTCTCTTGTAGCTTCATAGTAAGGAAGGATGATAACTGGAGACTTATGTCTAAGTGACCTACCTACACGCTGAGCACTACAAATCTCTGAGGAAGAATAATTAGCAAATACAGCATACTTACAATCTACCAGATTAGCACCCTCATTGAGGACATTGACTGATACTATATGATTGATCTTCTTGGCATTGAAGTTATTATAGATTATATCTGAGTCTTTGTTCTTTGAATGAATGCTATACTTACCTAGAATATCTGCCTGCTCTATGGTCTTACAGAAGGTGATAGTTCTTTCTTTATCCAACCTTTGAAGAATAGATAATACAATATTATTCTTCAAGTTAGCTAGATATTTTATTCTTTCACCACAATCAAACAGCCATTTATTCTTCAGAAATTCCTGCCTGGTTCTCATATATCTGTTCTTCTCATAAAGTATCTGAGAATTATACTCATTTACTTTCTGTCTAGGAGTACAGGATATAATGGCATGAACTTTCATCTTTCTGTATTTCCAAAGTTCATTATAGTTGCCATGGTAGGTCTTTCCCTTTGTTCTAGGATTGACTTCTATGGATTCTGTAGGACGAATATTATCAAGCTGAAGAGGGTAGAGGATAATCTGAGGTTCAGGAAGAACTTCATCCTCAATGGCATCAACTATACTACAGGTTACTACTTCTGCTGCATACTCATATTGGAAATATTGCTTGAGTTTCTTAGGAATAGTAGCACTCAGTCCAATGACATTACCATAAGTAAGAGTACTAAAGAGATCCAGACGCTTATCACTATTAAGATGGTGACATTCATCCATTACCACAAAATCAAAAGATTCATACTCATGCTTCTTCAATGATTCATAGCACTCAATGGTAAGGTCATCGACATTGATTCCTCCCCATTTCTTAAACTCATCTTTCCAAGTCTGCTTATGTACTGTCTTTGCTACCAAGAGAAGCATTGATGTATGCTTCCCTTGATATTTGGTTTCTATAAGATAGTTGATAATATCTATTGCTTGTTTAGACTTACCCATTCCTGTAGCCAACTCCAACAATAAGAAATCAGACTTTTCCAGTTTAGTCAAACATTCAGTATAAACTTCTTCCCTTGTCATTATTAAATGATTTATTGATTATGCAACTGACTCATGTGCTTCCATTCTTGAAAGTTCTTCATCAGCTTCAAGGCCCATAAGATAATCTTCTACCTCCTTAGAGGGAAGATTAGCTATTACCTCTTCAAGGTTAGCTTTCTCTTCTTCCTTGATTTTATCAAGGGTAATCATCAGGTCATACACACATTCTCCAAGAGCACATTTGTACCCATCAGAATAATCATCCTTACCTAGTCTCTCTTTCCATTGAGAAAGTAGAGCATTGATATTTTTCTCTGCAATCATAAGGCTTATAAATTACGGATTACTTGCATTAAACGCTGTCAGATGCTTCTAGTACTCTCTACACCTTCACCATTCTTTCTGTTCCTTGAAACATGCTTAGGTGATGCTGTAAAGAAGCAAGTAGAATCTGGTTTCTTAGATACTACAGTATACCAATGATTAGCTACTGCCTGAGGAGATCTCCCAATGCTTTCTGATACAATGAGAAAACATTTTGTTAAATTCTGAGGGAAAGCTCTCACTTGCCGAAGAAGTCTATCTTCCTCTTCAGCAGTCCATTTTCTGTTTGTTCTGTTCATTATTTAAAGAATTTAATTATATGATATGTATGTCCAAGCGACATACAGACTATTACAAACTAAAAAGCCTCCCTTGTTATCACAACAAAGGAGACTTAGCCGATTTTTCACACACAATTTGCTTATGAATATTATCAAAACATTTTTAATACCGCTGTATTATCCACATAATAACTAATAACTAACAATCTTATAACTTCACAACTTTAGTGACTGATGAGGGAATCCAACCCTCAACCTACAGTTTAGGAAACTATTGCTCTATGCTGTTGAGCTAATCAGTCAATTAACTCCCTATGAAAGGGAGTAGGAGACACATTAGTTCTTCCTATTGTGTAACAAGTGAATAGCATACAAAGGAATAAGTACAATCCATACACAGCTGAACCATACTTTCTCAAACTTTGTATTATCCCACTTGTTAATGATGTACTTATAGGAAAGAATACCTACAATTACATATAATAAAATAACAATAAACCAAATCATACTTAATTAAATATATCTGTTTTAAACTTAGTACTCCCTACAGGATTTGAACCTGTGACCCCTTGGGTATAAGCCGAGTGCTCTAACCAGCTGAGCTAAAGGAGTAAATGGTTCTTTACTATCTTCACAGACCATAAAGAACAGTAACTATTTATCTTTAAGCGAATATAGGGGTACTCCATATAGGATTCCAACCTATAACCTAAGAATTAGAATTTCTTTGCTCTTGCAATTGAGCTAATGGAGTAGATACCTTCTGTACTTCACAGTAGAGAAGGTCAATAATTAACTCGTTTTTGACCAAATTCCTTCTCTAAGGAATAGTTATTAATTTAAATTATACTTATTGTGGCCTAGAGAGGTCTCCAACCTCTTGTGCTCAGACTAAAGAAATCCATCCATAGTTGAACTACTAGACCTAATAGCTTCTACTGTCTTCACAGATGGTAGAAGCAAACATATTCAATCATTTGTCTTTTAAAATTTAGTGCGCAATGACTTTAATCAGTGCAAATTTACGTATTATATGGATTACTACAAAACATCTAATTTATAATCTAATCTCTTCTTAATAGAAATGTGAAATCTTCTTAGGTCTAACCTTTTCAATAGTAAAGAAAATTGCTTGTCCTTCTACTATATGTCTTAAACCAAACTTTAAACATTTCCACCAGCTTCTAGTACACATAAGTCCATACTGATATACAGATGGAAATATATGTCTCTTATGAAGAGTATAGAATGTGATATATCTTTTCTGTCTCACCATAGTTCTTTTTAGTTAAAGAGTCTCTTACTCTTCATAGTAGGGTAGTATCCTGTGAAATCTTCAAATACTACTTTACCTGTAATCTTGTTGAAGAAGCATCTTGCCATCAACTGTGCATTTGTCTTAATGTGCTGTTCCATATTAATCTTGATTTTCTAATTTATAACTTACTTGTGCTCCTATAGGGAGTATAGCAACACCACATAGAATCTTGAGATAATAGTTCTTATCATCTACTCTAGTTACTGTTGCACTCTCTAAACCTCTATTTGGAATCTTGGGGACTATATGGTCACCTACTTTAAATATTGCTTCCATGAGTCTCTTCCTCCTGAAGTTTAGTATAGTTTTCTACTAACTTATCCATGATAGGATTAAGTTTTTTTCTGAATGCCAGGAAGCATTTACTTCCTTTCCTTAGCTCATCCTTGATGTCTAAGGTTGCCTGTTCTTCTACTGTCATAATGATTTTAATTTTAATGAATAGAGAAAAACAGAAGAGCAATAACCATTCGTCATCACTCTCTGTCTAACCCATTTCAACCCTTTAAATAATAATAGTGGTCCTAGAGGGTTATGATCCCTCGACCTTCTGCTTATGAGGCAGCTACTCTGACCACTGAGTTATAGGACCATATACTAAATTATTTATTTCATAATTGTTCACTTCTGAATGCAGGATCATACTTATGGGCCTTACAAGCTTTTCTATTTGCTGTTACTGGAATATTAATTATCCTGCACTTTGTATTTGGAGCAGGATAATTAATACAGCTCCAACAATGTCTTTGTTTACCTTTTGCCATTGTTGTAATTCTTTAGATTTTTCTTGAAAGGAATTTATCCTTGAATCTCCAATATGTATAGTGACTATAAGAATTATAATCTTCTGCCTGTTCATATTTACTAAACCATACTACCCAAAATAAAATAAATTCTATTATATTAAGAATAGGTAGCAAACAACTTAGCAGCATTAACAGTGCAGCCCAGAGAGGTATACCTAACTTTTGAGCATGTTCCCATCTAAATTTATCAAGTCCTTCATCACTATCTACCCATGTATGTTTTAAAATATACATTTGTATAGTAAAGGACAATAAACCAATTATAATCCAAATCATATACTTTTATTTATTTCCCATTTTACTTACATCAAGAAATACACTTCCATTTCCTCCTGTAATAACAGTAGGAATGTCTCCTTTCCATTTCTCAATCCACTGCTGCTTAAGAATCATAGGAGTCAAAGCTTGTGTTCTAAGTCTATTAGCTTCTGCTTCTGCCTGAGCCGCAACTACCTTCTTTTCTGCTTCTGCCTTTACTACAGCTAACTCATTCTGAGCTTTCTGGGCTTTCTGAATAGCTGCATTCTTCGCATTAACTGCTTCTACAATAGAGTTAGGATATTTCAATCCTGAGGTAAGTTGCTCTAGCTGAAAATTCTCTTTGAGTAATGCTTTAGAGAGATGTGCTTCAATAGCCTTTTCTACCATATCTCTATTAGATACAATCTCATCAGTAGTATACTTATTAAGCTGGATTCTGAAAGCATCTTTTACATAATTAAAGAGAGTTCCATTGATTACATCCTTAAGCTCTTTTCTATACTTTTTGAATACCTGAGGAGACTTACCATCAACAATCTTCAAAGAGATAGTTGGATCAATACTGAACTCTGAACCATCCTTGGCATTAATCGTGAATGCAGGATAATCAATAGTCTGTACATAGGTTGGATACTCATAAACCTGCTCTGTAAATGGGTTATACCATACAGCACCTGTAACTAAAGATACATCGTCTACACCCTTGTCAGAGCCATAGAGATTTACTTTAATACCTTCACAGCCTGCATCTACTCTTTCATATCCACAGGATGTCATACTCAATATGACAATCAATGTCATCATACATGTAATTACTTTAATCTTCATTTTCACTTGTTATTTATTAATTTGAATAATATTTCTCCACCAACCCATAGAACTGCTATAAACAGGAAGGCTCCTGCAATATTAGCAACAGTATTACTTAAAGTGAGTAATTGAGTAATAACAGTTAATACTATGTATAAACATAACACTAAGCCTATAATTTTAATAATAAATTTTTTCATATTTATTCTATTTAGTTAGTTTCATTTATTTCTCTTTTCCAAGTTGCAAGGACATTAAGTAACTTCTTTGTACTTTGGATTAAGGATGTTGTATCAGATGATTCTGGACATAGCTGCCAGTTCACTAATTCCCAACCTTCAGCCCCTTCTTTATTTAAAGTCCTTTCTATATTTATTGCTAAGTCTCTAGAAACCTTAAAAGTATAAGCTTCCAATTTGTATTTATATTTCTTCATATACTACTTCTCTTTGTAAATATTACATGTTCCCTCATAGATAGTGTTAGTACTGTAAATGTCATTATATTGTGAAATGGAAACCAATCCATTTGCCTTCATTTCCTTAAGAATTTTATCGTACACACTTTCTATTGCTCTTCTCTTCAATTGCTCCATGCCAGATTTGTCATGGCGATAGTATTGCATTTCAAAGTTTGATATTGCAACTCTTGAATGAAGTTTAACAACTTGTGGCTTTATGTATCTAACCTCTATCTTTGGTTTGATGCCTAGTTTGTCAGCTAGCCATTGTTTCCATTTTGGCTTTACATCTTCTCCATCCAAACAAACAAGAAAGATGTAGATAAAGCTCATACTAAGATATAAAATTGTTATATTCATACGCTACTTCTTATCGAATTTATTACCAACTCTTTCTATCTTACCAACTTCCAGAACATGTGGAAGCAAATAAAGAGGTTCATTCTCGCTGGCTGCCACAAAAGCATAGTCCTCTTCTGCCCAAAACACTTCGGCTGTAGGCTTATACCCTACGAAATGTATTAGGTCGTGCTCCCAAATTTCATTGCCTTCGCAGTCTTTCAGTCCTGTGAACTGACAGACAGTAGCAGGGTCTACCTGATAAGTGATATTTCGGTTCAGCATACTTTCTTTCTGGCGATTTTCGATGATGTATGTATTACCATTCTCTTCGTAGAAATATCCGCAAACCCATCCTTTTCCGTCAAGACGTTTAGCCTTGAACTTGATACTTTCTATCTTCATATCTATTTTGCTTTAACGTTATACACTCCATCAATTACCTCCACATCATAACAATCTGGACAATAATGCTTACCATCAATCATTTCCCAATCAGAGTAGTCACTAATATCAACTTCTTTGTTGCTGAATAGAGCAGAGCAAGTATCTGTACCGCAAAATACTTCTCCGCATCTATCGCAAACAATCTGATACATTGTTATTGGTCTATACATAAGCTATTCTTATTTAAGTTCTACTGGTTCATCCTCCCAAGATAGTTCTCTTCCGATAAGTTTCTTGATGCTACCTGATGGAAGACCTACATAAGAGAGCATTGGTATCCATATACAATCATGTGCTCTATAAGGCTTTCCTTCATAGATAGCTTCAAGTCCACTTTTATCAACTGCTACCCATGCCATAACTTATTCCTCCAATTTTGGTCTCCAGTATTTTTGCCCGCAGTACTCTTCCCTACATAGCTCTCTACTGTTCTGATACTCACAATTAGAACAACTTCGCTCGCTTGGATTCCACAGCATGAAATAAATTGCATTACGAAAACCTTGTTCATATATCTCTTGTTCGAATGCACCAAAATCATCCTGATAAGCTCCTTCTTCTTTTGCTTGTTGAATTATTTCATCTATTTTTTCATTAATTTCCATAACTATTCCTCTTCTTTTATACCAAATGGAGTTCCATCTGCAAATGTATATTCTTTAAAAGCATCTGAATAATTAATATTATTATCAACATCTGTTATAAAACTATATTCGATTTCTCCTATCAGTTTAGTATATCCAATTGGTTGATGCTTTTGCATTTCATTCCAGCACTCTTCTGCGTCCTTGAAAGGGCGATATTTTGGTTCTGGTTTGACGCGAAAAGCTTGGGGATTATTTATAAGAGTTTCAAGAAGTATCCCATCCTCGTCACTATTTATATCTACCCATTCATTAACAAGAGCTGCAAATTGAACAGTTTTACCTTCTGCTAATGCTTGAAGAATAGGCATTATTTTATCAATATCTTTTTTATAAATTTTCTCCATACTCTAACCGTTTAAATTATTCTTATAAAATTCCGGAACTTTATTAACTTCCCACCAAGAACCTCCTTCATCGCCACGAGATACAATCCATACCGGCTCCTTAGTATCTTTATCTTGACAATATACTGTACCTTGAACTTCTTCCTGCATGAAGGGAGAATCTACTTCAAAATCTAAGTCTTCTAGAGTAGTGTAGACTCTACAGGAAACAGCATCTCTTCCTCCACCATAGAATCTAGCAGCAAATTCATAATCATTGCACAAGTCTATTTTGAGTATTTCTAGATTGTTCTTTTCGACAATTTCTAGAATTGATTTTTTAACATTTATTTTACACATTATTCATCCTTCAACTCTTTAAGGGCTTTGTTTAAATACATTATAGCTTCAGTTCTTTGAGAACTTATAAGCCAATTCATAGAGTTCAAAATCTCAATAGAATTGTTAATGTATTCTTTAGAGTTTTTTATACTCATTGTTTATTCTCTTTATGATATTTATGAAGTTTGTTTAAATCTAATTCCATTTGAATGACTTCTCCTGTATCTTCATCAACAAAATCTTCTTTATAAATATTATTCATTGTTTATCTTCCTTTGTATTACATGTTGCTTGGTCTCCTTCATAATAAGGAGCGCCAACTTTAGGTAATATATAAGTATTCCTATTACAGGAACATTGCATTACCCAAGGTGCGTTTACCCTTCCACATCTGGGGCATATCCATCCTTCTTGTGCCATATTCTTTTTATTTTTTAAAAACTACCGCAGAATCTACTGGTGTATTCCCTTCATACGTGATACGTAATTCAGTTTTACCTTTATATACATCAATTGCTCGTGGTCTACTATTTATGTATCCAATAATAAGTGTTAAGCCAAGTATAAATCCTACATAAGATATTATAACACCTATTTTTTCATCAGATTCATGTATGATTGCTATTCCTAAACAAATAACAAGAATTACAAGAAGGATTCCCAATATTAACCAAATTATCATATTTTTTTTGCTTTACCCTCTCCATTTTACAGGAGAGGGCGGTTAATTAATCTTTTTTCGGCTTAATACCCCATGCAAGGCATCCGAATCTAATGTCTGTATCAATGTTTGAGCCATCAAAAACTCTCTCTTCTCCACAAATAGACATTAGGGTAATACCTATAGGCAATGAAGGATAAAGATATAGTGGAATCAAACGAAGTCCAAGAGTATTTTTCTCGTTGGCAACCCTCTTATCAAATTCCTCCTTTGTAAGATTTCCCTTGTCTAATTCAGATTGCAAATAAGAAATTTCTTCCTCAATATCTTCTTCGGATTGCCAACTTCCAAAATGCAAAGCCTTACACTGACTTTCCGTAAGAGCATTCCAATCAATATCTTTCTTAAACTGTTCTTGAACTTTTTGCCAAGCATCATTGAGACTTTCCTTTTTAAATTCTTCGTTCCACTTTTTATATACTTGGGTACACGCAATTTGATTTGCGAGCCATTTTAAAGTATTATTAACTTTGTTTTCTAATGAAATTTGTTCCATATTACTTATATTTATATATCCTTTACAGGATGGTTAGTTACTAAAGCTCATCAAACTCTTTTTGCAATCTCTGTTTTGTTTCATTCAGAAGCTGCTTGAATTTAGTCTCAAATTCCTTATCACACTGTGATAGCCCCCAAAGGGCATCAGCAAGTTTACCATTGTATGAATTTGAAGACATAGCTAAGAGTTCATCTACTTTAGGAATCAAACTCTTGGCTAAGATATTTGCTCTTTCTAATTTATCTATATTCATATTACTATCTATTTATACCTTTTAAAGGATGGTTAATCAACTAATTCTGCTCCGAGATAGTCATAAAAAGAATCATCATGACCTTCCGGAACAAAATCTTTATGCCATAATTCCCAAGGGTCTGTAGCATACCCTCTTTGGTCTATATAAGGGTAATTTACATGATGTATTTCTTCATATACATTATTTCGATATTTTACTATCCACATCATACTCTATCTATTTATGCCCGAAGGCAGTTCACTAATCAGAATCACGTTATCATTTGTTACGTTGATTCCCTTAACTATCTCTACTTTGTCTCCATGCTGAAAGCAGACCTTTCGTTTGCCTAGAGAACTCAATACTTTTGCTACTTGTTCTGATGTCATATTTTTAAATTATGCCCGAAGGCGGTTAGGATTTAACTATATAAAGTTGTTCATAAACAGTAGATTTCACAACAATAGGTTCATAACCTAAGTCGTTATCATCTACCTTGATGGCAATTTCCATATCTCCATCTTCATCATAAACATCTTGAAGTTGTTGAATAAATTCACTTATAAGCATACTATTACTAATGTAAATAAATATTTTTATCACCTAAATCTTTTAATACTATATCCTTACACTTTTGGCAAAGAAATTTGTTTCCCAAGCCTTTGTCAAAACACACTAAAGAAATAAAATCTTCTGGTTGGAATTTGTGCCCACAGCAAAAGCAAGTCTTTTGTACTGACAAATTAGAACTCTCACGCAACTCTTTAAAATGAGCAAACGTCCCAAAGTAATGTCCTTCTTCACACCCTACAGCTTTGTAGACTTTCTTAGTTATTTTTACTACTTCCATACCTACACCTCCATTTCGTGATTAATACCAAGACCGAAGAGAAGATGCTGTAAATCTGACACATTATTGATGTTACTACGCAACAGATTTCTTCCTATGTAAGCATTCCAAACATAACCAGTTTGGCTTGACAAGCCTACTCCTGCACCTTCTTCATTTGGAGACCAGTAGAATCCATGACTAAGTTTCCATCCATTTTTCTCCAAAATCTCTGGAGTGAGAGGAATCGGATATAACACCCCAATATAATCATATAGATTTCCATCCATATCTTCTAATGATAAGGCATTGTTTGTAGAGCAAACATATACTTTTACATACTTTTTTATTGTGGTTTTTGGTATATAGTGAAAAACCAAATCTCCTGGAATATATAACTCATCCATACACTTTACTTTTCTAAAGATGAATATATCCATTTACTTCACACAGAACCTTTTCTAGCAGGTTCTTTAGAATCTTCAATTCATCATTTGAATATGTAGCTATAGGATAACCATCAAGGGTAGTATCACCAAAGAAACTACGGCTTATCTTTAATGAGTATTTATCCTTTTTCATTGTTCACCTCCTTCCTTTGGAAGTAAATCTTCAATATAGAGCCAACGAGATACGTGAGCACCTTTATACCATTCTCTCCAAATACAAGCATCGTTACCATTTGGCATATACTTTATATGATGATAAATAGGCTTTCCATACTCATAGGTTGTTTCCAACAGGAGATTCTTCGCTCTCTTTGGCACTTCGCTAGCAGGATGCCACAAATCTTTCAATAGCTCATTGACAGCCCACTTAGCACCTGTAATAAATGAATTTTCAATTAAGTCAGTTTCTGCATCAACTTCTTCTTCAAAGCATTGCATGGGAGTGCCAAGAGTACTACCATGCATAGATGCTATAAGCTTAAATCTGTGAAGGTTTGCAGCTTCTTCTATTTTCTTATCGTCTATCATATTTTTTTTAATTTATAATGACCTCCACGACCAGTATTGTGCTGGGGCTAAGAAGGTATATGGGCATAAAGCCTTAACTTACTTTTGCTCATTCTGTGTCGTGGAAGTTATATTTTATTTAGATTTTTTTTTGTACCTAAAAGATGCTCGTTGCCTTTATAAGGAATACACTCTGCGTATATTTCGCCTCCTACTGCATGATAGAAGTCACGTTGTTCACCACTTGATGATACACGATGTTCTGTATAAGCATATTGGCACAATTCCCACCCTCTATTGTTGTATTTCCCTATGTATTTCATCAAACACAAGTCCATAGGCTTAAACTCGCACTTTGGCTTCAAATCAACAACTTCTTTCTTTCCGGCATCCCAAGCCTTGCCTTCCTTTGCTAGAGCATTAAAGAGATGCTGTTTCTCTTCTTCTGTAGCGAACCTTGTTTTACTTTCTATAATAGTATTTGATGGAAGAGTGCAATCGTAGCTATTTTCCAAATTACATATATGCAAATTACTTCCCCCTATTGGCTTATAACAATAACATATATCTATGTTTTTCTGAGGCTTTTTGTTTATATAAATAATACCACTAATCCCGTCTGTTGCATACAATATATCCCCATCCTTGAACTCTGGCTGAGTCTTCTCTACTTCAAGGGTCTGACGATTGAGTTTACCATCCAACTTCTCTTCGAGATCTTCAAAATAATTTTCAACATTGCCTCTGTCATTTATTTTACTAAAGTTACTAGTATAATAACTTCTATCAATTACTAATGTTCTATCCTCATAAGTACTTAGGCTATATTTACCTTGAAATTTAGTATAATTTTCATCTATGAATTTTTCAAAGATGACTCTTTGTCCTACCCCTACAAGAACATCACCTTTTTTCCAACCAAATTTATACCAGTTACGCATTTCCTTTGATGGAAAAATAATACATTCTCCACCATCAAACATATTGCCAAATTTAATTAATGTACATTCTCCAGACTGTGTTAAACCAAATTTTGAAGTACAGAAGTTTATTTTAAAAATTTCATCTGTTACTGCTTCAAAACTACATTTGCCATGGATCATAGAATACAATTTAGTACCTCTTGGTTTATCCCTTAGGATTTCTGCTATATTAATTTCTTTCATACTCATTATTAATTATACCAAGCATCACTTGGTGTAGTTGTTGTATTATAGTTATTAGTAGAGTCTGAATCAATAGGATTCAGACCTACAAACTTATTCTCATATTCCCTGATTTCTTATTTAAGTGTTATTACTAAAGCTGAGAACATAGTTAGTATCAGTAGTTCAAAGAGAACTACAGGATACCAGCCATAGAAAGTTACTATACCATGAATAAGCCAATTAGTATAATAGCCTATCCATGTTACAGTAACTAATATTAACGCTATACATATAATAGCTGTAATCTTTATATCCATACTAAGTATTCATAAGATTCATAGTATGCTCATTATATGCCAATGAGTACTGAATGTTATACCACTTGAAGACCTGAATAAAAGATCTATTCATCATATTATTCTGAGAGGCAAATCTAAGCATTGCCTGTAAATCTGATTTATCCATATTATCTGTTATTTAAAAGGTTTTGTAACTCTATCATCTCATCTTCAGATAACCAAACGTCTTTCTGATTAAGATATAGATGATATACTTTATCTTCTTTGATTATTTTAATCATGTGCTAAATAAATCTAAAACATCCTGTGTTGAGTATTCTACCTTAGATGCAGGTAGTATAGGCTTCTTTATTACAGGAGAAATCGCCTTATATTCTAACTGCATCTGAGATAGGATTGAGAATATATCAGTACTATCGCCAATACCATTGGTACTGGCATACTGCTTTACTTGTGCTAAAGTAATCATATTATTCTAAGAATATACTTAACCTGAGCGTCTGTAAGAGTAAGGAATTTATCCTTTAACTTCTTTATAGTATACTCAGGTTTGAACTTACTTCCCATATAGCAGTTTGCTTCATAAGTATCTGCAATAAGAGAGAGTAGATTGGTAAGTTGTCTTGAATCCATTACTAGTTCTTGTAAACAGTATTAAGTATACTCTTGAAATTGAGATTATTAATAACAGCCCTAGCATCATCTGAGTTTTTAAAGAAAACATCACCAGCACCTATAGAATTATTATAGTCCACATAGAATCTATCTTTATGGTAATCAAATTTAATACAATACTTATTCTCTTTAGAATTACTCCAGTTTGGTTTCCAATCACCATTATAGTACTTAGCAATATTCATTAATTGAGAAATAGCAGATACTCTATCTCTATAACATTTTAATACTGAGACATTAGTGAATTCTTTAAAATCAAAAGCTTCATATATAGTACCATAAGTAAGTTCTTTATTTTTAAACTTAATTATACCATTGACTAAATTACTCTTTTCTGTATCTATTTTCATTCCTTTAGGAATATCAATAGTCAGTTGATTATCTTTTATTTCCGTATTGTTTAAATCTACAAAAATAACAGATTGCTTATCTTTTCTATAAGCACATTTACCTCTTCTAGATTTTAGGGGTTCATCTAAACAAGTTGTCCCATTATTAAAAGTACAACCCTTACAAGTTTCAAGACTGGGAACTACTTTGTAAATTTTACCTTTATAAGTAAATATTTCACCTACTTTTCTTTCCATAATTCAGTTATATTTAATGAGGGAGATATACGAATTGAACGTATTTTGACTACTTGATGTACCGACTTATTACTAATAATTTACTATTAGTTAAAAGCTTTTACCTACAATTATCTTGTGTTACCTTTTCATCTTATCACCTGTACTATATATTCATGACTATATAGGTGTCTCCCATTATATTATTAAGAGTAATATCTTTGACCATTCCAAAATAACTTTCTGGATGCTATAGACCAATCAGGTCTATTATTCATCATTCTGAATTGATTGGCCTGCTTGTAAGTATCAAATTCTCTGATGATATTGCTTGTACTATCTAATAAAAGTATTGGTTTCATTATTAATTCTTACTTAAGTTAATTTTTAATTCTTCTAATTCCGTGAGAGCATCATTAAGAGCATTATGAGAATTATTATTTTCTATAGTTTTCCAATCTTTTATAATCTCTTTTGCAGTTCTAATGTCTCTTGGTTGCCAGAACTTCCAAGGGGTATCTATATTGAAATATTCACATAAATCCTTAAGACAAAACAAATCCATAGAACCTTTAGTCCATACTATAGAATCTTCTGTATTATATCTTCTAAAGATATAGTTTAATTTTTCAACTAAATCTTTATAACTATTAGCAATCTGTGTAGGAAACTCACTTACAGGAGTATTAGTTTGTTGTATCCACCAAAGTAAAGTTTCTCCTGTAAATGTTCTATCACAAGTATTCCAAACATTAGGGTCTATTTGTATTAGATATTGATCTAATGCATTGAAATTTTTATCAGTTGGGATAATACCGACCTGAGTAATAGCTGCATTATTTTTTCTACCTAATGTTTCTATATCTATAATAATATGTTTTGCTGTTTTCATAATTATTTCTTTATTATTTTGTTAATAACTATAGGAGCAGTAGTATCAGTACCATAAGTATCTCTTTTAGGGATACTATAGTATCTAATATGATTTGTTCCTCTGTCAGAACTTACATAGACATGATTACATGAATCTACTTTAAACTTACAGGTATTACCTGGATAATATATTGTATATTCTAAGTAATACACTTCTCTGTAAGATTTCTTGATATTTGTATAGCAAGATGTAGCAATTCCTAAGCAGAATAATGCTATTGTAGCCATTACCCCATTTCTTTTTATATTATTAAGCTTATTGCATTTCATATCTATACATATAGATATAAGAAGAACAAGAAATATGACTACGCTTAATACTAATACTATTTCATAAAAGCTACTATCATTCATTTTATTTCCATCTTATAATATTAATAACTAATAGGTTTTGCAAGTTCTGCAATGCCTATTGTAATATATTGCTTGGATATTTCATTCAGATACTCTCTGGCTTCTTCTTTAGTGGCAAAACCTGCAAAGCATTTGAAGTTGAGAGTATCTAAATAAAGTACAAGGTAGTTGTAACTATTCATTAGGCAACAAACCATTTAAATAGTTTAACCTGATGGTTAGCCTTGCCAAAGTTAGCAATAATCGCCACACCTTCACAACCAGCTAACTTAGCTGCATCTAAAACTTCCTTGTCTGTATAGTCCTCAGGAAGTTCTTCTTTCTCCCAGGTAGATTTATCCTGGAAGTTCTTTCTTGATTTGAAATACAATGCTGTCATATTTAAAGGGTATTTGTTGTTATACTACTGCATACCAAGATTAACAATAGTCCATTCAATCAGAGTATTGTTTACTTTGATAAAAGGTACTCCCAATACTAGAGTGTCTATATCTGATGCTTCTATAGGATCATTCTCTTTATTGTATGCTGTTATAATAGCATCTAACAGTTGTTTTGATAATTGTACTTTCATTAGTTCAATATTTCTATAATCAATATTATCAATAGAATATATAATAGTCTTTTGTCTCTTCTCAGAAGAGTAATAATCTAATGAAGATATTGTATAATCGTCATATCCATACCCTTTAGGAGTAATAATATTCATAATTGTTTGAATATCTTCTTCTGTAAGGACTCCTTTAAAGGTAAAATCAAGTTCTCCGTTACTATTTATATAGATTTTCTCCAAAGAATAATTCTTAAATAATTTTAAAGCAATTTTCCTTAAGAAAGGATACTGGATGTCTTGAATTTCTTGAATGTTATGAAATATCATAATTTATATTATTTTATAGTTATTACCAAGCTTCTGTATAAAGAGGATTGATAGTTATATAATTAAAATAGTCACAACTCCAACCTCTATTATTACGTCTCATTGATGCTTCTGCTATATGATTCTCTTCATCAATTTCTTTATGTACTAATTGGGCAAAGAAGGTATCATTATCCATTTCCGTAGTAGCCTCTTTGAACTTATTTATGCACACTTCCCATGTATTTACATAGGTATAGGGTTTAATAGAGTTAGTATTTGCTATTGTAAGGATATATAGCTTTTCTCCTTTAGTGTTTTTTATCTGACTATACATAATTATACTATTTAAAGAGTTATTTACTTACTAATCATAATAATCCATTGGATCCATATCTCCAATATGTTCATCATAAAAGTCTTCTCTTTCTGCATTTCTTAAAAGCATTTTAAGAGTATTAGCTAAATGATTATTATCCATATCTTTGATAGGAATTTGTCTACCATCTTTAGTTGTCCAATAGATTGAGCCAGAGTTGCGCTGTCTAAGCCACAACTCCAGCTCTAAGTCTTGTATAGTTGCCTTTCTCATGCTATTTGTATTTCTACTTTATCAAAAGGACACTTAGCAAACAATACTCTTTCTAATGCTTCAAGACATACACAGGCTATAGAATTTTCTCTTCTAACACCTTTAAAAGTAGCTCCTCCATTTGCCTTAAAACATAGAATCTCATGTTCCTTAGGAAAACAAGATAACAAAGAAGTCATAGCAGCATCAGTAAGCCAATATTCTTGGTAGTATCTACCTTTATGAGTCTTGGACATAACAATGCTACTATGCTTCTGTTTAAGCAACTTGTCTGTAGCTGTTGGCTCATTCTTAGCCATAAATCCAAGACTATAGTTTGGATATGTATCAAAAAATTCTTTTACCTGTATCATTGTGATAATGTTTTTGTAATATTTAAAGGGATTTGAATTAAAATTTGTAATCTAATGCTAAACTCTAAGTCAAAAAAGATAGCTAGTTGAGCTTAAAGAGTAGTAGAGTAGAGGTGTAAGGAGCAGTAAAATGAGAGATAGAATAAAGAAAGTGTGCAGAATTGTGGATTTTTCCAAGTTCAAAGGGAGTTTGAAGGAGAAATATTCCACAATTCTTACACACTTAACTATCTAACTAACAACAACTTACAAGTTTATTGTACAACTATTTTTTTACTGTGCAATTAGATACCCAAATCAACATCTTCCCAAGAGTTAGCACCCTGCTTACACAAGCTATAATGTCCACTCTCAAGCTCTACTACCTGAAGTTCATCTTTCTGAGCAGCAATCTGCTGAGGAGTAAGAGGACCAAGCTTTGAAGAGAATGCTACAAAGCATCTACTGCTAGCATCATTAGGGTCTGTGAAAATACAGCTCTTGAAGACTTCGCCAGTTTCATTATTGGCAAACTCACCTACCTGCATTTTGCCCTTCATTCTAGCAAATGCCAACAAACTCCATGAATTTCTAATACCCTGCATTACTGGACCATTATTAGTAGCCATAATATTATCTCCATCTCAGGAGCACTGTTGTTTGTAGAGAACAACTAACTGACTGCAATATACTATTAATTCCTCTAGGACAGTCAACCCTATTAGAATCTATAAAACTCTATGAAGGATAAAGTATTCTTTATCCCTCCAAGATATAGGGGTGGTGATGTGTCCCTTGAATACTTATAAAGTTCTATAGTTTATTAATTTTACAATACTTATATTACTTATTATATTATAATATATTATATAATAGGTACGCGCGAGGGATTTCTATTTTGTTTACAAAGACTAGCTGTGATGTGTTGTTTTAACTTTAATTATCTAAGTATTTTCATTAGGTATTTGGTAAGTAGGAATCTTTTTTGTATCTTTGTATTGGCTATTGGTAGTAGCAGTACCAATATTCAGCCTATTAAGGTCTAGTAGATTTATATAGAGGTTTAGACATCGGGTTGTAGTCTATAAATAATAGATGAGATGTCCCCGGTAAGCCAAAAATGCTTAGACTATAAGCCTAGTGTCCACCGAGCTGCTATGGGAAAGAGGTTGAGGGTAAACGGACTTTAGGGAGACATAAAGCTCTCTGGTATGACAGAAGTTCAAAGGAGAGTGAATATTGACCGCCTAGGTGAAGTTTCTAAGTGATAACTTCAAAGCATTATATTTTTTTTGTTTTGTGGTGTCCGCTAGGGAATAATTGTATCCTTTTCAAAATAAAATCTTAAAATATTTTAATTTTTAATTTAAAATTAAGTTCTATGATAGAAACAGAATCCTACAAACAAAACGCAAGAGTTGTCCGTCAAGAAGGTAAAAAAGTAGCTTGGATATTATCAAGCAGACCTTCTAATAATGAGCTTTTACTAAAGAGTATTTTAGATGATAAACATATAAAGTACAAGTTCCAAAGACCTTTTTACAAAAGTATTAATGGTATTAAAGGGACTGCTGTAAGTTACTATATTGCACAATTCTGGTTGTCAAGAAAGAAGTTATTCATTGAGATAAATCCTTGTAATGAGCATAGAAATCCCATACATACAGACTTTAGAGTTTATAATGCATTGGATGTTTTTCCTAAAGCTCAATGTATCAAGTTGACCAAAGAAGATTTAAATACTCCAGAGTTTATCAATGATTTCATTAAATTAATTAAATAATATAATTATGAAGAAAGATGTAAATGTAAACTCATCTATAAGTGTTGATGAAAATCAAATGATAGATCTTAAGATAGAAATTAATCATTTGCCTGAGAAATGGATAACAGAGTATTTCACAACTTCTGAATCTATCCTTCACAAACATATATCTAAAATTCTTCTTAGTTGTATGAAGAGTATTGGTGCATCAAAAGTTATTAATGATGAAGATATAGTGATTAAAGAAAAATAGCTAGCCTGTAAAGACTAGCTATTTCTTTTTATTCCACCATATAACTCCTACCCAAAATGCTATACTTAGTACCCAGCCAACCCAAGCATTATTTTGTAAACAATGTACTGCTGCTCCTAACATATTTCCAAGTAAGACTAGCAAAGCAGAACCAACTAAAAGAAAGAATAGTACTTTCAGTACTATCCATACTATTCTCCCAGAATCTCTTTCTTTCATAATCTATGCCTTTAAGAATTTATACCAAGTAGAATATCCACTATACTTAATAAACTCCTTAAAGGTAATATTATTGTAGCACCAAGCAATTAAAAAGGCATTGACTAGCCCAAGGATAAACCAGGAGATAGAAACCTCTGCACAAAGCAGTAATACTGTGAGTGCTGTTGTAATATAAAATATAATAGCTTTCATATCTAATAATTAATAGTCCAACCTGTATTTCCAAATATAGTCTTGTAATTCAAGGCTGCAAGGTAAGTTGGAAACTTCCTTACCAAGCAGCCATAAGAATCATACACCTCATACCTCATAAGCCAAGCTCCTTACAATAGGTATTGTATTCCTCAATACTAACTCTCATGTTCTTACCAAAGACTCTTATTGTCTTGAACTTAGGAGTTACAACATCTCCTTTGAGTATTGGAACATCAATGGCAATCTCACCATTGACAGTCATACTTTTGAAGTGTGAATGCTTCTCTTCAAGCATACTGAGATGGATTCTTTTACTAGTTGAATAGTTCTCACTTGAGCATACAGCTGCTCTATTTATTCTTTTTCTTTCCATTTGTTAATCTTTTAAGTTACTACCTAATACTATCAAGTTATAGGAATGGTATTGTGTCTCTTGAATGCTTGCTAAGTTTTAAGATTCAAAAGACTAATGGTATTGTAAGGCTTGCAAAGTCTAGCTTTATAAGACTAGAAAGACTAGCAAAATGTACACTTTGTAAACCTTACCAAGTGCAAAAAGAAAGGAAAGTGTGTTTCCACACTCTCCCTACTTCCATAGAATACTGTCCAGCTTAGCTCTTGATGCATAGTATTCCTGAGGGTCATAAGCATCTACCCAGTTATACTGATTGTCTAGCGAATCAAGCAATTCCTCTGTTGCCTTATTGTATGAATCATAGGCTTTAAGAAGATTGTTATTGGTGTTTTGGCACACCATGAAGCCCGCAATCATACCAATTACCATTGATAAGATGCAAAAGATAATGATCTTTTTCATTGCTGTTGTGTTAAAAAGGAAGAGCAGGATTTCTCCTGCCCTTTGTTATTTCTCATATAGGCTGCATACTACTCCTATTGGAAAGCCTACCATAAAGAACATTAAGCTTGCACATACATAGATGCAATCATCTGTTATTAGAGCCATACTAATACCAAAGAGAAGAGCAAGCATACAAAGAATTGCAATTACTGTACTGAGATTTTTCATTTTTCATTCAATTTGATGTTAATAAAAAGGGAAGAGCTTTTGCCCTTCCCAATTACTCTTACAATCCAAGGTCAACCTCTTCCCAGGTATTCTCACCTTGCTTGCAGAGACTGTAATGACCTGACTCAAGCTGCACTACTTGCAGCTCATTCTTCTTGGCTGCAATCTCTCTTGGAGAGAGAACACCCATCTTAGATGAGAATGCAACAAAGGTTCTTGTCTCACCATTGGTGAAGATGCAAGACTTGAAATCCTCACCTGTCTCCTTGTTGACAAATTCTCCAACTTGCATCTTAGGACCAAATTGCTTTGCAAATGCAATGAGAGACCAAGAGTTCTTGATTGTTGAAACTGTTGCTGTTGCCATAGATAGTTGCCTCCTAGCAGGACTTCTTAGTGCTAGGCATTAATTCCTCAGGTGCTTTCCCTAGAGGCATGTATGCAGATGGTTATTTGCCGTAGAACTATAATCAGCAAATGAAAGGCTACTGTTCTTCACCCTCAGCCATCAGGATTGCAAATACCCCAGGGGGTATATCCCAATCCAAATTATGGTGGGGGTGGTGTGTGGTATTATCTCCACTCTTTATACACACATTATGATTTTCCAAAACTTGCCTTTTATACATATCAATATTTTTTTCAAAAATCACCTTCACTTTTCTTCCATAAAGTTTTGATAATTAGAAGAATAATTGTATCTTTGCACAAAGATTCAAGACTTAAAATAGTAAGAAATATGAAAGGATTAAAGAAATATATAGCAAAGCATGGCAGGCACTTTACTCCAGAGTTAACTGCTAAGGTTATAGATTGCAAGTGGAATGCTTCAGAAGTAGAAAAAGCTTCTGATAGAGTAGTGTACTATAATGTTTCAGGTGCTACTCTTGGAGATATAGTGTTCTTAACTAATCTATTTTCCTGTAGCTTCACTAAGAGGAGATGTATTAAGTATGCCTTAGGGATAGTAGGAGATGTTAATACCAATGGCTATGCCTTTAATGCTTGGTTATTAAGTAATGAAGATATTGATCTTAATAGGTATATATGAAAAAAGAGGAAACTTCACAGCTTCCTCTTCTTCTAATTTAAAATTATTAAAAACGACAAAAGAAATTACTAATCTACATCACCTAATTTATTAGCCCATGCTTCTGTGTAAAACCAATCATAGGGCTTATTAGGTGCTATTATTCTATGGGTTGCTGCCCATATAATACTAGGAATACCTATTACTATAAGGTATAGTGGACCTAGTAGTAAACTCTGTCTTGTATGTCCCCATTCATGTCTTACAGTAGTATCTGTTGCTCTAGGTGATAAGAATATATGATTACCTAGTGTTACACTACCACAAGACTTTCTCTTAATAAATACTATTGCTCCTTGGCAAGTACATGTGTCTAGGATTTCATCTTTCCTCTTAAGATACCAATAGTATATAAAGGCAACAATTAACTGAGGTAACTGCCAAAAGTATTTTAATATTTCTATCATAATTTCTTCTACTTAATGGTTATTGTTATCTTTTCTCCTTTTTTATAGGCTGTGTACATCTTGTTATACAGCTGTAGGAAGTAGTCTTTTGACTTAGTAACCTTACCTACAACATCATTCTTTCCTACTAAGATGCAGCCTTCAGTATCTGCTGCAGTGTTACCACTATGAATAAGTACTCCTGCATAACCAGGTACATTCTCTAACCTAGGCATTCTAGCACCATTACAGTTCTTTACATACCACTCCTTGGAACTATACTTAGGACTTGCTATATCCATTCTTACATTATAGGTACCTGAAGGAATTGCTGTAACAGCGGCTTTCTTCATTGCCTTTATTTTCTCAATGGGCATAGCACTTGTCAGTCCTCTGTCTTTGTCCTCTAAGGTATTACAGAAGAATACATCATCAACAAATAACTTACCAATGGTGTAACCTTCCTTCTTCCATTTTCTATCAACTACTAACTCCATAATTAAATATTTAATGATTTATGGTGCAAAGATACTAATAGATATGATAGTAGGAAGTTATTTAAGGATGGCTCTTAGGTCTGCATAACTGTGAGTGTTAGGTATTTGTTATTAATGTAATGTTGTGGTACCTTTGCAGTATTAAAAGTAGAAGATATGGCGAAGAATGTAAAATATATCTATCTAGGTGTTGCTATACTTATGGTAGTATTATTTGTAAGTATTTATGCTTTGTTTAGTACTAAGCGTAGTGCTGATAAAAAATGGAAAGAAGCAATAGAGAATGCTAAAGCATATAGTGAGTTGTTCAGTAACTCTGAGGATAAGAATAGAGCCTTTAAGCTTACAATAGATCAACTGAAGAATTCTAATGATTCTATCTTCAAGGAATTGAATGAAGCTAGAAAGGAACTGAAAATTAAGGACTCCAAGCTTAAGAGTCTTCAGTATGTTTCCTCTAGTTTCTCCAAGGTTGATACAATTACTTTGAGAGATACAATTTTTAGAGACCACCATGTGAATATTGACACACTGCTCTCTGATAAATGGTATTCAGTAAAGGTAGGACTTAAGTATCCTTCAACCGTAAGTATTGAACCTAAATTTATAAGTATAAAATATATTGTAGTATCTGCAAAGAAGGAGACAGTTAACCCTCCTAAGAGGTTCTTCCTTTTTAGATGGTTTCAAAAAAAGCAAATTAGGTTGAATGTTGATGTAATAGAGAAGAACCCTTATGTGCAGAATCAGGATAACAGGTTTGTTGAGATTGTTAGGTAAAGGATGATTTTTTTGTTTTGTTTTTAAGTTTTGAATTTTGTTGAGAGTGTAAACTAAACTGTGTCAAGCTACAATAAAAGTAGTTTAACACAGTTTTTATATTATGGACAACTTAGAAATTGATTACAAGAAAGCAGCTCAGCAGTTGCGTAGTGGTGAAGCCTTATTTGGCAAGGACGGAGCATTAGCTCCATTGTTAGAGCGTATTCTCAACTCAGCTCTCGAAGGTGAGATGGACGCTCATTTAAGTGAAGAGGAACGCTCTTCCGGCAACCGTCGTAATGGTAAGATGAGTAAGAAGGTTCAAACAAAATATGGTGAGGTCACTATAGAGACTCCTCGTGACCGAGACGGAACTTTCCAACCTGAGACCGTAAAGAAGCGTGAGACTATTCTTGCCAATGGCATGGCAGACCAGATTATTGAGATGTACGCCATGGGCACCAGCACACGTGACATCAGCAGCTACTTTGAGCGTGAGTTCAACACAACTCTATCAGCCGATACTATCAGCTCTATAACAGACCGTGTATTACCCGAAATCACCGCCTGGAAGTCTCGCATGCTCGATCCTGTATATGCCATTTGCTGGCTTGATGCTATCCATTATAAGGTAAAGGATGAGAATGGCAGAGCTGTCACACGAGCCATTTACAACATTCTTGGTATCAACAAGGAAGGCCAAAAAGAACTGTTAGGTATGTATGTGTCTAAGAGTGAAGGAGCTAACTTCTGGCTAGAAGTTCTTACGGATCTTCAGAACCGTGGTGTTCGAGACATCTTGATTTGTTGTATAGATGGTCTCAAAGGCTTCCCAGATGCCATCCAAAGCGTATTTCCTGAGAGTTCTGTGCAGCTCTGTATTGTCCATCAGATACGCAATTCTATCAAGTATGTTGGCAGTAAGCATCAAAAGGAGTTTATCAAGGATTTAAGAACAGTATATGGTGCAGTAAACAAAGACTCCGCTGCTGCTAATTTAGACCTGTTAGAGTCTAAGTGGGGAGAGATGTACCCAATTGTCATCAAGTCATGGCGTGACAATTGGGAACGTCTGACAGAGTATTTCCAATATACTCCAGCCATCCGTAAACTCATTTATACGACCAATACGGTTGAGGGGTATCACAGACAGGTAAGAAAGGTCACAAAGACTAAAGGGGTCTTTCCTACGGATAATTCTTTGGAGAAGCTTGTGTACTTAGCTTACCGCAACATCCGTAAGAAATGGACTATGCCACTGGCAAATTGGGGACAAATTTCTCAACAATTGGCAATAAAATTTGGAGATAGATTTAAAATTATGTAACTTTGCAGCCGAAAAGGCTTCCCTGCTGGGGGCATGCCTCCAGCAGGGAGTGGGAATGAAAGTTAAGAACAAGCCTTGACACAGTTTAAATTACACCCCCATTTTGTTTTCTCCCTCTGTCAGTGGACAGGGGGAGTTTTTGTTTTAATCTTCATCATCTGTATAGATGTTATTGATGGCATCCATCTGTTCGCCTATACACTTATCTAATAACTTAGCATAATGAGTAGTCATCCTGGTGTTAGTATGACCTAGCATTTTAGATACTACTTCCAATGATATATTGTTTGCTAAAGTTACAGTACTAGCAAATGTATGTCTTGATGTATGGAAGGTAATGTGTTTATCTATGTTACAGAGTATAGCAATATCTTTTAGATATTTATTAATGTCTGCTGCATCTTGTATAGGTATTAACTTATCTCCACCTTTATACTTTTCAAGTATCATCTTAGCCATAGGTAGTAGAGGAATCCTAGATAGAATACCAGTCTTCACTCTTTTCTTCTTTATCCAGATTCTACCTTGATCATCTTTCTCAAAGTGTTCAGGTTTAAGAGTCTTGATGTCTATATAAGAGAGACCTGTGAAACAACCAAAGAGAAAGAAATCTCTAGCCTTCTCAAATCTAGGAATAGGAGTATCAAAGTTTATGATTTTCCTTAGTTCCTCTTCATTGAGAAAATCTATATCTACTGGTTCTCTTTCTACCTTATAGTTAGCTATCATGTTATATTTAACATAGTTGTTTAAAACAGCTTTGTTTATGATAGCTTTCAAGTACTTTAGATGCTTAGCACAAGTATTCTGAGACATACCTTTATCTGATAAGAGAAATGTATGGAATGATTGTATGAAACCTATGTTTACTTCAGTAAGAAGAACATCATTTCTTTTATACTCTTTTTCCATAAATTCCAATAGTAATCTTCTGCTATAGTCAAAGCAATAGAAAGTATCAGAAGCAACACTGATTCCTATAAGTTTCTTCTTCTCTTCATTATGCTCAGAAATTACTTGCATAAGAGTCTTGTCTTTTAGACTTTCCACCTTATTTAATATAGCATCCTTTAAGATGTGTACAGTTATCATGTAGCCTCTCTTCATAAGCTCAACTTCCTTCTCATAGATTTTGTTTCTGAACTCTATGAGGAAAGTATTGATTAACTGAGCTTCTGGAGTATTACCTTTTACTAATTGCTTCTGTTTATTCCATTCAGAAGGCTTAGCAAACTTACCTGTACTGAAATAAATACGCTCTCCATTATAGGAGATTGAGACTTCAATGGGGGAGAGTCCCTTCTTGTTTTTCTTACTTTCTCTAAGGGAGAAGTAAACCATAGTGCAATGATTTTCCATTTGCTTGCTTTAAATTTAAAGTAAGTTTAGTAAATCAATGACTTAGATGAAATTGCAGCCCATTTTGTGTTTTTAGCTTTTGGGCTGCAAATGGGCTGCATTTTTTTTGTGTAATAGGCTGCAATATTCTAGTAACCTTTATATAGAGGAATTATGCTTTAGGATACAAAAAATCCCTACAACCATACAGTTGTAGGGATAATTTATACTTATTTATTTGTATCTCAAAGAAATTACTTCTTGTTGATAGCGAGGTCGATAGCTACGGCAATAGCAACAGTAGCACCTACCATAGGGTTGTTACCCATACCGAGGAAGCCCATCATCTCTACGTGAGCAGGAACTGAAGAAGAACCTGCGAACTGAGCGTCTGAGTGCATACGACCCATAGTATCAGTCATACTATGGGATATAATATATACCTCTTTATGCAAACCTTTATAAGCCAATGATTTACATTCTACTTACTATGTTCAATATGTTAATGATCACTAGACTGGGCTGCAACTAAGGCAATAATAACCTGAATTTACTACCCAGATACCAATTGAAGTTACCTATGATAACTAACTGACATTCTTCTTTGAAAGAAGTAATGCAAAGGTACAAATTAAAAATAAGATTCAGGAGTACTCTTAGGACTATTTTCTATTAATAAAGTTTAAAAATGAAGGGTAAAAGAAAGATTTAAGGAAAATCCTATGGTGATTTAAGAATAAAAGCGTATATTTGCATCATAAAATAATAAGCTTACAAACCAACATTAAAGTACATGGAAATAAATAGTATACAGAAAGTGGTTAAAGTAAAGCTTTAAGTTAAAATGTAAATAAATAAACTTTTAAAATATCAAGACTATGGCTTCTAAAATTAGTATGGCATCTCAAAAAAGAGATGAATTAAGGTGGCAAGCTGAGAGTGATGCTCAGACAATGGCTAGCTACCAGGAGATAATGGGAGATAAAGCCAGAATGAACAGAGCTATCAAGGTAGCAAAGTCCAAGGCTGCAGACCTTACCAAGAGAGCAAGTGCTATGCAGAATGTAGCAAGAACAAAAGCAACATCATCTAAAAGGAGGTAAGCTATGTGGAAGAAAGAAATATCACAAGCACAGAAAACAGAACTGAGCTATATTCAAGCAAATTCATTAAGTAATATACTTGCAATAGTAAATAAGCTTAATAGTGATTTTCCTGACAGTCCTATCCTGAAGGATGATATTGTTCAGATTATGAAGAATGGTGAGGATTATATTCTCCTATATTATAAATAAGGTGTAAACTCTTTAATCCTATAAGCTATGTCTAAACAAAGTAAATTAAATGACTATGACTCTGAACCTGTGAATTATTGCACTAAGTGCTACTCATTAGGGATAAAGTATGAAGAATCCATTGGTATGGATTGCTGTTCACAATGTGGTTGTACAGACTTCAAGATAGCAGACTTCTTTGAGTGGGAAAAACTTTATATGAACAGGTATGGTCATAAGTATGTAGAAAAGACGAATGATGTAAGGATGTCTCCAATCTTTCAGTTGTCTCCAGAAAAACTGAAAGCAAAGGTATTCAATGATTCCAATTGGAGAGAGATTTGCACAGCAATGTATCCTACTTTCCCTAATTGGCTCAGTAAGTCAGACTCAGTTATACTGTTGTTTGCAAAGCTGTATCAGGAGAATAGGTTAGATGATTTAAAGGTTGAATTAATAAACAGAAGTAAAAACAAAAGTTATGGAAGAGCAGAATAAAGCAAAACAGATTAATATGAATGCCAGTGCAGGCAAGTCAGAAACAAAGCAACAGAAGCTTACTTATGAGCAGCTTAATGATGCTTGTAATCAGCTATGGCAGCAGAATAAACAGCTTGTTGCCAGAAATAGAGAGTTGGAAACCTTTGCCATGAATAAGAGACTTGACTATCTCTTCAAGGTATTGGAATTCAGCAATCAGTTCTCTAGTGACTTTGTAGTAAACTGTTCCAGTGAAATTGAGCAGGCAATGACTATTCCTCAGGATATAGAAGAACATAAGAAGGAGGATTAATATGGAGAATAGTGTCAACACTAAGGTACAGCCTACACTTCCAAAGCCAAACAATATAGTGACAGTTCCTATATCTGTTGGTATTGATTTCTTCAGATGGTGGTGTACTTTCCTAAAGTCATTTATCAGTCTTACTCCTAGGGAGTTGGATGTAACTGCAAGTTTTCTCAAACAGAGATGGGAACTTTCCAAGAGCATTGATGACCCTAGTATTCTTGATGAAATGGTCATGAGTGAATCTACAAAGAAGAAAGTGATTGATGAGTGTGAAATCACCAAGCAGCACTTCTATGTAGTGATGAGTAATCTCAGAAAGAACAAGGTTATCATTAATGATAAGATAAACTCTCGCTTGATTCCTAATATCAGAAAGGATGATAATGGATGCTTTCAACTGTTGATACTGTTCAAGGATAATAAGAAGAAAGCATGACCTATGATGAGATTATATCCAAGGTAGCTGATAAGCTAGGTCTTCCTGTAAGGCTGGTAGATAGAACCTATAGAGCTTATTGGAAATCCATCAGAGAACATATTACTTCATTGCCTCTGAAGGAAGACCTTACTGATGAAGAGTTTCTGAAGCTTCAGCCTAATGTGAACATTCCTTCCATAGGTAAGCTTCATGTAACTCTCGACAGATATAAGAGAATGAAGAAAATGCAAGAAATTAAAAATCAAATAAAACAAGATAAAGATGTTACATATAACGGAGATTAAGCCTACATGCTATCACTTGTTGGTTACAGGTGATACTTTTGAGAAAGACATGATTCAAGGAGGAGTTATTGTTGCCAAGAAGGGAGACTTGAAACTTTGGCAGAAGGTAGTAGCCATAGGTCCAAGTGTAAGAGATATAAAGGTTGGAGATATGGTGATGATTATTCCAGACCACTTTGCTGTGAAGAAGTACAATAAGAACTCTGTGCAGAATGATTTGGACAACAATCCAATCCTTACCTATAACTTCCCTTTTGAGACTATAGATGATGAGAAAGGTAATCCTCATGATTATCTTTATATTGCTGACAATGATATAAGATATGTCTTTGAGGGATACGAAAAAGAAGAATCACTCATTGTTCCAGGAAAGAAAATGTTGATTGTTTAGTTAGTTATAAGTTGTTTGTTGAGTAGAAGTTAGTTGTGGAGAGTAGCTCAAGTCTTTTTAGGCTTGGGCTATTTTTATTTTATCTTAGGAAGAATGTTAGGTTCTTGCCTATACCTTATTATATATATACTTTTGCAGGAATAAGAGTAGAAGTATATGGAAAATGTGAAGTTTAATAAATGTCAGACACCATTAGAGGATTTACATTTGGAGAAATATCCTGCTGAAGTACAGGAGCAATTCTGGGATTTCCTTAACAATGTTCCTTTTATAAGATGGATGGTATCCCCTGACAGACCATTGGTATCAGAGTTACCTAGAGATAATGAAGGCAGGGCTATCATTGATATTACTCATCCTCCAATCCTTGAAGATAGTGATTATTTTAGACCATCTGCTTTAGCCTATAAAGCTAATAAGGGAAGATATGTCTTGTTAAGACCAAATGCCAACCCAAATAGTGACTTTGGCAAATGGTTATATAGTCAGAGAGAAAGAGGATGGAATGGATATTGTAATCCTGCTACTGGTATGTGGGTAACAGGAGATTACTATTGGATGCTTAATTTCTGTCCTATGCACCTTGTAGAGAATGAGAATGGTATAGATATAAGAACTGTGGCTCATCCTAGATTTTGGGATGGGCAGTTCTTGATGTCTCATTACTTCTTGCAGGCTAGAACACATGGTCATCATGCTGCAGAATTAGCTAGCCGTGGTAAAGGCAAAACATCTTTTGGTGGAGGACTTCTTGCCAAGAGATGCATCATAGGAGAGTCGGAGAATAACAAGACAGAAGTACAGTGTATGGTTACTGCTGTAGATAGAACCAAGTTAATGGATACCAACCAGATTCTTAGGGTATTCAAGGATAACCTGGATCATTGTGCTAAATATACTCAGTTTGCCTCTCATAGATTAAAGTCTTCTGACCAGGAGATGGAGTGGAAAATGGGATTCAAAAAAGCAGGTAGTGAAGTAGAGTATGGCAGCAAGAACTCTGTTTCAGGTATCATTACTGGTGTTAACCAAGATAAGCTGAATGGCTCCCGTGGAGTATTATATCTTATTGAGGAGGCAGGTATCTTTAAGAACCTTACTAGTATGTATAATATGATTAGACCTTCTGTAGAGCATGGTAGTAAGGTGTTTGGAGAGATATTTGCCTATGGAACTGCCGGTGATGATCAATCAGACTTTACAGCCTTTGCAGAGATGTTCTATTCTCCTGAGGGTTATAACCTGGAGCCTTTGGATAATGTTTTTGATAAGGAAGGTCAAGGACGAAAGAAGTGTTGTTTCTTCTTTCCTGCATACCTTAACTATGATGAAAGCTGTATAGATAAGAATGGAAACTCTGATGTAAGTAAGGCATTGCTGATGATTCTCTATGATAGATACAAGGTAAAGTATGGTACTACTGATATAAATACTATAGTCAAGCGTATATCTCAGTACCCTGTAGTACCACAGGAAGCTATGCTTAGAAGTCATGGTAATATCTTCCCTGTAACAGAACTTAATGAGAGATTAAATCAACTGGATAATGATCCAAATGTCTTTGATGATGTTTATGTGGGAGAGTTAGTGCAGGATAATAAGACAGGAGAAGTAAAGTTTAAACCAACCACTGACTTACCTATCAGAGACTTTCCTACTAAAGATAATAAGGTAAAGGGTGCTCTTGAGATATTTGAAATGCCTAAGAAGAATGGTGAAGGTAAGATACCAGCTGGTAGATACATCTGTTCTGCTGACCCTTATGATGCAGACTGCTCTAATACCATGTCTTTAGGTTCTATTTTTGTAATGGACTTATGGACAGATATGATAGTAGCTGAATATACTGGAAGACCAACCTTTGCAGAAGATTTCTATGAGATATGCAGGAAGCTATGTCTCTTCTATAACTGTAGATGTATGTATGAGCAGAATGTCATGGGTATGTTCTCTTATTTCAGTTCTCACAATGCTACACACTTATTGGCAGAAACTCCTGAATACCTTGTACAGAGAAATATGATTAGCAGTATTGGTTATGGTAATAAGTCTGTTGGTATCAGAGCTACAACACCTATTATTAATGGAGCTTTCAAGATGATACAGACTTGGCTTAGAAAACCTATTGTTTCCATAGAAACTGATGCAGATGGTAATAATAATGAAGTAAGTATACCTAATCTATATAGGATAAAGAATAGGGCATTATTGAAGGAGCTTGTACTATGGAATCCTCAAGGTAACTTTGATAGAGTTATGAGTCTTGTACAGTTAATGCTCTATAGGGAAGAAAAGATGGTTCTTTATCATGGTGACCTCAGACATACAGAAGAAGTAAGCTCTGGTATGGAGAAGGATGATTATTGGGATAAGAATTATCCAGGTAAGAAGAATTATGCAATAGCAGTAAAAAGTTACTACTTGTAAACTAAGGAAGGTGCTTGTTTAAGTACCTTTTTTAGTATATCTTAGGGTCTGTGTAAGATACCTGTTTAATACTTGATATTTCTATACTTTTGCAGCAAAAGAAGATTGTAGAACTAAAAAGAGAAGAAAAGTATGGAAGGATTAAGTTTTGATAATATCTTAGGTGAGCAGGAGATTGAGACTCTCTTTACTGACCCAGAAGATAATGATGTTCAGGAAGAGCATAAAGAAACAGAAGAGGAGGAAGTAGAAACTCCTGATTCTGATGACAAAAAACAGAAAGAAAAAGATAATACTACTGAGGATGTGGATCCTGAAAATTTGTTTGAGGATAAAGCACCAGAGAGCGTAGGTAGTGGTAAAGATAATGAAGGTAAGGAAGATACTGCCCCTGACAATGATGCAGATGGCACTTCTCCAAATAACTTCTACTCTTCCATTGCCAATGCCTGTGCAGTGGATGGTATCTTCCCAAACCTTGATGATGAGACTATTAAGAAGGCTGTAGATGCAGAGTCTTTCAGTAATCTGATTGAAGCAGAAATTAATGCTCGCTTTGATGAAAAACAGAAGAGAATTTCCCAGGCTCTTGAGAATGGAGTAGAGCCTAATGATATTAATAAGTATGAAAAAACACTTAGCTATATCAATACCATTACTGATGCAGCTATTGCTGAGGAAAGTGAGAAGGGTGAGCAGTTGAGATACAATCTTATCTATCAGGACTTTATTAATAAGGGAATGACTCCTGATAAAGCAAAGAAGTTTGCTGATAGGACAGTAGATGCAGGTACAGATGTTGAGGATGCAAAGGAGGCTTTGCTCAGCAATAAGGAGTTCTTCACTGGAGCTTATAACAAGATGCTTCAGGATGCTCAGCAGAAAGCTGATGAAGAAAAGGCTGAGAGAGAGAAGAATGCTAAAGAATTGGAAAAAACTCTTATGAAGGATAAGCAGTTGTTTGGTGATATGGAGATTAGCAATGATATTCGCAAGAAGGCATTTGATTCTGTTTCCAAGCCAGTGTATAAAGACCCTGAGACAGGTGATTATATGACTGCTATTCAGAAGTATGAATCTGAGCATAGAGCTGAATTCCTCAAATATACAGGTCTCATTTTTGCAATGACCAATGGCTTTAAGGATTTTGATTCCTTTGCCAAAGGTAAGGTAAAGAAAGAAGTAAAGAAAGGTCTTAGAGAACTAGAACAAACCCTAAACAATACTAGGAGAAACAACGATGGTAGCCTTAGAATGGTAACTAACCAGAAGGATGACCCTAACTCTTTTATTAGTAAGGGAATGAAGCTTGATTTGTAAGACCATGTATAAGATAAGATTTGATTATTAAATGTTTTAACTTTTTGATAAAATGGCTGGAAAATTAAGTAAATTTCAGAAGCAGACTTTTAACCATTGGATGGGTACAACCAAGAATAACCACCTTGGTGGTATCTTCCAGTTGCAGCCACAGAAGGCAACATCTCTGATGGTACAGCTGCTTGCTTGGTATAAGGGTAAAACCCTTGATACATTCCTCTCACAGTTCCCTACTAAGACTTTTGACTCTGATGAAGAGTATACATGGGATATTATTGGTAGTGCTACCAGAAACATTCCTTTGGTAGAAGCACGTGATGCTGATGGTAAAGTAGTTGTAGCAGGTGGTGATAATGTAGGTGTAAATGGTGAACCATTCTATTTGGTATTTGCTGAGGATTGGTTTGCAGACCAGGAGGTTATTGTTGGTGAACGTAATGAGGTTTATCCTATCAGGGTTCTTGCCAATGGTAGAAATGAAGGTACTAATACAGTATATCGCTGTGAGTTGATGGGTGGTATTATTGCTGGTATTCCTGTAGAAGAGTTGCTACCTGGTAAGCGTTTCTCTGTAGAGTATGCTCCAGTAGAGAGGGAGTTCTCTCGTAAGGCAGGTGATATTCGTTTTGCTAGCCCTGTGGCTATGAGAAATGAATTCTCTACCATTAGAATCCATCACAAGGTTTCAGGCGCTATGCTTAATAAGAAAGTTGCCTTTGGTATTCCTGTAACCCGTGAGACTAATGGTCGTTATGTAAAGGATACTGTAAACATGTGGATGCATGAGGTACAGTGGCAACTTGAACAGCAGTGGAATGACTATAAAAACAATGTCCTTGCATTTGGTCGTTCTAACAGAAATATGAATGGTGAGTACCTTAATATTGGTAAGTCTGGTGAGGTTATCCGTATGGGTGCTGGTCTTTATGAGCAGATGGAAGTATCTAATACTATGCCTTATAATGTATTCTCTCTGAAACTTATTGAGGATGCTCTCTATGAGTTGTCAGCAGCTAAGCTTGATATGAAGGATAGAACTTTTATCATTAAGACTGGTGAGCGTGGTGCTATTCAGTTCCATAAGGCAGTACTTGATACCGTAAGTGGCTGGTCTGCATTTACTATCAATGGTGATCAGATTAATGTAGTTAAGAAGACCCAGTCTCCTCTCCATGAGAATGCACTTTCAGCAGGCTTCCAGTTTACTGAGTTCCTTGCACCTAATGGTGTAAAGGTTAAGGTAGAGGTAGATGCTTACTATGATGATCCTGTAAGAAATAAGATTATGCATCCTAATGGCGGTCCTGCTTTCTCTTATAGGTATGATATCTTTGATATTGGTACAATGGATCAGCCTAACATCTTCAAGTGCGCAGTTAAAGGTATGGAAGGTGACTTGACAAGTTATGAGTGGGGATTGAGAAACCCATTTACAGGTCAGATGGGTAATCTTAATGCTTCACATGACGAGGATTCAGCAACCATTCACAAGATGACTACCACTGGTGTATGTGTGCTTGACCCTACAAGGACAATGAGTTTGATTCCTGCAATTCTTGTAGGCTAACTATAAAAGCAGTAGTGAGGGAATATCACTTTCCCTCCTGCTTGCTTTATAATATAATAAGGTAGAAGAACAAAAAATAAGGAGAAGTTAAAATGGGAAGACCAAAAAAAGTAGAAGGAGGTTCTGATATGGATAATACATTAATGGAAGGTGTAGAGATTGATGTTACACCACAGGTAGAAGCTTTGCCTGAGAAGCCAGAAGTTGTAGAGGAGATTACTAAGAAAGTCAATAAACCTGCAGCTCAACAGTATTATAGTAACGAACCAGTTAATTGTTTGAAAAATGAGAAAATCATTGTAAGGTTTGTTCCAAGTCCTACAGCAATGGTTCAGAGAAAAGGACATATTCTTTATGGTGGTATGGCTGAGAATGCTATAAGAAGCTTTGTAGTGCCAAGACTCAATAAGACAGGTATGTTCAAGAATGTTCTTACAGATAATGAGAAATCCTTCCTTGAGAAGGCTATGGGTTTGGAAATCAATGCTCTCAGTATCTATAAGAAAGAGAATAACTTCTGGGATGACAGTAATCCTAATGGTATTGGCAGAGTAACCCTGCATAAGCAGGATAACTACTTTGACCTTAGTATCCCAGAGCAGTACATACAGTATAAGATTTTACTTGCTAATAATGATCAGATTGCCCCATCTATGGAGGAATTGGAAAAGAGACCAAAAGCAACTTACCAGTTTGTCATAATCTCTGAGGGTGCAGAATCACAGAAGAACCTCAGTAGAATGGATGTTACAATGGAGTGCTATACAGAATATGGTGCTGTCAGAAATGATAAGGATACTCTCAAGACTATCATTGAGATTCTTGAAAAGAGACCAGTTGGTTCCAATGTTAAGATTGACTACTTGCAGAATAAGATTAATGAGTATATTCAGGCAGATCCAAGGAAGTTCCATTCTGTCATTAAGGATGAACTTCTTCCTGCAAAGGTTCTTATCAAGAGAGCTGTAGAAGCAGGTCTGGTAGGTACTAAGAATAATACCTACTATCTCCGTAAAGATGGCTCTGCTCTCTGTGAGATGAATGAAGAGAGTACCTTAAATAATGCAGCCAGATATATCAGCAGTATTAAGCATCAGGAACTCAAGTATATGCTGGAAGCACAGTTGAAAGAAGAATAAAGTGAATTTATCATATATGGAGTAGGGGAGGAGACATAAGCCCTTCTCACTCCTTTTAAAACTATAAAGATATGTCAGTAGAAGAGATGGATAATATGTTTGATGTGTTGTATAACAATATAACCTCAAACCAAGCACCAGGATTAAATGCCTATGAGAAAAGTGTCTTTCTTACCAAAGGTCAGGATGAGACTATGAAGAATTACTTTAATCCTAAAAGTAAGGGTAATAATACCCAGGAAGGCTTTGATGGTAGTGCCAAAAGACAGGTAGATTTCTCCATGCTTACTACTGTAGCTACCACAAGTGCAACTTCTTATACTTATAGTCTTGTATCTGGAAAGACAGATAAGGATGGTAAACCTGTATATTCAAGAACAGAAACTAATGCTCCTAAGTCTACCTATAGCTATACAGAAGCTTATGATGCTGAGGGTAATGTTCTTAAGGATGAAAAAGATAATGTTCTTTATATAAGAAATGAAGGAACTGATGTTTCTGACTTTGGTGCTCCTCTATTTGATATGAGGGCAAATACCAAGAGTGTTACCTTACCGTCAAAACTTATGTATGCAATCAATGAGATGGTTGAAGTAAATAGAAATGATAAAAAGATTCTATTGCAGGTAATACCAGTTAAATTTGATGAATACTCCAGGTTAATGTGTAAGCCATACAAGAGACCATTGAAGTATCAGGCATGGAGACTTATAAATAATGATGTAGTCAATAAGGCTGATATTGTAGTAGGACCTTCTGATACTCTTACTAAATACACCATCAGATATGTAAGGAGACCTAATCCTATTATTGTTTCTGACCTTGATGGACTTACTATTGATGGAGTCAGTCATGCCAGTGAGTGTGAACTTGATCCAATCATTCATACAGAGATTCTTCAGAGAGCAGTAGAATTGGCTAAGATTGCATGGACTAACACTGGTCAGGATAACTTACAGGCTGTAATACAGGCAGGTCAGAGGAGTGAATAATTTAAATTCTTATAAAGATGACTAGAGACGAGTTTTCAAATGGATTTGATACTATGCTAAATAGCTATAGTGCTACAGCTAAGTTTGGTGAGGAATCTACTAAACAATCCATAGTACTTGATGAGTATGAGAAGTCCTTGTTTCTGACTAAAGCACAGGAGGAGATAGTTACTAGTCTTTATAATGGCAAAAATCCTTATGGAGACTCTTTTGAAAGTACAGAAGAAATGAGGAGGTACTTATCTAATCTTGTTGTAGAAAAGTACTTAAAGCCAATAACTAATACCAGTGGTACTCCATTGGGAATTACAAGTACTTCCACCTTCTTCACTCTTCCTGAGGATTTATGGTTTATAACTTTGGAATCTGTTATACTTGATAATGGAAAATGCAGAAATGAAACTTACATGAAGGTTTACCCTACTAAACAGGATGAATATCTGAATATCAAGGATAATCCTTTTAGAGGAGCTAATGACAGAAGAGCATTGAGATTAGACCTTTCAGAAGGTAATGTAGAGATTATCTGTAAGTATATGATTGCAGTATATTATATAAGGTATATCAAGAAGGTTTCTCCTATCATACTTACTGACTTACCAGATGGCTTAACCATTGAGGAAAAGAGTGAAGCTAGTGATTGTATACTGCATGAAGCTCTTCATCAAAAGATTCTTGATAGGGCAGTACAGCTAGCCCTTCAGAGTAAAGGCTATAATTTACAAAGGGAAAATAGAGATAATTAAAGCCTATCTGTAATGATAGGATATGTTTAATTTAATTTTTAAATAAAATGAGTGTTACAAGTTTGAGACAGAACAGACAGTTCTATGTAGCAAATAAGTTGATTACAGGTGCAACTGCCTTGGCTAACAAGGGTGAAATCAAGGTAAAGAGTATTGGAGACATTGAGAAGGAAGTTTACTTTGAGGTTCTTGGTCCTGATACAGTTCTTAAGAGTGATTACATCCAGGTAAAGAATATCACAGCAGCTAAGGCTATTAAGGCTGTTGATATGGAGACACCAATGAAGAAGGTATTGGTAACCTTGGATTCAAGTGTAAATGGTGGTGCTCCTATTGTAGGTCAGGATTATATCCTTCGCATTAATCTTCGTCAGTTTTATGGTATGAGTGACCAGGACCAGTACTTTAAGGATGCTGCTGTACGTGCAGTTAAAGATATGACTGCTAAGCAGTTTTATGAAGCAATGGAGAAGGCTCTTAACCTTTGCTTCTCTCGTGAAGTAGGTGCTAATGCAAAGAGCAATCCATATCTTACATTCAGTTCTAGTGCATCAGGTCTTGTCATTGAGGAGAAACCTCAGTCATGGCATCTTGGTACAGAGGCACAGGAGAGGGTATACTTTGATGTAGTTCCTACTACTGTATATGATGGTACTACAGACCTCATTTGGGGTAATGTTGCTGACCAGACTGCTACCACTAAGATTGGTAATGGTAAGAAGATTGCTGACCTTGAGTACTTCCTCCTTGGTGAACGTGGTGACCAGTATAGAAAGATTGGTTGGCCTAATGATGTAGAGACAGCAGGTATGGTAGATCCTACCAAGACCTATGATGTCTTTGAGATTCATTATTCTTTCACTGATACAGGTGTAAATAGCTACAAGTCAGAGAAGGACATTACCATTGCTGTTCCTACAGCAGTTAAGACTTCTACTGATGGTGGTGGTGCAGATTATACTGTTATCAATGGTATCATTGGTGCATTCAATACAGCCACAGGTCTTAATGTAGCTACATTGAAGTAACTTAAATCTGAATTGTCTAGCATAATACAAGAGGGATTGGGGAAATATATCCCTTCTCCCTCTTTTTGTTTCATTAATTAATAAGAAAATATGATTATCTTTGATCAACTCAGAATATCTGATGATGGTAAGAGAATGTATATCAATGCTCATGTAAACAAGGCAGATTATTTCAATGATATATACATTGATTCTATTGCCATTCAGACAGCAGATAAAGTATCTGAAACAGATCCTGGACTTCCTACATCAGACTATGTTTATATTAAGAAAGCAGAAGAGAATGCCAAGGAGCTGAACTTGGTCCTTGAAGCATCAGACTTGTCTAGGTCTTGGGAGTCAGACCCTAAGGCTATTGCATTTAATAGAGGAGATATGAGTAAGACTTTGTTCTTTGTTTATATTAAGTGTAAAGGTACTCCAGGCTCCTGCACACCTTGTAGACTTGATGAGGAAACTACTCTTGGTGTAGTATTTGATGAGAATGTCTTGCACCAGAGAGTTATGGACTATACAAAGGAGTTAGTAGCAGATTGCAGTGTTCCTACATCATTCATTGACTTTATTCTTCTATGGAATGCATTCAAGTCAGCAATAGAGACAGAACATTATATTCCTGCAATTAAGTTCTTCAACATGATGTTTGATGAAGTAGGAAAGTCCTGCCAGAGTAGAACAATTAAAACTTGTAGGTGTAATGGGTGATATATTGTTAGAAGCATTAACTAAGTACTATCATGCTCTGGAATTAAAAGGTTATATGTCAAAGGCTCATAGTGAAAAGCTGTTGGTAATGGCTTTCTATTGGGACTTTATGTATAATGACTACAGAGCATTGCTTAGTAAGAGAGATTATCGTCTTATAGAAAAAGCCTTAGACTGTATTTATGGGACTAGTTGTTTAATACCTTATCCAGATTATTTGAAGATGGGAAAATTACATTTAGGTGAAATGACAGAGATGGCTCAAAGAGTCAAGACTCTTGAAGAGATAGAAGTAGTTAAGGTTATCCATGACCTTAATAGTGTAAATGGTGACCCTCAGTCTGATGTATTGATTATGGCTGAGGAGTAATAATGAATAAGAGGTTTACTTAAATCAGTAAATAGTTTCTTTAATATGGCTCAGAGGTTAGTTAAAAAGTACTACCTTTGAGCCATAATTAATAATAAGAGAATATGTTAGTAAAAGAAATTGTTTATATGGTCTTGGACTTAGCAAAGGCTGCTACTTCTGATGATAGCTTTTGGACGGAAGATCATGTTATCTTTCTGTTAAAGAAATATAGGAGTTTCTTGATAAAGAAGGAGCAGGAGAAACAGAGAGCTACTACTGATATTGCCTCTGAGTTTGAATATCAGCAGATATGTCTGGACTTAGAGAAAGTACCAGCTATTGATGGAGAGCCTTGTACTGGAGGATACTATCTCAGGACTACCATGAAGATTCCAAAGATTCTTGAGGACAATCAGCCTAGAGTATATCCTGTAGATTTCTATCAGGGAATCAATATCAGTTATATTCCTAGAGACAGAATGAGGTATGTAGGTACTAATAAGTTCCTACAGAATATCATTTATGTATCATTGGGTCCAGATTTACATCTATATCTAAATAGCAGCAACCCTCAGTTCCTATACTTGAAGAAACTGAGAATGAGTGCAGTCTTTGAAGATTTTGATGAAATGTCAAGTTACCTGTGTAATGATGATGGGGACTCTATGGCTTGTGATGTTATGGATGAAGTATTTCCTATAAGAGAATACCTAGTTCCTACATTGATGGAACTGGTAGTCAAGGAACTTACATCTGCTAAATATCAGCCAGTAGATGATAAAAATAATGCCAGTGATGATATGTCAAAGGTATCAACTAAACAGAGTTAATAATGGAGTATAAGGAATTTGAGAAAACTTTGCATGACAGAACTCTTCCTAGGGAAGTCAAGGTAACTAACTCATGGGGTGTATATGATGCATATAAGGCTATACGCAAACACCAATGGTATGATATAGGCAGACCTTTGAAGGAACATGAATTCTATAGTATTATCAGAGGAGTTAATGACTTACTGGCAGAAGATATTGCTAATGGTAAGGAAGTCACTTTCCCTAGTAGAATGGGAGGCTTGGAACTTAGAAAGATACAGAGTGGTGTAAGTATTGTAGATGGAAAATTAAAGAATACCTATCCTGTAGATTGGTTAAGAACTACAAGACTTTGGTTTGAAGACTTGGAAGCTAGGAATAACAAGACTCTTCTTAGGAATGAGACAAAGTATATATATCATGTAAAGTATAATAAATTCTGTGCCAACTACACTAACCAATGCTTCTATGAGTTTAAACTCAACAGGTTCATTAAGCTGGCACTTAAAGAGAATATTAATAAAGGAAAAATAGATACACTATGGTAACAAATATACAATATACTAACATAAGGAGAGTATTGGATGATATTACTGAGCATCCTCTTCTAAGGGATGTCACTCTAGAGCAGGTAATCAGGCATACTATCAGATTTATATCCTTACATGGCTATCCTCAGCTTTATCAAGATAAGATAGATACTGTAGATATCAAGGACTTTAGGGGACTTCTTCCTTGTGATTTGATTTCTATTATCCAAGTGAAGGACTTAAAGACAGATGTTTGTCTAAGGTCTATGACTGATACCTTTACTCCAGGGCTAAGACCTAAGCCTGACATGAGAAATCAGCCTAAGGATTTACTCAATAATATGAAACCTCCAGTTGATACTTATATCCCGCCTATGCAGGAATATAGAGAAGAACCATCTTTCAAGACACAAGGAAGGATTATCTTCACTTCCTTTCCAGAAGGTAAGGTAGAGATAGCTTATAAGTCTATCCCTGTAGATGAAGATGGCTTTCCTCTGCTGATAGATAATGAAACCTATCTCAATGCCTTGGAAGCATATATCAAGGTAAAGTTTTTCACTGTCAAGTTTGATACAGGAAAGATACAGGCTGGAGTACTCAGTAATGCACAGACTGAATATGCTTGGGCTTCTCACCTCTTACAGTCTGAAATGACTACACCTTCTATGGCAGAGATGGAATCAATGACAAGGTATCTGAATACATTGATTAAACCTGTAAGACAGTTTGATAATGGTTTTAAAGACTTAGGAAATCGTGAATATTTAAGAAAACACTAATATGGCTAAGAAATATATTAATTGGAAAACAAAGGGTATGAACAGAGATATGTCTGTTTCTGCCTTTAATCCTGAGTTTGCCTATGAGAATGTCAATCTTAGATTAGCTACCAACGAAGGTAATACTACGATGTCATGGGTAAATGAAAGAGGTCCTAGTATTATTACTATAGAAAAAATAGTGAAAGCATGGGATAATACCACTGTAAAGCAACAGAAAATCAATGGAACTCCTATTGGTACTGCGGTACTTAATCATCAGTTGGTTATCTTTACCACTACTGCAGGCACAAAGGTTAGTGATAATACTCCTGATAGAATATATGTCTTTAAGTTCTCTGATAACCAGAAGACTACTATGACTGCAAGATTGCTCTTTGAAGGCAATCTTAACTTTCATGTGCAATATCCTTTGGAGACAATGGTTGCTTATGAAGCTGCATATATTCAAAAGGTATATTGGACAGACAATAAGAATCAGCCTAGAATGATTAATATTGCTGCAACAGATAGTAAGATAAAGAAATGGAATACAGAACCAACTGTACTAGGTACTTTCTTTGACTTTGTACCTTCATTCAAAATGAAAGATAGTGATGTGAACATCACAATGAATACTTCTGCTGGGGGATTATTTGCTCCAGGAGTTATTCAGTATGCTTTTACCTATATTAATAAGTATGGCCAGGAAAGCAACATAGCCTACCTTTCTACCTTGTACTATCTATCTCATAGTGACAGAGGTGCTTCCCCTGAAGATAAGGTAACTTCCAGCTTCAATATCAAGATTAATAATCCTGATTATAACTTTGACTATATCAGATTGTACTCTATTCAAAGAACATCACTCAATGCAGAACCTTTTGTCAAAAAGATAGAGGATATTCCTATTACTAAAGCTAAAAGAAAAGAGAATTCTTTTGTTAATGCTAGAAGTACATCCAGTGATACTGTTACTAAGAATTATGTCTATACAGAAGAGGATTATCCTTTTCTTCCTAAGGAAATTTCAAATGGTAAACTTGGTAGAAAGATTAAAGGAATGACTCTTTCAAAAGGTTCCTATACAGTCAATGTTACTCCTTTTGAGGAAATACCAAGTAAAAGTTTTACTCCTCAAGATCAGTTTACCCTGAATGGCTATGATGAATCTACTAAGCAAGAGGGTGGTATCTTCTGTGATTTACAGCAAATTATAGATATGATGGAAGATCCTGAGAATGACTATCAGGAATATGAGTTCAAGGATTATTATGTTAGATTCAGATTAAGCCAGGATTGGGATGAAGCCTGCTCTGGGATAACTGCTGCTGAGGAATATGACTCTTGGGCATTATGTATGAATCATGATTTTATACCAGCAAGTGTTATTAGGTCTAATAATTTGGAGCTTATATATGATTTTGGCTCTCAGTTATGGTATCTTACCAATAAGAATGTAACTGTAGATACTGGCACAGAGACTCCTGATATCCCTACAGTCCCTGATACTCCAAGTAGTCCAGACCATGAAGATGAAGAATTAGCAGATATTATATATGTAGATAATGGAACTGCAGGTTCAACGATAGATCCTACAGAGTTATTATATATAGGAGGTAAGGATATTACAGCATTGACTATGACCAGTAAGGACAATACTCTGTTCTTAGGAAATATTACTCAAAAGAATTCATTGGTTACCAGTATTCAGGATTACTATGATAAACTGAGGAGTGAAGGTACTAGTATTGGTATTACCTTTGAGAATGATGGTAATAAGAAGAGTTTTACCTTAGATCATACCACCGGTATTTACTCTCATACCAATATGCTTACTCATAACCTTAGGGAAATATCTACCTTTAAAGGTGGTGAGACATATAGATTTGGATTTCAGTTACAGAAGAAAACTGGAGAGTGGTCAGAACCAATCTTTATGGATGATGTAACTAATAGTTTATACCCTGCAACAAAGGTGACTTCCGATGTCATTTCATTGATATATGCAAAAGCAGATATAGCTATTGCTACTTTGGCTGAGAATTATAATGCAGGTAAGAATGAATCAGAGGAAGACTTTTATTCTGTCTATCAGAGTGTCAGACCTGTTATAGTTTATCCTTCAATAGGTGATAGAAATGTTCTTTGTCAGGGAGTATTAAATCCTACAGTATTCAATGCTAAAGATAGAATTGATAGTTCTCCTTATGCCCAGGCATCTTGGTTCTTCAGACCTTATACCCTATCTGATTCAGGAACTTCTGCACCAGTTTTGTCTTATGACGACTTAAAGATAAATATATCCTCTAAGATTATTGATTCTAACTCTAATGCAGATGAGGAAGTATCTCAATCAATTAATAGTTATTTTAAAGATAACAAATTACTTCAATCTGTTTATGTCATTGTTGCAGATGTTGACAATCTTTATGTAGGTGAAAATCTGTCAAGGGGTGAATTACGTTATAGTTATATTGAGACTGAGAGGTTTAAACCAGATTATGTTGGCGATGATAGAACATTAACTGACATTCAGGAAGTTTACCCTTTGCCATTTATAGCTGCTGTAAATTTGGGTACATTATCTGGATTAGATAAAGTAAGATATGCTTTTATTAGTGATAGACTTGTTGAAGAAGGGGATGAGGACTATGAAACAGATACTACTACAGGACATAGAAGTACTCATTATATAGATGGTCTTAATACTGTAAGGACAGAGAAAGTTGCATTTTCATTCTATAAGAGAATGAAGAAAACAGGAAACAATCTCTGTTATTATATGAAGCCTACTGATGATGGTGCTCCAAATCCATATATATTTAAATTTTATGCAGGAGGAATTCTTTATACCTTAGAGTTTACTTCTCTTGCTGATGATAGTTCCTATATTGTTGATGATAGTGGAGCAAGTGGTAATGCACTTAAGTTCACCCATTATGATTCATTATATACGACCAATGACTTTGTCACTAGTGCTTATAATAGTACTGAACCAAGTAATCCTAGCGATGCTAAACAGTTGGAAATAGAGGGAGCAGTTAAAAGTTATTCATCTCCATTTAATACTTATGATCAAAGTAATGGAAAATCTAATACCCAGTTCTTCATTGATCAGAGTATTGTAACTCTCAACTCTCCAGATATAGAGTTTGATACTGAAGTTCAATCTTATGGTGTAGAGGACTTAGAGCTTAGAATAGTAGGTGCTATTCCTGTTACTGCGTATGCTTCTGCCCATTCCATTAAGATTTCTTCTAATATGTTAGAAACCTACCATAATATAAATACTGTAACTAGTCATAACTTTGGTATTGGAGAGAAAAGTGATAATGTTATCCATAATAACATCAGTAGTTCAGGAGGAAAGAGACTTGTCTCTGAATACTTATGGAATGATGTTACTGTAAAAAATGATGTCAATCAGACTGATGGAATAACTACAGGAAGTCGTTATAATTTCCTTGTATACCCTTGGCAAAGAGCTGGTTCTATGAACAATGATACAAGAGAAAAAGAAAGTACTTCAGACAAAGGAACCTTTTATGCCTCTTCTTACTTACAGACAAAGAAAGAATCTCATATTCTTTTCTCTATTAACTCTGCTTACATGGAATCTCATAACCTAAAAAATTTAGATTTTGAGAATATAAGTACTCAGTTCCATTTGACAGAAAATGATGAAGTAAGAAACATTAGGTTACCAAAACAGGCTAAGGGTACAGCAGAGATAAATTATTATCCTAATATAGATAAGGTACTGACAAATGAGATTGGATATAAGGTTCTTATGGATCATGACGGTAATACATATTTGACTAAAGATTGGTCGAAGATAACAAAGCCTATATCTATGAAGTATAAATCAACTTCTCATGCTGTGATAGCCTTAGATGCACCTGATAAAACAACAGAGAGTAGCGTACTACCTATATTACCTTATGCTACGTATGGTGATTCTTCTTTTGGAAAGTACGTATATACAGAAGGTTTAGGAACATCTACATTTTGGGGAGATACTATTACTAACTTTACTCAAGCTAGTTATGATGTTAGCACGTTATTCTCACAGAAGTTAGATTTTCTATGGCTAGCAGAACTCTATAAGGATGTAGATGACTCCAGTAGATTTGGAGGAAAAGGAAAATCTGCAGTTATGGCTAACAAGTGGTTGGTTTGTGGAGAGGCTGTACCTTTTGATTCCAGTGTAAACTCAGTAACCTTGTATTGGACAGAAGGTGATACTTTCTATCAGAGGTATGATTGCTTGAAGACCTACCCATTTACCAATGATGATGTGAATCAGAATACAGAGATACTATCATTTATGTGTGAAACTCATGTGAATATAGATGGAAGGTATGACAAGAATAGAGGACAGATAAAGAATTATACTATGAGACCAGAGAACTTTAATAAGCTCAATCCTGTGTATTCTCAGCAGAATAACTTCTTTACATCTAGGAAACTTGATACTAAGGATATTAGTGAATTAAGCTATCCTAATCATATTTACTATTCCAAGACTAAGGAGAGTGGTGCAGATATTGATTTATGGACTAATGTTACTTTGGCTTCTACCTTAGAGTTGGATGGTGATAAGGGACAGATTAATTCTCTTAATAGGCTTAATGATCAAATCATAGCTTTTCAGGATAGTGGTATCTCTCAGATACTCTATAATGAGAATGTGCAGATAGCATCTTCTACAGGTGTTCCTATTGAGATTGCCAATAGTAGTAAAGTTCAAGGTAAGAGATATTTATCTGATACTATTGGATGTCCCAATAAGTGGTCTATAGTTCAGACTCCTGCAGGTATTTATTTCATGGATAATAATGATAAGAGTATTTATCTCTTCAATGGACAGTTGGCCAATATCTCTACAGATTTAGGCTTTAACTCATGGGCTAAGCAGAATATTCCTTCTAGTAATAGTCTTCATAAATGGAATCCTCAGGATTATAATAACTTTAGGGCTGTTTATGATAAGTTAAATCAAGATGTATTATTCATCAATAATGAAACATCATTAGCTTACTCAGAGAAACTCAAGTGCTTTACATCATTCTATGATTATGAAGGCTCACCATTCTTAGAGAATTTTGATGATGTAGGTATCTGGATTAGAGATAATAAACTTTGGAAGCATCAGGCAGGTCAGGCTTGTAATTTCTTTGGAAAGAATAAACCTTATTCCATGACACTTATTGGTAATCAAGATCCTCAACTGGATAAGATATTCACTAACCTAGAGTTTAGAGCTAATGTGAAGGAAGAAGGAACTTATAATGTAAATAATGGTAAGTTTACTCCTTATCTTCCATTTGACAGTTTGGAAGTTTGGAATGAGTATCAGCATGGTATTTTAAATCTTAGTAATAGAAATAGAGGTGATAGGTTTACTCATGGTAAAGATAATGGTATCCTGGCTAGAAAGTTCAGAATGTGGAGATGTGATATTCCTAGGGATAATGCAGAAGTTAATTCTGATACTGAAGCACCTATGGGTATCAAGAGATTTAAGGCTAGACCTTTGGATAGAATAAGGAATCCTTGGGCATATATAAAGCTTACCAAGAATTCTGCATCAAAGTCTCTTGCTCAGATTAATACGGAGATACATGACATCATGGCAACATATTTTAGTTAATTACAAAGATAGGTGAGGGAATCTTAATGATTTTCTTACCTATTTTTATTATAGTATTAAGGGAATAACATTGTTACTAACTATGTATTATCTTTGCAGTAAAATGTTACTCAAATGAAAAAGAAAAATAAATTATATACAGCAAATAAGTGGAATAAACCATTGTTTGCTCAAGGTATAGATAGAGAACATCAGAATGTATTTGATGGTTTTTTCTCCAGTACCTTAGATACTTCACTGAGTGAGCCTGGGCTGTTGAGTGGAAATTCCTCTGGCTTAGATTATCATGTTCCTCAGTTATTCAAGCCTAATGTTACTATGCCTACAGATTGGAGTGATGGATTACAAAGTAAGCTAGCTGTACAGAACTCTCAGAATTTAGTTAATGGATTTGGTACAGAGGCAGCTAAGAATAATCCCTTCAGCTCATTTAAAGGTAGTGCAGGAAATAAGGCTGCTGTAGGACAGGCTCTTACTGGTATAGGTTTAGAGATGACTGGTCTTATTGGTAGAAGTGAAAAGAATCCTAGAGGTCTTTGGGATGCTGCTGACCCAGTACATTATCTTGCAGGAGGTAGAGAATCTGCTGTAGGAAATGGTTTGAGTGATGCTGGTGTAGGATTATTTAAGACTAGTGCTATGAGTGGTAATGGTTTGGGAATGCTTGCTGGAGCAGGTCTTAAAGTTATAGGAGGTCTTACTAATGCTGCTTTTGGTGTTAAATGGAACAAAGATACCATTAATGGTATTGAGAATCATACTAATGCTATGAGGACTAATGCAGAAGGTATTACAGGCGCAACAACATCTGATGATTTCCTTAATAAAACTGCTAACTTGTCTACAGCAGCATTAAATTTCAGTAAGGGTGATATTGGCAAAGATGGATGGTTTACTCATAAAGTAGGTAAGAAATACAGAGCTTTAAAAAATACTCAAGCTACAGCACAAGCTTATGCTAACCATGCTATAACAACAGGTGCAGAGAATGTAGATAAGAATCTGGATGATTCTGTGTTTACTAACTTTGCTGCTTTTGGTGGTCCTTTAAGTATAACAGATAACAATAATAATATGGGAGCAATAGATTATAACTTCATGTCTGACTATCTTACTTCAAAAAACAAGTCAGCAGAAGTGAAGAATAAAATACCTACCAACATATTTGGTAGTTTAGCAAGTACTCCACTCTTTGCTCTTGGTGGGGGTATACATATTAAGAAGAGTCATAGAGGATTGTTTACTAAGGAAGCTAAAGAGCATGGTATGGGAGTACAAGAATTTGCTTCCCATGTATTAGCTAATAAAGATAAGTATTCTCCAGAGGTAGTTAAAAGGGCAAACTTTGCTAGGAATGCTACTAAATTTGCTTTAGGTGGAGATATGCAAACTAATGGTTCTGACTTCAGTAATGGTTTATTGCATATAGATGCAGGTGGTAGCCATGAATCTTCACCTTATGATGGTGTGCAGCTAGGAACAGATTCTCAAGGAAAACCTAATCTTGTAGAAGAGGGAGAGACCATATTTGATGATTATGTTTTCTCTAAGAGAATCAAAGCTGATGCTCAGACAAAGAAAAGATTCCATGTAGGTAAGAATGCTGATATTAGTTATGCTGACTTATCCAAAAAGTTAGAGAAGGAAAGTGCTGAAAGACCTAATGATGCTATTAGTCAAGCTGGTTTAGAGAAACAAATGCATGACCTTGCAGATGAGCAGGAAAGACAGAAGTCTGAAATGCAGACTGAGGAAGCACAGAAAGTATTTGCTTCTCTCCCTCCAGAACAACAGAGAGCTATTATGCAACAGGTAGCTATGGAAGAGCAGCAGGAACAACAGCAACAGATGGAACAGCCTACCGAGGAAATTCCTCAGCAAGCAGAACAACAGAGTGCAAATGAACAGATAATGCAGCAACCTGTAGAACAACCAATAGCAGAAGAGCCTCAGGTGAATGCTTGTGGTGGTAAGATAAATAAGTATGATAAAGGTGGAGATATGAAGAAAAAGATATATAATGCTCTTGGCTTGTATACAGATAGTGACTTTGATAAATGGGCAGCAGATAAAAAAGTAGATAAGATTACTGATTGGGAGAATATCTTGAAGAATAAGCAGTTTATAGATGTTTTGAATGGTGTTAATCCTGCTATAGCTGATGCTATCACTAATGGATATGACTTTGGTAATTATATTCCAAGTGTCAATAAGAGATATGATTTGAGTGGTTTTAGTAAGGTTCTTGATGATTATAAGGCTAGTAATGTGCCTGGTAACACCAATGGTAACTATGCGATTGATAAGAACTTTAATTATGGGAAGCACAAGAACATCAAAGAATTAGAAACAGATCCAAATTATAAGGCATATACAGACTATATGCTTGGTGTAATTAATAGGGCAAAAGGCATTAGGTATAAGTCCAATTCTGATGATTACTCCTACAAGAATATAGAATGGGAAGATCCTAATAAGAAATTATCAGAAGATGATTATAATGCTCTGTTGACTCTTGCAGATACAGCTAATGGTACTTCTATAAACCCTGATGGTACTCCTGTTGCTCTCTTTAGTGATTCTGATGGTTATACTTCACTTGCAGATAATGCAGGAGATATATTCAAGAAACTTAGATATGATGGTAAAGCAGGTAGATTTCATTTAACTCCAACATTAACAGATAGAAGCAATCAGGTGGTCAATAAAGTAGTAAATGATGATGAAAGTATAGAGGAGATATATGGAAATGTGCCTAAGGATTGGACTAGTGCCGGCAATTATAGTTGGCAAGATGACAAGAGTAACTATACATATAACTACTATAAGAGACCTGTTGTTAGTACTGATGGTACTGATAATAATGAGGATAACCGAGAAGAGATAACACCTAAGCATAAGAATGAGAAGTTAAGATATGCAGGATTATTTGGACCTTTAGTAGGTTTAGGTATGCAGGCTATGGGTATTGGTAAACCTGATTATTCTAGGATGGATGCAGCTGTAGAAGCTGCTAGTGGTAGTCCAGCCTTAGCTAGTTATAAACCTATTGGTAACTATCTTACCTATAACCCTATGGATATATGGTATGAGCAGAATAGAATGGATGCTAATAGCAGAGCAACAGATAGAGCTATTCTCAACAATGCTTCTCCTATAGGAACTAAGATAGCTGGACTTCTTGCTAATGGCTATAACAGTCAGATAGCAGATGGTGACTTGTATAGAAAGGCTCTTGAATACAATGATGCTAAGAGGCAGAAGGTAGCTGAGTTTAATAGAGGTACTGATATATATAATGCAGATGCCTTTACAAAGACTTCTGCAACTAATGCTGAGATTGCCAACAGGCAAAGACAGTTTAGAGCACAGATGCAGATGGATGCTGCAAGACAGAGAATGGCTGCTGATGCTGCTTGGAATCAAGGTATCTATGGTAATGTCTCTGGCCTTTTCAAAGGTATCAGTGATTTAGGACGTGAGAATGCACAGCATAATATGATTGCTGATATGGCTGCTGATGGTATCTTTGGTGTAATGACTCCTAAGAGTAATACTGGTAAGAGAGTAGTTACTACAAAGAAATCCTGTGGTGGTAAGATTAAAAGAAAAAGAGGTTTAACATTTTAAAGAGTAGAAGTATATGGCTAATTATGCATTTGTTGTAGATAATTCTTTTCAACCCTTCTCTATGCAGGAGATGTTAGTACCATTTTCTGCATATAAGGATGCTTATGAAAAGAGTGAAGAACAATACAACGATTTATCAGATAAATCAGATAAGTTTAAATATCTTAGTGAAACCTTACCAGAAGGAAGTAAGGCTAGGAAACTATATGAAGGCTATGCTAATGACTTAGCTAAACAGGCAGAAGACTTAGCACATAATGGTTTGTCTATGTCTAATAGGAGAGCATTGACTTCTATGAGAAGAAGATACCAAGGAGAGATAGGTAGATTACTCCAGGCAGATGAAGCTATGAGAGAAGAGAAGAAACTGAGAAGAAGTTTAAGTGCTCAGGATTCCTCTATGCTTTATGCCATAGACAATCTTAATATTGACTCTTTCTTGGATGACGAGACCCCTAATCTCTATAATATCAGTGGTAATGAACTTTATACTAGGGGAGCAGCAGCAGGTAAAGCTGCTTCTTCTAGGGTATTCTCTGCAGGTGATGCTGGTAGTACATTGAATGGTTATTATAGAGACTATGTTCAGAAGATGGGGTATAGTAGAGATACCATTCAGAAGTTCTACAAAGATATGTCTACAATTCCAGAGTTACAGATGGCAGCAGATGCTATTCTTGAAGAAAGAGGTGTAAATCAGAATCTTACAGGACATAATCTTCAAAGGGCTAGACAAAGTGTTATCAATGGTATGATTGATGGTGCTATCTATCAAGAGAATCATAATCCTCAGAGAGACCTTGGAGTGCTTACACAAGCTGAAAAAGTTGCTGATGCTAGAGCTAGACAACAGATGGAACTTACAAGAAGAGGACAGAATATCAGTCTTGCTTCACAAGGTCTTACTTATAATGAAAAGACAGGTACTATTTCTTATGATCTAACAAAGGATCCTTCATTACAGAAAGCATCTGCTATTGCACAAGCTAAAGCTAATGCATCAGGAAAGAAATCAGGTAGTGGTACAGCCTATGATGTAAGAAATAAGAAGGTAACAATGATTGGTGCTAAAACTGGTATAAAGTATAAAGATACTAATGATGAAACTAGTATAGGTGCTCCTTTGGAAGATTTAAGTGGAGCTAGGGCTTTATCTTCACAAGAGTATAGTCAGTTGGTTGATGCTAATGGAAACATTACTAATGAGCATCTTAGAAGTGCTATTGGAAATGGTAATCTCTCAGACTATGAAATCTATGTAGTTCCTGCTGGTACTTCAAAGATTGATGGCTCTGGTACTATATGGGATGACTCTACAACAGAAGATGTTTATATTGCTATTCCACGTGAGTCTAAGAGGGCTGCTACTAATTCTGAAAGTTCCGTAAATACTGGTTCTAGTGGAGATAATGATATTCCAGAATAATTAAGTATAAGAAGAGAGTTTAGTTCTAATTACACTCTCTTCTTATTTTGTAAATTATAAGCCTAAATCAACATCTTCCCAATCATCTATATGATCATAAAGCACATACTTACCAGACTCTGTAAGACCTACTTTAAGTTCCTTTTTTCTTTCAGATATTTCAGCAGGAGTAAGCTCACCTAGTTGAGAATGAAATCCAACATAATCATAAGTACCGTCCTTTTTAAGGAACATACAAGATTTAAACTCTTCTCCAGTGTTTCTGTTTACAAAGTCTCCAATTTGCATTTTTACATAGTTCTTGGCAAATTCTAAGAGAGACCAACTTTGAAGAATGGATGAGTTAGTTTCTTCGGCAGGCTCCTCCTGAATAACACTATCAAATCTATAGTTGTACTTTCCTTTGACTATATCATAAATATCTTCTTGAGAAAAGTCAACATCCTTTAAGATTCTTGTGAAGGTATAGTTAATGAACATATTATTTTCTCCTAAAGCTATGAGTTCTTTACAAGTGCAGATGAATTGAATAAATGGACCATCTTTCTGAATAGTCTTTATAACATCTATGTACTTTTTTCTACCTAACCAAGATTGATGATATAAACAGTAGGTTAGATGCTCATTCTTAAGTCCAAGCAAATGCATGAAATCAATAAGAACTTGCTTAGCTTCTTGTCTGTTATTGGGCATATTATCTATGGTGTAGAGAGATGCAGCAGCATTTAGCAGAGCACATTTCTGTTCTACGGATAAAGTATTTATTTCCCAATCTTTACTCTCGGCATTCTGGAAATCATACAATTTAATGACTTTCCTACCATTTTTAGTAATATTCATATATTTACTCTTTAATTCTCTTAAAAGTGTAGGTTCTTCCTTTAGTATCTGTTCCTACCCATGAGTTCTTGTCATCATTCATAACTACTTTAAAAGAATAGGAATAGTATCCACTTTCTGTATACATTGAAATTGTTTGAGTAGTTTCATCAAATGCCCAATAAGCATTATCATTAGGGTCATATTCTACACCATAAATGATACCATTTTTATCTATCCATTGATAACAATAAGTTCCTTTTTCACTATTGTAAGTATATTGTACTAATTGTGATTTTGTTAGATAATCATACTTCAATTTTCCATTTGGATGAATGGCGATGGTTTTCCAATTAGAACTTTGCATAGAAGTCTTCCAAACACCTATGAGAGATGATTTAACACTAGTAGCACTATCATCACTGCTACATGAACACAAAACAAATAATGATAATAGTATCACCAACCAAGATAACTTTATTGCTTTCATATTTTATCTTATTTAGAAATTTAAAAATGTTTATTTGATAACGAGAGTATCCTTTATTTATTATATTCAAAAATCACTTTTTTGTTTACTTGATATAGTATTTCTTTTTGTTTGCTTTAACTTTCATAAGAGAATTTATAAGGTGCTAATAGAATATTTCCAATATGTGTATCTTTGTGCAAAAATAATAAATAAGTTATGAGTAAAGAGAAATATATAGGTGAAGCAGCTCTTAAGGATAAGCCTGGCAAGAAGTTAACCCTTGTCATTAAGGATGGTTCTGTCACTACTCCTAAAATAGCAGATGAAAATGTCACTACTGAGAAAGTAGCAAATGAGGCTGTTACTACTCCTAAGATAGCAGAACAGGCTATTACTGATAGTAAATTAGGTGATAGTGCTGTTGTTGAAAGGGCTATCAATGAAGGTGCAGTTACTACTTCTAAGATTGCTTTTGGAGCAGTAGAAACAGATAAGATAGCTAATGAGAATGTTACCAATGAAAAACTTGCAGGAGATAGTGTTACTACTAGTAAAATAAAAAATGAAGCTGTTACAACAGAAAAACTTGCTGAATCTTCTGTAGAAGAATCTAAAATAAAGGACGGTGCAGTAACAAATGATAAGATTGCACAAGATACTCTTACTAAAGATAAGTTTGATCCAGAGTTAAGGAAAGCGTTGGATGCTGCAACAGGACTTCCAGATGAATTAATTACTATGATTCAGAATGTAGATAAGAACTTGAATAAATTAAATGATACAGTTTATCCTATAGTGTTGGGATTTACTATTAATCCTAATGTTAACACTATGAAGACAGATGTTGTTTATTCTGTTAAGAGTGATAATGAGTATTTAGTTCCTGATACATTGAATATTACTAAGAAAGTTAATGGTGAAGTAGAAACGATTCTTACTAATTATCCAACATCAAACAGCAACTTGAATACACCAATACAAGGAGCAAGAGAAATATTTAAGTTTACTGTTACTAAAGAAGGTCGAACTAGTCAAAGCATAAGTCAAACTAAGTACTTATGTTACTATGGTGGTAATGCTGAATCAACTATAACTGCTGAAATTCTTAATACCCTGAGCAGAGTTTCTACTACAGGAGTATCATTCAATCCAAAAGTAACAACCAAGGATAATGATTACATCTGGCTAGTAGTACCTAGTTATCTCTCTATCAGCCGTGCAACAAGTGCAGGATTTGATGTAACCCTTGCTGCTCCTCAGACTATCACCAATACTCTAGGCAGCTTCAAGGCATACAGAACAGCCAATCCTCTCACACCAGCTACATGGAATTTAGTAATATCATAAACGTTTAATGATAATAAAATATGAGTATAAATTTAACAGACGAACTTCTAGCCAAGACCAAGAAGGGTAAGATTGCCTCTGCCAAACAAGTGTTTCTTGAAGGAGACCAAGAGAACTTGCAGCAGATAGGTGAAAAGACCCATCAGTTGGAGGATGCCATCAAAGACATCAGCGTCTCAGGTGGAGCATCTACTGCCAATGCCGTCTCTTATAGCAATGAGACAAGTGGTATGACTGCTGTCACCGCCCAAGGAGCCATTGATGAACTTGCAGCTAAGAACCAAGAGCAAGATGCTTCTATTGGTACTAAGGCAGAGAAGTCAGAGGTGGCTACAGAACTTGATAAGAAGTTCGACAAGTCTAGCATTGCTCAGGAGTTCGGTGAATCAAAGGATAAGGTAGTCTCCCAGTTTGCTCTTCCATTCCGAGAGATTGAGTCTCCAGAGTTCATCAAGGTAATTGTAGACGCAAATAACCATCTATTGTTTACCATCAATTTGGATGGTGAAGTAGATTGGAGCAAAGGTATTCCTGCACCAATCAGAGCCAAGTTGCAGGAGATTATTAACCAGTGCCAGCTGGATAAGACAGATATTCTTGAAGCTATTAATACTTCCAAAGAAGAATTATCTTCAAGCATCACTGCATTGCAAGAAGGCAAGGTTGACAAAGAGGAAGGCAAGTCTCTCATTGAAGATGAAGTAAAGGAGTGCTTCAAGGTTATTGAGAACGAAGAGTTCATCCATGCAGTAGTAGATTCGGAGGACAGAATTCTCTTCGGTATCTACAGAGACTCAGGGAAGCCTTATTTCCCACTCAATGAAATGTATCACGTTGAGCAGAACGAGGAATACTTTGCTGCTTGGCTTGATGCAGATGATAAGGTAGTTCTTGGTATCAGAAGAGACGGAGAAATCATTGGTGAAATTCATGCTGTCAATGCCTTAAAGCAAGTTATCTCTCAGCTTCAATCAAACCTTGCATTATTGCAGGAGAAGGTAGGTACAATAGATACCAATCTCAAAGAACTCCTTAATGTCTTTTCTTTGCAGGAAAATCCTGAATATCTTGCAGTAGAGACAGATGCGGAAGGAAAGATTCTTTCTTCAACAAATGCAGATGGCAGTCACTATATTCATAATGCCAAGTCTGAGACTATCCCAGAAGAGTTTTCTAATATCGAAGACCCCGAGGGAAGGATGGAAATAGTTACTGATGCAGAAGGAAAGGTTATGTCATATCGTGACTTACAAGGAAAGAAGCATGAGCATAGTATGGATATTGCAAATCTCGATATTTCAAACATTAATCTCAAAGGCAATAGTGTGGTTAGTATTAAAGATGCACTGAAAGCTAATGGATTTGATGTAAAGACTCCTATTGATTGGAGCGATAGTGCTTTTATCCAGATAACCGAGCCACGCTTTGCTATTGTTAATATCACTGGTATTGACAGTATGCCTACATCAAAGACTCAGAATCTTCACGCATGGATGGAGTTCTGGGATAGACAAGGAAATTATTTCAAGAAAAGAGTAATTGCTAATGCTCAGGGAGCATCTTCTATGGCAGACCCAAAGAAAAACATTTCCATTGATATATGCAATGATGAATGGATTGGTGATGATACAACTAAAGTGAGGATTGGAGATTGGGTTCCACAGGACAGCTTTCATTTAAAGGCATACTATTTGGATTTTTTCCGTGGCGTAAATGCTGTTTGCTACAAATTTTATAATGAAATCGTTAGAACTAGAGGATTCATGTATGATAGACCATGGAAAAAAGCATTGATAGATACATCAAGGCTTGGTGTTGTAGCAAAAAGTTTGGGAAACATTAATGTAGGAGATTTTGACCTCCTTGTTGATAATGGGGCACGATGTGTTCCTGATGGATTTCCTTTTGCTTGCTACTTGAATGGAGAGTTCTACGGAGTATTCTCTTGGCAACTAAAAAAACATCGTGACAACTACCATTTAGATAAGTCAACAGATACAAATATTCATCTGGATGGTTGGCTTGATGTTAAGTCTTTTTGGGGAGGAAATATTAGTTGGAGTCAGTTTGAAGTTCGCAATCCTAAAAGTCTATACTCTATCGGTGGAAACAAATATGATGCAGATGTAGCACAAGAGGAGATAGCTGGAGAAGAAGAGGTTAATTCTTGGATAGAGGGTGGAAAACTTCCTGATGGAACAGTCATATCCAATAAGATTAAGAAAAACCTGCTTATCACAGCTAAGGTAAAAAAATACATAGTAAATCTTTCTAATGCAATATCTGTCATTGAAAATGCTATGAATACTTATGAAGCATCATCTAAAACAGACGATGACCTGAATAAGTTCAAGGCTGTATATGAAAAGTTTTTTGACCCGGAAAATATTATTGACTATATTATCTTTTCTGATGTTACATATAACTTTGATGGTTTTGCAGCAAACTGGCAATGGTTTACGTATGATGGAAAAAAATGGTGGATTGGGGTATATGACTGCGATAGGACTTTTGGCTTAGTTGGTGGTTCTACTCAAATACAGCCATTAATGAGTCATATATTTCCTAATAGTAATCTTCCTCAAAAGTATATAGTAAAATATTATACAGAGAAACTGAATGCTAGATATTGCGAGTTAGCTAATTCTGGGATATTATCCTCAAATCATTTATTTAATTGTATTTATGATTGGACAACTCGTATAGGTTCATCTTTTTACAAAGCAGAGTATAAAAAATGGAAAGACTCTCCTTGTGCCTCAGATAGTATTATAAGTGAATACTGGGAGCCACTAGTTGATGAAAATGGAGTTCCGCAAACTGAGGAAACTGAAACTTTTGATGCAACTAAATCATACAATGTTGGTGATATTACATCTTTTGGATGTGATGTTTTAATGGGATTTTTCAAATTTAAATGTATTAAACAAACAGAATCTCTTGGAACAAATATTCCTCATAGTGTAAGTAAGTATTCACCAATAAAAGAATTTAGATGTTGTGATAGTATCTACCGTATCAAAAAATGGATAGATAAAAGTATCATAAATATGGATAAATTGTATAACTATTTAAGAAATTAATATTATGGGTAAATGTTTAGTAACAAAATTAGATTCTATTGTTGACAACAACAATCTCATTAAGTTAGGAGAAGCTGTGGCAACTATTGATTCTACCGCAGGAAGTAAATTGATTTTACAGACGTCGGGGTGTAAATATTATTGTGAGAAAGCAATATCAATTAATAACTCGACAATTCCAGCCAACACCATTCGTGATGGTTCAAGTATTGATATTATAAAGTCAATAGATGCGGGTTCTTATGTTTTTCATTTTATGGATAAATATTCCTTGGCGGAGTTTGTAGTTGATAGCCTTAAAGAAGTAAGTGTCTCAGCTTTAAATACTTTTAATTATTTAAATAAGCTAAGTCGTTTTTCATTTGAAAATGTAGGACTTTATTTTAACTTATTTGATTTAAAAGCATCCAAAGAAATGCTTAATTTGTCACTTGTATGTAAGATTGTAGGTAAACTTTCTGACTTGAAAGAATGTAAAAAAATAGAAAACCTTGTATTAAGAGCGCAGACAGACTTAACAGGTGATTTGTCTGATTTAGCAGATAAAGAAAAATTAAAGTTTCTTACTCTCGCTATGCCATTAACAGGGGATTTGGCTATAATGCCAAGTAATTTAAATGCATTTTATTATTACGAAAAAGGATATTCACAAATAGGTTGGACAACAAGGGATACTAATAAATGTATTATTTCCATTCCTTCCGCTATTAAGATAGATAACATTGATAAAATGTTACAAGACCAAGCTAATTGCGTTGTGCCATCAAATGTTGAAGTTAAAGCTATTAATGTTATTGGTGCTCGCACCTCTGCATCAGATGCAGCTGTAGCAACTTTGCAGCAGAAGGGCTATACAGTCTCCGTTACTCCAGCATAAGGTATCATAAGTTTAACATTAAAGTAAAGAAAGGAAACAAGATATGAATAAGTTAACAAAGAAGTATAAGGTAGTACATGAGGGAACCAAGATGGTGTTCC